TTCATTTTCTATCTGGATCTATTGATAATTTGTTTAGTTCATCTTGATAATCTAAAAACCAAGATTCATCTAAACATTTATTATCTATACATAACTTTCTAAATGTATTTAAATTTTTAAGTATTGACTTAGAAAGTTTTTTAAGTATTTTAATTTTTAACTTCATCCAATAACTTTTGTTTCCAATTTAAATATTCTTTTGAATTTTCTAATCCATGTGTCTTAAAGAATTTTTTTATTATTTTTATTTTCTTTATACTGTGGTATAGTTTATTCTTATAACATTCTGAAATTTCATCATTAGATATATTAAAATACTTACAAAGTTTAATCATTAAGTGGTATATTAACATAGTTGCCTCGCTAGGATTCGAACCCAGATTGACGCCCTCAGAAGGCTACAGATTTAGAGTCTGCCGTAATAACCATTATACTACAAGGCATTAAAGTTATCCCACTAGGATTCGAACCCAGACTAAGAGGGTTAGAGCCTCCTGTGCTAGCCGTTACACCATAGGACAATAAAATGTGGGAGCCACCCACTATTTAAATAAAAGATTTATTGGCTAAATAATCTTAATTATTAAAATACTCAATCTCCATCCTTTATATTCTCCTTAAGTATTTTAATTTCTTCACTTAGTATTGCAAGTGCTTGTCTTGCTTGAAATAATCTATTTTCTAATTCAGAAAATATCTTATCTTTATTAATCATTTAAATATGTAACTAAGCGTTTAATTTCTGCACGAACTGTATTACGTACTACCATTTTAAACATATCAAGTACTTCACTAGCAGTATTGTTTAAATTCCATTCGTTTAAAGTCTTACCAGTTTGTGTTTCTACTTGTTCGCAAGCTTTATTAAAAATGTCATCATCAAGATTATTTAAATAATCTCTAAGTTCTTTTGTATCTTTATCTTCGCTTACTAATTCAATTATTATTCTATCTTCGTCCTTATCAATATTATCTACTTTATAAGTAATACCATCAATAATATAATTTTCTTCTTCTATACTATTTTCGGCAATACTATTAATTAAATTTTGTAATACTTCTTGCATATTTATTATTTAATTTTTAACTGTTACAATTATATATTTTATAAATAGAATATCAAACTTAAAAAATGTTAAGATTTGTTTTCTAATGTTTTAGCTTCTAATTCTGCAATTCTCTTTTTAAGAGCTTCTATTTCATTAGTATTTTCTTGTATTCTTTCTTCGTGATTTGTAAGTGCAAATACTATAGCTTGTTCTAATTTATTTAAATGATAAAATTTATCTTGAATCCTTAACCCTGTAACAGGATTAAGTTTATTAGATTTCTCTATATTAAGATATTCTTTTTTAACTAGTGATTGATTAATTCTACATACTGCTGATTCTGACATATTAATTCTGTCTGATATTTCTTTATTAGAGTATGATATTTTTCCTTCTCCATTTTCTTTAAACATAAATTGTTGAGAAGCTATTAAATATGCTTTTTCAGAAAATGTTAAATCTTTTTTATCTAAAAAATCAAAACTGAATGGTTCAAATGTTTTATCTTTTGGAAATTGATAATAATGCTTTCTGCCTTTTTTAATTATTACTAAATACCCAGTTCTTTCTAAAATAGCAATACTTTTACGCACTGTATTAATAGCTGCGCCTGCCATTTCGGAAATAGTAGCTAATGAAGGAAAACATTCTCCAGTTTTTCCGTTTAAAAATCTTCTTATAGACAAATAAATTACCAAATCTTTAGGAGTAATTGGATTTATATTGATCAAATTATTTGGTAATTGTACATGTTGCTTATTTATATTTTCCATAATACAATTATGTATTAATATATTAATATATCAAAAATGAAATGATACATTAACATTTGTTAACAATTGCTGAAATGATATAATTAATTGTTCAGATGATATACCGAATTGCTGAGGTGATACAATTAATTGCTGAGGTGATATCTAACTATACTTACCTACAGTTAGTCGGAACCTATAATTACGCTTCGCAACCCTTTCGGGTTGTCTCAGCCTCAACCTTTCTTTACTCGGATTCTTTACATTTGATATTTTTAATAACCATACATTAGGTGACAAAACATATTTGAAGAATATTTACACTTCTTGTCGATTAAAATTTTTTCATTTTGCATATTTTTAAAATTTTGAATTTAAGTAGTTATAAAGTTAAAAAATACCGTCGTGGCACACTTCAATATTACAGTGCCAAGACGGAACGCTTGTAGTAACCAAGATGCTACTAATATGAACTTAAAATTTTAATTCTTAAATGTGCTAACATTATTTAACTATATACTTTTAAATAATACCCCTCCCCGTATATTTTTGGGAAATGGATTTAGAAATGAAGGTTCTTTTTAAAAATTTATAAATTATATAAAGGAGAGTCCATATATAGAGGGTATTAGTTTTTAAAAATTTATATTTTATGTACACGAGAGTCCACTCCCTTCGGTCGCCCCCCGCCATACGGCGTGGGAAAATAGTCTCATTTTGTTAACTCCTATATGAATTTAGGGGATTGAGTAAAAAACAATCTTTCGAGGTCAAGTACACGAACCTTTGACAGTGTACACAAATTATTCATGTAAATGGATAAAAGAATCATCATCATTGAACCCGACGGACGTGTTGCCGTATTCAATGATCGCGAAGACTTCTTAACTTATTTAGAAAGTAAGAAAGAAGCGTAAGCGGAGTTGTGTTATGCCACACAACGTGTAGACAAAAGGCACCGCGAGTTCACTTGCTCTCTATAAAAGCAAGTACACTTTATAAACAACCAGAAGTTGCGCACGACACGAACCAGTGCATACAGTTATGCAGATCGCTAACAATTTTTCAGAGAGAACTTTCGCAGCAGCATCTTTGCTGTTAGCTGGTAACTCATTCAAGATTGTAAAGGTTGACATCTTTACAATCGCAGGTTCAACCAACAGCTACGTTGGCATCGAGCTTGAGGGTCAGGAACGCAATCCAGGCTTACGCTCATTGATCTCTAAAGGCCAGTTAGGTCAGCCTGTTACCTTCAAAGGTGGTAGAATGACTACTGCCAAGGACCAAACTGTAATCCGTAACGAAGGAAGCTTCGTTACTGAGTTCAAGGATTGGCTCGCTGCCAACCCTGCAGCCACAAACAAGAACGTCTGTGAGCACTGGACCAAGGTGCTTGCAGGCAAGTACCTGAATTGCGGATTCGGCTCTGCGATCATCAACGAGTACAACAAGGTACGTTGTACCCTCGCACTCTCAGTATCTGACCAACCAGATACCGAGTTCACTAAACTTACTGCAGAGCAAGAGACCGCTTTGCAGTATGCATCTATCTAAGTCTCTGTCCTAAGCATGACATTAAACTGCTTACTTTATTGCACACTTTATAAATTAAGATTATGAACGATTTAAAAACAAGATATAAACTGGCTGTAGAATTCTACGGAGTCAAAAGCTGCAGGAATTATCTATTATTATGGAATAGATGGATTCCTTGATGCGTACAAAAAGGCAGTTTACGGCTGCCTTAAAAACATAGAAGAATAAAAACCATACAATAATAAAATCATACAACAATGAAACAATTAACAACCCAAATTATCTGTGAGTTATTAGCTATAGGTTCAAATATTAGTGACTTTACTTTAGAAGAAAATAAGGTCAGCATAAAAGCAGCAACAGGAGAAGAGAATGATGATATAGATTACTTCATCAAACTATTGCTGAGGAAACAGAATAATGAACGCTATGCTGCATTAATTACTCTTCCTAATGGAGAAGAACGATTCAAAAAATCCTATCCAGGAGAAACCATTAAGGAGTTTGAGGATAGGGTTAACCGAATCTTCGATTCTCATAAATGCGCAATCGAATCTTATATTGTAAGAAGATTCATACTTAAAGAGGATGAGGATTAATATGAACTAACAGAGAAGAGGCGTAACAACCTCTTCTCTTTCATAACAATTAAAATATGCAATGAAAAATTCAGCATACGAGGCATTATTACAAGACCTTAGACAGGAGTTAAATAAAGCCGATTACAAGGCAAGTGTTGAACTATTAAACAATTACAACTATGCTGCAATACAAGGGTAAACCACTAAAGTTTTGCTCATTCTCTGATATAGAGAATAGAGAAATTCATTGGGAAGCACAGACCAGAACAGATGAATTTGGTCGCACTCTGCAGATATGGTGAGTAGGTGAAGAATACTACGCTTGCATAGGATAATATAAGGGAAGGCTTCGGCTTTCCCTTTATTTTTTCTCTATATTCTTGCTGGAGAAAAAATAGTCTTTTCTTCACTTAAAAATAGTCTATGTATAAGCTGCTACATTACCTTAGCGGAAAGACTACAATGCTATATGTATAGGCTGAAACAGCCAAAAGAAATCCTATACATCGCATTGTACGCTAAATTCAATTTATTAATAATTAAAAGTATCTTTTGGCAAATTAATTATGCAGATCGCAGACGTAATGAATCGTGAGTTGGAAATGGTAGTAGCTAATGGTGGTAAGCAGCAGGATGCTTTCAGCAGCAAGGCTATTCAGTCAGAGATTGAGACACTTGAGAAGGGTGACGTATTCCAAGTATTTGGAAAGGTTTATTCATCTCCAGTTCGTAGAGGCTCAGATGCAGTTGCAGAGTACAAGCAGGCTCGCGTGTTCAAGATGAAGGATGGTAAGGTTGATCCAGCTTCTATGCGCATTGTGAACATTTACCCATCATTCTTCAACAAGAGTGCAGTAGAGGTAAACGAGAAGTGTGAGCGTACAGGTCGCATTGTTCGTGCTGACGGTAGTGTTTGCCAGGCTTATAAGAGTCATGGTAATGTAGCTAAGGGTTGGGATCAGGCAATCGAGGGTAAGGTAATTGAGGTTACCGAGGTTACACCAGTAATGCGTAAGCGTTATGGTACAGAGAACCAGACTCAGACTACTAAGGTTTGTAACTTTGAGTATTCTGACGTTAAGTTGCCAGAACTCGATGCATAACATATACACATTGAAGGGTTACCTTATAGGTAACTCTTCTTTATGTATAAAACCAGGACAATACATTGATTTAGTTTCAGTTAATCCGGTTTTACCGAGGTTAAAAGAAGGCTTTTTCAATGTATTGTTGAAAAATGGCAGATATGAATTAATTGATGCCAAGTGGACTACTCCACTCAAAAGAGACCATTAAGAGTAGTGCGTTGGTGAGAGTAATCTCACCAGGTTGGTTGTTATAAAGTGTTTATTTATTGGTGAGTTAGGGAGTTGTGGTGAAGGGAAGGCTGTGTGAGTGCACAGAACCCTCACCTAACCATTCTCCCTTTTCCCAATAAAATCATTTTTTAAAAAATAAGGATTTGTATAGTACACTCTTTTCGGTTGTTTAAAACCTTTACCATAAATTAAAGAATTTATATTATGACAAGTTTGGACCTGCGTTCAAACTAAAATGCACAGTTCGAGAGAATAGTGCATTTTTTCTATTAGAAATCACCAATAAAAAATAAATAAACACCAATAAAAAATATGGAACTATCATTATTTTTCCTATTTATTGTACTATTTGCAATTGCAATAGTATTTATCACCATTTTATTTAATAAATTAGGAAGTGATTTAAACAGCTTCTTAGGAGCAAAGTTTCCAAATATTAAAGAGTAAGAACAAAACTATGTATATAGCAATCATTTTAAGTATTATTATTCCAGGAATAGTATACTTAGTAAACAAAGTAATTAAGTACAATAAACAACAAAGAGAGGTTTTAAAAACCTTACTTAAAGTTGCTTATAACATTAGAGATGAGATAGAGGAATCTTATGATCTAATGGATATGTATAATATACACAAGAGTATATTTATGCATTTCAAGCGTTATTATATTCCAGTGTACATAAATGTATCTAAATTTGGATGTTTTAGATCTGATTCAACAGATAATTTAAAACCAGATAACATTTATTTAGGCAATATATTTGGAATTAATACAAATAATCTTTCATGGTGGATACATTGTAATGATGACACTGAAGCAAAAAGACAAATAGAGAAGCAATATAAATTACTTCTTTTAACAGCCGTAGATTCAATAATAAATAAAATTATTAAAGATATGGCTTAAAAATTTATATAATATGAGTAACGATGCTTGTTGGCTTTTTACAGCCTTTTTCTTTCTATTTATATTCGTATTTTCACAATCCAATAATAAAAATCAAGATGAGTGACATTATCATTATCTACCCAAAGGGTTCAGAGTATCCAAAGGTAACAAACGAGAATTTGCAGAATGCTAATTATATCTCTGCAGTAATTAATGCAGAAGATACTATTGATGCTGCCTTGCAACTACAAGAAGTTAATCAATTAATAGTTAGTAATCCAGAAATTGATAATAAAGTATCATTCTTAATTAATGATACTACTCTAGGAAAATTCCCAAAATCTACTTTAGGAGTTCTTCAGAAACTTAAGTTATTTATACAAGTAACAACAACTGAAGACTTAGAAGTAACATTAGCTACAGCTGTCGCTTTGGATGCTATTCTTGTATTTCCAGAAGAATTTATACAAAAGCAGCATTCGGATTTAGTAATGCTTACTTTAATCGGTATGAAGATGAATAATCGTCTTATAACTCGATTGCCTAAGTCCGCAGAAAAACTATCTTTATAATGAGATTAATCAAAACAATAAATGCTAAAATTCAATCAGCTGTAGCGAAGAAAGTACCTACAGCTGATGAAGCTTATTCTCAAGCTATATTTAGTGCTTCATCAATCGAAGAAGTAATTAAGTTTGAAAAAGAATGTATTGCAGATAAAATTCAAAATGCAGTACTTCACAAACAGACGCATATTTTCTATACACCAGTAGATCAGCTTGATTATTCTTCTATAGAAGGAGAATTAAAAGAGAAAGGATATAATATTATCAAGTATAATGATCCATTTGACTACTGGATAATCAATTGGAATCGTTAACAACTTTTAACAATTATAGATTTGAGAATCTTATTTTCGAGTCTACAATTGTTAAACAATTTCCGTGTGTAACTCAGTTGGTTAGAGTGCTCGGCTTATACCCAAGTGGTCGGAGGTTCAAGTCCTTCCACACGGACTTAACTATTTAATAACCTAATTAAAATGAGTAGAAGTTATAAAAAATCTAAAGTTTATAACATTTTTGCAGGTCATGAATCTGACAAAGAGGATAAAGTAAGATCTCACAAGAAGTTCAGAAGAACAACTAAATATAAAATGAAAATTGATGCAGATCTTCCTAATAGACTTTCTGAAGTTGACGATATTTGGGATTATAGTTCTGAAGGAGTTAATATTTATGATGAAAATATAGATCCAAAATATTTAAGAAAATGAAAACAACGAACAAAAAATACAATTTATATGATTCAAAAGATCATTTAGTTTGCTCTTTCCAATCTTATCAACAAGCATCAGTTTATAAACTAGCTTATGGTAACAGAGGTTGGTATATAAAATAAAAAAATAATGTATAAGTAACTAACCTCAGCTGGGAACAGTACAGAGACATCCTAAGCAGTATGGGTCATTGCGCAATTTAATCACATACTTCTGGGTGAAATATCATATAATCTTCCTAGGTAATGAAAGATATTTCAGAACCATAAAAGTAAATACATTGCGATTATGGTAGTCTAATTACTTATCACACTTAGCTTAGAGCAAAAATAGGTCATTATTGTAAAGTAAAGGAGACCGATGTGCGGTGGTGGCATACCTTAAGCCACACTTGGGGCAATGGCAGAGGTGGTCAATGCGGTGGACTGAAAATCCATAGATAATGGTTCGATTCCATTTTGTCCCACAATTAATATTTATTAACTCTTTTTTGTTTTATTATATAAATTATAAATGTATATTTGAATTATATACTTGCTAAGAACATATCAGCAATTACTAAAAATTAAATAATGGGTATTTATTGAATTTATGTTCTGTTTATATTGCGGAGTAGAGCAGTGGTAGCTTGCCTGCCTCATAAGCAGAAGGTCACAGGTTCGAATCCTGTGGCTGCTACTTGTTGAGCAAAGCGTTGTTCAATCTAGCAGAATACAAATTTTAAATACATCATTTTTAAACAAGTAGTAAGTTATTGTGAAATAATTTGCTACACTTGCTTAGGTAGTCAAGTGGTCAACGACAGCAGGCTGTTAACCTGCCCCGAAAGGTTCATAGGTTCGAATCCTATCCTAAGCGCATTTATTAATTAAACATTTTATAAACAATGAAAAAGAAATATATTAAACCAGAAATCAAAACGATTAAAGTAGATAGTGAATCTTGTATGGTAAATGCAAGTTGGCATGGAAGTGAAGAAAGATATGTATGCCCTTGCGATAAAGATTCCGTCAAAACTATAGATGATCTATTTAACAAAGGACAAAAATATGGAAAATAAAGTATTTTTCGGAGAGAATGGTTTAACTTCAACAAGTGCAAATCATGTAGCTAATCTTGCTAAAGAGTTTATTAGCTCAAGTGAAAATTATCTCGACAGTATTTCGTTTGTTAATTGTGAAGTAGGACTTATTGGAAGCGATAAAAATCAGACTTACAGTTTAGGGGTACATAATCTAAATGACGTTGAGGCTATATTAGCAGATATTGCTAAATGTAAAGCATTGATTGCTTGGTTACGTGAGGCTATTAAGGCTAAGAATAGCTTAATCTCAGATATTAATAATTTTAATATCTTTAATTATTGTCGACTTAAAGAGATACCTTATCCTGAGCGTCCTCAACTTCCAAATTATCTAACAGCTGAAAAGTATTATGATTCTCTTCCTATTAAGGAAAGAAATGAGTATTACTCTTTAGAAGCAGAAGCTGCGACTTTAGGTCAGTTTATTCATCCTGGAGGTAATCTTAGTAAGCAACGTAGTTTGTTATCTGAGAAGCTAATGTATCCAATTAAATCTGAAGGTGAAGGAAGAGATACTGTATTGTATAAGTATAGTCCTTCTATTAGTTTGACAGAAGTAGATGATACTTTCTTTAAACTGCAATCTAAGTATAGAGAAATTCAAGCCAGATTAAATGGAATGAAGCATCTTTGTGAAGTAGCTATGCAGCAGGATCATCTGCAAAAGGATAATGCTTACAAAGCAGAAGATACTAAGTATTCTACAAAGATGCATGAAATTGAAAATGAATGCAATATCTATAAAGAAGAAGAACTTGCTAAAGTTCAGAATCTTAAGATTGTCATTCCAAACTCTCTTGAATCTATCTATAAGAAGATACAATCATTGGGTAAATAAGAACTTAGAGGCTTGATCTCTTAATCTTGTTGAATATGTTTAATAGGTGTCATTATACTAATATAATATGCATTTTTAAGCCTGAAAAGCTTAATCAGTAAAATTGAAAATTTTATTTCTCAAAATGAACGCAGCCTCAACAAGTAAAAAACTAAAGTAATCCGAACAATTACTGCTCTTGATTTCGAAGAGGTAGCGTGTTCTTGATTTTGCTTTTATTTTAGTCTTAGTTGACATTTATTAAACATAACTCAATTTTAAATTTATGATTTTACATTTATTAATTTCTGTAATATTAGTATTGATCTTTGGATTATTGCTTAATATTGTTAGAATAACAGCTAAAATTTATCTTGATGAAGTACGTAATTTGTAATTATAATAATTATTCATTAGTAGAAACAATCGAATCTGATAACTTTATAAAAGTTGAAGAAAGGTTAAAACAACTAAATAAGGGTTATAATAACGAATTAATTATAATATCCTTACATAGGTATAATAAACTTATTAAAGGATTACAGTCAAAAATAAATAGAATTAAAAATGTGTTAAGTTAAAAATATATGTGGAGAGGAGCAATGTTCTAATGCGTAGATCGTAATGGATTCCTAGAATTATTCAACCCTTTCCTATGCGCTTATAGCTCAGTTGGTTTAGAGCACAGCACTTAGACCTCAATTTTTATTCCAATTTTAATTTTGAATTTTAAAATATTCAAAGTATATTTGAATAAATTAAAGTTCAAAAAATTATGAAATGGGATGATGAAATTGAAAATTTAAAAAATTTAGTATTTGTAGAAAATCTTTCTTATGAAAAAATAGGCAGAATATATGGGTGTTCTGGAAATAATATTAAGAAAGTTTTATAGAGAAGAGGTGTAGAATTACCAATTAGATCTAAAAATGCAGGAAAAACTCCTGCTAATAAAGGTACTGGTAAAAAGTATTACTGTTTAAATTGTGGAAAAGATATTACAAGTGTAAAAAATACTACACATAAATTCTGTTCTAACAAATGTCAACAGGAATATAACTATAATCAGTGGGTATCTAAATATAAAGAAGATAATTCTATTGCTAAATCTACAAAATGGGGACAAATTCCTAAACAGTTACGTAAATATATATTTGATAAATATCAAAATAAATGTTCTATATGTGGCTGGGGAGAAACTAATCCTTATACAAATACTATACCTTTAGAGATTGATCATATAGATGGTAATGCAGAAAATAATTCTGAAGAAAATCTTAGATTAATTTGTCCAAATTGCCACTCTTTAACTCCTACTTATAGAGGAGCTAATAGAGGATATGGTAGAAATATTACTTGGACTATAAAGGAAAAATAGAGTGCACAAGAGGAAACTCTTGATGTAGAAGAAGGCTAAACGGCGAACATTTCCAATTTGTATAGTTGGAGGAACGCCGTACTAAGTTGGTTATTAACCATAAATGCGTACAGACTATACACCTTCAACCTAAACTTTTTAAGCATGGTTATGACATAGTCGAAACTCTAACAATTTATAAAATTGGTTACAGTAATGTAATGGAGTAGGTTAATGCTGGGGTCCTGAGTTCGAGTCTCAGTGGGCGCACTTTATAAATTAGTATGTTAGTTTAATTGGTAAAAACGCCCGTAGTATATGGGAAGATATAGGGTCGGAACCTATACATACTACTTAAATTAGTTAAGGTATGAAAAAATTTAAAGGACATTTATTGCCAGATGATTTATATTATTTGGTATTATCATATAATGATAAAACTAATTGGCAATGGTTTAAAGATAATAATTTAACTATTCCAAAAGACTTAGGATTTTCTTTAGTTAATAAATTATCTAGTCAACAATTAACAGATTTAATTCTAAATGCTGTTGATTTTAATCTTAATTTAATTAAATATGAAGCTGAGAACAGTTAAAAAACATCTATTCAGAGAATTCTACTTTGAGAACAATAGACAAGTAAAACCTGCGCAGAATAGTTATATATTAGAAATATTTAGTGATCATAAGAAATACAGAAAACCTTTAAAAGGATTAAAATATTTCTTTCCAGAAGATAAAAACATTCAAAAACATTTATGGGAATTTGAAAAGGAAGAATGGTATGAGTTATTAAATATTTATCCTTATTGTAAATTACCAAATAAATTTAGAGGATATGCAGTTGCTTATTGTCAATGGTATGAAAAGTATTTTTTAAACAAATAAAATCTTTTAGCTAACATCGTTTATGGATAGAAAAGAAGAAATTAATAAGGAAATTGACTTATTAGAGAAGCGTATAATTTCTTTAAAGAATGAACGTTACGATATTATTAAAAAAGAAAATCCAATTTATGCTGGTGATTGTTTTGTTCAATTTCGTAGAATTGGTAATGCTTATTATAAAATAGTAAAAGTAACAGATAGAGATCTTATTTGTATTATGGTAAGTCACAATACTATCGAAAAAGGATATTTTATACGTGATAATTATCATACGGAAAAATGTTCTCTTGAAGAATTTGAAAAAGCATATAATAGAACTCTAAATTATATTACTAAAGATGAATAAGTATAAATTAGCAAAAGAAATCGAACTTCAAGAAGAACGATTACGGCAACTAAAGAAGGAATATGTTGAAAAAAGTAAACCTAATCCAAAAGTTGGAAAATGTTTTGCGAGGTGGCAGTGCAATATTTATGTTTATTTTAAAATAATAGAAGTAAACATTAGTAAACACAGACCTATTAAAGCTATTCAGGTAATTAACAATCAAAGTATTGAAATTGTAGAATTATATTTAGAATATTATAATTTTCTTGCAGATATACCTACAAGGCAATTCGATGCTGTATATTCAGAAACTTTAGAAACAATATCAAACTATTATGAACAAGTCTAAATTATTAGAAAAAATAAAAGAGAAAAATGAAGAATTAGAATCTCTTAATAAAGAATTAAAAGAAATTATTTTAGAAGAGGATGCTAGTAATCTAGGTAAATGCTTTAAACAGTATCTTTATTCTGAATTATATATTTATTATAAAATAATACAAGTATTTCCAGAATATGGTAGATATAAAGTATTAAGTGTATCGGATAATGAAATATCTATACACTATTGGTCTATAATAGAAGATTCTGAGGCAAATCCTTGTTCTGAAGAAGAATTTGACGCTAAGTATGATTTAGTTATTAATGTAGCTTTAGCTAATAAAGTTATTAAATGACTCCATATAAAGCAGCTAAATATGTGTTAAATAGAACTAATGATAAAATAAATAAATCATTGGAACTATTAGAAAAAGATTATGGTATAAAACCAAAAACTGAAATATAAATTATTTATTTGGGAGCATGGACAGTGTATGCAGATACATGAGAGATCTCCAGAGGTATTAAAAGACGTAGGTTCGAATCCTACACTGGGATGGCCCTTTTAGTTTATTAGTGGTACTAGAATAGTTAATATTTACAGTGTGAAGAATAAATAATTTATACCTTTCTAAGTTAAGGGATAACTTAGTTGCTCGAATACCCAGAGAACGCGTAAAACAGGGACTTTTGTATAGTCAAGTATAAAAACTATATAAGCAGTATTGTATTTGCTATTAGCAATATTGTGATTACTCTACCTACTGAGTAAGAGTCTACGTAATTATAGGCTAGGAGTGTAGGGAATAGTGGGTACAGCCTAAATTAAATTGTAGGAACTTCTGTACGGCGAAACTAGAGGATGGTTACTATGGATATGCCGATTACATATCTAATCTAGTGGAATAGTTATATTAGTAAGAATAGTACATTATATAAAGAACAGCTACACTTACTTAGGATTAATCCTGTTCTTTATTTAGCCTCATCGTCTAACGGTCAGGACACAAGGTTTTCATCCTTGCAATTGGAGTTCGATTCTCCATGAGGTTACTTAATTTTAAAATAAAAAATTATGGCAGCAGCTGGTAAAATTTACTGTAAATATTACAGTGATTATTACGCATTTAAAAAATGGATAGAAAAATATAGACCAAGTTTGTTAGAAATTTTTGCTTTGTATGATTCGCAACAACAATGGGAAGATATAATTGAAAGTAGTCACAATGAAGACCTTTTAGTATGTTATTTTCCTTATCACTTAACTAAATGGCTTCTTTGGCGATGTCCTGTTAGTGTCATTAGAGAAGAATTAGAAGAAAGAGGATATAAAACAAAATGGTATCATAAATTGTTTTTTAAGTATTAAACTATGAATAAAGATGAATTATTTAAATTAAACTCAGAAATAACTGATTTATAAATAAAATTAGCTAAATTAAAGAGTAAGAGAAAACAACTAAAAGATAACATAGATTATTTGGTTGGATGTCATCTTACTAGAAGCAAGTTTTACTATAAAGTACTATCTATAAATAAAGAAGAACAAACAGTAGAAGCTTTATGTGTAACTTATAAAGAAGACGAAGAATACAGTATATCATTTCTTCCAGCTTTAAGTTTTGAATATATTAACGGTTTAGCATTAATGTCTTCAAAAGTATTTGAAAAACTGTATAAAGAAGTAATGGAAAAAATATCTAAATAATTATGTTAGTATTTTATTTATCTTACAAATGGTTTAAATGAATAAAGGAACTGTTACTAAATTTAAGAATTGGATTTTAGAAAATTCAAATCTTAAGCTTTTAGAGAGTAAATCTACTGAAAGTATATATCTTACAAATGATTCTTTAAAGATTAGAATTTCTGACCATATACAAGGCTCAGATCGTTCTAATATTCGATTTGATATAAGTATATTTATTCCAGAAGAAAATAAACAATATATAGTTTCTATCGGATATAAAATTTATATTTATAATACTTTACTTGAAGTAAAAAACTTATTGTTGTCTGTATTTAGAATTAACTTAGGAATCGACACTAGTACTATTAGTAAAGCTGTAAATAAGCAAAAAGATGCAAATAAAGAAATTAATGGTGCATTGTCACAACAAATAGCTAACTTATCTAGGAAAAATAATAAGTATAAGAAAAGATTAGCTAAGCTTGAAGAGAAAGCAGTTAGATATAATAAGCTAACTAAAGCTCATGATAAGAAATTAAAAGAGTGCAAAATGCTACAAGCAAAATGCGATTCTTTTATGAATGATATTTCAGAAGCTAAGGATATAATATCTGAACTGCAAAATAATCCAGATGCTAGAAAAGCTATTCAAATCTCTAATAAAACTTATTATATTGATAATTTCCCTAAAGATATTCAAGATCTATTAATGGAATCTATACAGTATTACAATAAATAAAGTTTTGGGATATGGTGTAATGGTAACACAGCGGGTTTTGGTCCCACTATTCTTGGTTCGAATCCGAGTATCCCAACTATTATTAATTTTTTAATCAAATTTTAAAATTATGAGTAAGAAGAATTTTATAAATCTTATGCAAAGAAAGCATAAGGAGTTTGTTCAGTTTGCTAACGCAACTAACTATTACAAGAAGCATAATATCGAAAACCCTTTAGATAAGGAGTACGAATAAATTATGGAAACAAAAGAAGTAAAAATTACTATCAAGGGATATGAGATTGACAAAGAAAACTCAACTTTTGAGTGTATTAAGTTTAAGAAAATACACTAAATAACTACTTGGAAAGATATACCAAAAGTTAATGGTTGTTATATGAATAATAGCCACATTTATACTGGTTATGAGGGTAAGCCATGTGAAGATAACAAAGATGTTTATCTTACAGATAAGTATGCAAAATCTGCATTGGCTCTTGCTCAAATCTCTCAACTTATGCCCTAGTATGGAGGTGAGATTACTAATAAAGAGTGGTCAAATGATGAATGGAAGTATTCAATAACAATAAATGATAAAGGAATTATTAACAATACATCTATGGTACATCTTAAAGAGATAATAGCTTTCCACACCAAAGAGCAAAGAGATAAATTTTTATCTTTCCCAGAGAATGTGCAATGTATAAATTTATAAATATTAATACTATATCTACTTCTTGCCTTATAGGATATACTAATAAGAAAAATATTAGACCTATTATTGATTGTGAAACTAATGAATTTCTTTAAAAATTTCATAGAAAGCTATAAACATATCCCATATACTTTAAGCCATATATGGGCTATGTATAAAATACAACTTAAATATATTGGATATATTAAGTTTCCATTTCATGACTTAGATAAATTGTTTATGTATATATTCTTAGGATTTATTGGAATTAAAAAGATTTCAAAGATTCATAGAAAATACGTTAAACACCATCTTAGTTTAGGTAAAAGATTTACATCGGATAATGTTTTAGAAGCTGTATTAGATTGGGAATCTGCTCGTTTTACTAAACCAGATAAACCTCTTAATGCTTGGAATACATGTCTGAAGTATTATCCAGAATGGAAACTCTATGTAGAGGATATATTGTTAAAGTATAAAATATCTAAATAATTATATAATGGACTGATCGTTTATGTTCGTTCAGTTTAAAAGAAGGATACAATATGTTGAAAACTACGGGAAGGTAATAGTACTAAACCTTGACGCCGAACCAATTATATAATTTTAATTATTAGCCAAATCCAGTTAAGGCTTTACACTGGTTGGGTAGTATACATCCGTAGATGCTACACGTAAAATTACAAAACAATATCTCGGAGTAATGTTTATATCTAAGTTGCAAATTATTTATAAATAGCTGGGTTGGTAACCTTACAACCAAAATTAATGGCGAGATGATGAAACTGGTAAACATAGTAGACTTAAAATCTGCCGAGCAGTAATGCTCTTGGGGGTTCGAGTCCCCTTCTCGCTACTCTAAAATATATAAAAGATGAATACATTACAAACTTTATTAATTATTCCTATAATATTTTTAGAATATCTTTATTTTGCGTTAATTACAGCGTTGTGGTGTGATTATGTAAAAATAAAAAATGAGTGTATTAGTAGTTTATTATATTTAATAACTATTTTTATATCTGTATTTCCATATATTTATTTACTTAAATTAATTTATTAAAAATTTATGAAGAAATTTATTCTTTTTATGCTGGCTACTATGTTTAGCCTTATCGTTAATGCACAGACTGCATTGCAAACAACTAAAGTACTTGATAATACCTATATTGGTATTAATGGCGGTGTTACTACTCCTATGAGTTTAGATAAAGTACTTCCACTTAATCCAACTTTCGGTATTCGAGTAGGTAAAGATTTTACTCCTGTTATTGGTGTAAATGTAGAAGGAACTACATGGTTTGGTTCTAATTTTGATTACAAGATCGGTAAGAATATGTTTAAGGCAGTTAATGTAGGGGTAAATCCAACAGTTAATCTAACTAATCTATTTAAGGGATATATTGGATCTCCTCGTAAGTTAGAATTTGTAACTGTAACAGGTCTTGGATGGATGCATAATTTTGGTACTTCTACTAATTCTTTTACTTCTAAGATGGCTATTGATATGGTATGGAATCCATGTTCTTTCCTTAGCTTTTATGTAGAACCTGGAGTATTTTGGAATCTTAGCCAAGGACATAAGCAAGTTATGGAGGTTTCAGGATTTTATGACAAGCCAAGAAATACTATGCCTTACCTAACCCAAGCTATTACGCAATATAACGAAGTACAATTTAACAAGAATGGTGCTCAGTTATTTGTAAATGTTGGAGTTACTTATAAGTTTAAGACATCTAATGGAACTCATAATTTTAAGTTGTATAATATTGACAATTTGAATAGTGAAATTAATTCCCTTAGAAATGATCTTAATAAGAAACCTACAGAGGTAGTTAAAACAGTAACTAATACTGTAGTTAATACTGTAGGTACTTATGTAGTATTCTTTGCGCAAGGTAGTTCTGAACTTTCTAATGAAGCATTACTTACACTTAATAAAGTTAAGGGTGATGTAGTAGTTGAAGGATTCGCATCGCCAGAAGGTTCTTCTGACTTTAATCAAACTCTATCAGAAGAGCGTGCTAAGGTAGTTGCGGATTTCTTGAAGCTAAAGAAGGTAAACGTTATCGAATCTGTTGGAAGAGGTGTTACAGGCAATACTTCTAATAGAGTAGTAATTGTTACTAACAAGTAAAAAAATAATTTATACGAGGGGAAGGTGATACTAAATTGACAGTTGAAAAACACTGTAGCAGCAAATGTGTGATTAGTGTTAAATGGGTGTATTCAAAGGCAAATACAATGGTAACTATAAAAGGGCGCAAACGGTTGGAGTCCGTGCTTATTTTATATTAATTAATTTTAATATATTCCCGAGCAAATTACCCTATAATAGATGTAGTATAAATAAAAAAGGCTTATATTAATATTACCAAACCAGAAGCCTTGAGCCTTAGTTGGCGACAGACCATTGGGTAATTCCATAGGAGTGCTGTTAGGGTAGTCGAGATATTTATAAGTTCACTCGTAAAAAGAACTTTATAGAGAGTAAACCTTGATGGTGATAGGACCTGCCTGCTAAGCAGTGTGTACATTAATTTGTATTCAGTTCGATTCTGATGCTCTCTGCTAATATTATTAACTAAAATATTAAAAAATGAAGAAATTAATTTTATTTTTAATGTGTACTCTATTTTGTTTAACTTCATGTAAAGAACATTTTTCTGATGGAGAAAGAGTAGGTACAGTAACTAAGTTCTCTAAAGCTGGAATAATCTGGGATTCTTGGGATGGACATCTTAACATTACTCAAACAGGAATGAACTCAGCTGGCGAGCCTTTTGCTTTTTCATTGGATAATGATAGAAGCGATCAAGATTCTATTGTAAAATTGCTTACAGAAGCACAGCTTAAAGGTTGGAAAGTTAAACTTTTATATCATCAAGTTTGGGGTTTTAAGAATGTTTTTAGTAATAGAGGTGAATCTGATTACTTTGTTGATGGTGTAGAAATTCTCGATAAGAATTTTTCAAAACCTTTAGAAATTATAAATAATAATAAAGATAATACTAAAGGAAGTGTTATTGATACTATTTATGTAGTTATTGATAAAAATAAGCAATAAAAAGTATCTGAGTCTTATTAGTTCCTCATATAAAGAACTATATCTCCCTTTAGCTCAATAGGATTAGAGCAATATTCTTCTAAAATATAGGTTATAGGTTCGAATCCTATAAGGGAGACTTAATTTTTAAAATTATTTTATAAATATGTGTACATTATTATATCTTATAGGTATATTTTTAGCATTAACTATAGGTTCTACATTTTTATACAGAGAAGCTAATAAAGAAGGCACAAAGTACGAAAAAATAGAACACTTTAATCAATATTTTTGGATAATAGTGTTTATTAGTCTACTTTCTTGGATTGGATTAATTTTATACTTAGTGTTAGCATTTATGTATTTAATTATAGCAATAGCTTATCCAACTATTGATAAATATTGGATTTTATTAATGAATAAAATATTTTAATATGTTTAATACAATATTTCTTATCTTTTGTTATTTCTTTGTAGGATTTATATTGTCCATTCCTTATATTTATCTAGCTGATAAATTCTGTAAATTAAGTGGATATCGTATGGAAAATTTACCTTCATCCATGCTTATTCTATTTGCTTGGCCTGTAGGATGGATAGCAATTCCTATAATGTTATTATTAATAATTGAGTATATAATTAAAGAATCATGACTTTTGGAGATTTTAAAAATGAAATAAATAATGTAATTGTACATCGTCCTAAACAGATTAGAAAAGGACAAGCTGTATTTAATTACATAGACACTAAATATGGTGTAGCAAGGGCAGTTCAATTTGACGATAATGTAGATTGTTTCTATAGAGATGATCAAATTGAAGATTTTTTACAAAAAGCATATAAAAGAATAATTGCACATCTTTAGTAAGACTGTGTTTCAAGATTAGCTACTCGAGAAAGTATTGCATATTTTGTGTATAGGTGGATTATTTCCGCCTATTTTTATTTGGGGCTGTTTGGTTTTGATTGTATAAGGAAGTAAAAATAACATGCAAAGACTGATGGAAAGACATCAACTCAAATTAAATGCTAAGGTTATTCCTATGAACAGCTTTGCTGTTCGCATTGCAGCTTAATGACTGCCGAGCTGGTAACTTGCTTAGGAACAGAAAAGTTACAAATCTATAATTAAGTTACTCCTTCTTTAAAAAGGAAATTTCTACATATTTTATATATAAAGATGATGTAACATCTATAAAAAACTAAGCATGTAAAATTATTTGAGGTATTTATGCAAGACGCGAGTTCGAATCTCGCCAGTTCCACATGATATAGTTGACTACTGACTGTAAATAGTAGGTGACTTCTAGGGCTGTTCAACATGTAAACAACCTAGGTAATGGCATACCTGTTAAAATCAAAGCATGCTAAGGGTACTCGTATAAGTGCCCTTTATTTTTTAAAGATAGTATATAAATTTGTGAATAAATATGATACAGAAGGATTTAGCAGAAGAATACGCACTAAAAGAATACAAATATATAAACGAAGAAAATGACCTCATTTTTGAAGATAATAAGTGCTTTACTTTTAATGATATTAAAGAAGCTTTCAACGCAGGACGTGAGAGTATTATAGAAAATATACCAAGGTTAAATTGGGAACAGCGATCTGCAGATCAATATACAGCTGAAACTCCTTTGGAAAAATATATTATTTTAGAAAGGATTGAAAATAATAAAACGTTTTATTTATTAAAATTAAATGATGAAATTTATAAAGACACAGACTTACAAACGTTGAAATTATATATCGAATGTTTTTATTTATATAAAATCAAACAAACATTAGGAGTATGAAAGATAAAATATTATATAATAAAAGAACATGGCTCAATAATGAGAATTCTCCTTCAACAGGTAATGTAATTTGTTTCGATGGATATACTACTTATCACGGAGAACAAAAACGTAATATCTTCTTACAAGTATCTGATTGTAATTGGGCAGCAAGATTGCATAAGAGTGAAAGTGATAGCGTTGTTGATTTTATTAACAAAGTAAAACTTCTACATAAAGAAATTGGCATTTTTATAAGCCACCTTGAAAATAATTTAGATTAAATAAGTACTTGGTTTATGAAATATATCGAAATTAAAGTTCCAACTCTTTTAAGAAGAGATTTCAAACAATGGTGGTTTATTAAAAAAATTCAATTATTAACTACATGTATTAAGCTAATTAATAAATTATATATTAAACACTGTATAAAGCAAAAAGATTTATTTGGAAAAATAAAACAAATAAGTCCAGAAGAAACAAAAGAAATACATTCATTTTTACGAGTAACAATAGATCTAGGATATGATATAAGTAAAGAATATCATTCTATAGAATCTGAGTAATAATATTAAATTAGCAATAGAATATGGAAATAATTATGAATCCAATATTCCTTGGTATTATAATCGTCATATTAATACTATGTATAGGTACTATGATAGGTGTGGATAAATTAAGAAAACACATAGATAATTTATTTCAATACCAAATCAGATTACATAGACTATGTTTTGATATGTATCAAATTAGTTTTCCAGAATATGCAATAAATGATGAGATAACCTGTAAATATAAAATAGGTTGTCTTATAAAACATATTGATGATGTGCTAGAAAAATTAGAAAATAAACAAACTATTTAATATTTAATAAATGGACGAATTAAGAAGAGAATATATCATTCCTGCGCATTTAAATCATGCGGAAATGATAGATTGTTATTTACCCAATAAAAAGAGTAAATCACGTGCAGGGTCAACACCATACGCAAGTAAGAAGAAAAAGAAACGTAAAAAATAAATAGTATGAAAATAGAATTACAATGTGGTGACACAATCACTATTCCTGAAGGCTGTAAAGCAGTTATCAAAGATGGAAATGTAGTCTTTGAAAAAGAAGAAAAAGTATCTAATTTTAACGATGGTGATATTCTTGTATCTGTTGTAAATGGAAGTAGACGTAATGTTTTTATTTATAAGAGTACAGATACATTAGGTTTTCATTCATTTTATGCTGGAGTAAATGTTGTTGGAAATTTGTCAATTAGTAAGTCTTCGGGTGGAAGATGGGGTTGTTAAATATTATCTCCTGCTACAGAAGAAGAAAGGCAACTACTCTTTGACAAGATGAAAGAACAGGGTTTACGCTGGAATGCGGAAGAAAAACAAGTAGAGAAGCTTAGGTGGAGAGCAAAGAATGGAGAATATTATTATCATATTAATGGAGATGGTTTTGCATCGGCAATGAAAGATACGGATTATATTAGTGACCGCCATAGATATAATTTTGGTAATTATTTTCGTACCAAAGAGCAAACTGAAGAAGCTGCAAAACGTGTGCAGGAAACTTTGTTAAATTATCATAAAGAATTAAATTGTGGCTAGATTTAGACTTGTAGATATTGATCAAAATGGAAATATTATAGAACACTATCGTTCTCCTATGTTTCCTGGTGATAAATGGAATAAAGATTTTGATAAAGATTATGCTGATTGTTTATGGTATTTTAGTGATGATCTTCATTTAGTTGACTACGAAAATGCTTCTCCTAATTTAGAAACTCAAATTACTTACGACGATAAAGTTTGGGATTATATGTCAGATCCTATAGAAGATTTTTACAATTTATAAATGATAAACTATGGATAATAAATTAAAATGTGTACCGTTCATTATTAAAAATGATAATAGAAAAGATTGTGGTTATGCTAATGGTTATGTAGCTGTTCCCATAACACACCCTTTATACGAGCGCGATTATTTCCATGATGTAGAAAATATTATAAGTATACATGGAGGATTAACTCTCAGTGAACATTTCGATAAGTTTTACGATAATGTTATCCCTTTAACTACTGATATTATACCTGAACATAGTTGGGTATTTGGCTTTGATACAAAGCATTGTGATGATACCAAAGATAATTGGGATAGAATTTCATGTATTAATGAAACTTTTAAATTATTAAGGCAATTAGAGTCTTATAAAGAGAAATTGATTTAAATCAATTTGATAAAAAATTTAATTTTACTATTTTTGAAAAAGTAAATTTAAATAAATGGGTTAGGTAGTGTTAATGGTCAGCACGATTGTTTGTGGCACAATTAGTTTGAGTTCGAGCCTCAACCTAACCCCTAAAATCCATCCTAATACTAAGTATTAACTAAAATTAATAACGATGATTAGAAAAATGAAAAAGTTAATTAAGAGATGCGGAAGTATTTATGCTAAAAATTACTATAAGCTTAATAAAAAAGTAATAGACGCAGGATTATCTCCGTGTATCTAAAAAATTAGATTATGATTAGAAAAAGAAAAGTAAATTATCATTGTATTTACTGTCTTTGCATAGGAATCTTATTAGGAATTATTTTTAATAATTCTAAAAAAGAATCTAGTGCAAAAGATCAAATTGAAATTAAGATGAATGTTATTAAGGATAGTGTTGTATTCGATACTATGCTTGTTAAAAAACAAGTCATTACTAAGAAACTCACATCAAATAGAACACTCCCTCTTAACGAAAAGAATTTGAAGAAAGTTTTAAGTGATAATAATGTGCACCATGCTCACATTGTTTTGGCTCAAGCTAAACTTGAAACAGGTAACTTTTCTTCAAAAGTTTGTAAAACAAAAAATAATTTATTTGGACTTCGTAAGGGAAATACTTATAGGAGTTATTCTCATTGGTCTGAATCTGTTAAAGCCTATAAAAAGCTTATTCAATCTAGATATAAAGGAGGAAATTATTATTCCTTTTTAGATAGAATTGGGTATGCAGACGATAAAAGTTATACAACAAAATTAAAAGGACTTGCATAAAGTTCATGAGATTTATTATTATTAATTAAAATTTTTATTAAAATGAAGAAAATTATGATTGTTGCTGCTGTTTTTGCAGCTGTAAGTTTTATGTCTTGCGGTAATCGTACTACAAGCAGTTCTAATCAGAAAGATACAGTAGATACTGTACAGACTGATACAGTAGACACAGTACATGTTGATTCTGTAAAGTAATCATTAGCTAGCTTTAAGCTAGCTTTTTTCGTTTATATATGGTTGAGATTATTTTTATTATAGGTATATTATTAGTAATTATAATATCTTATAAACCCCATTTTGAAATAATAAATGGAAAGTCTTTAATAATATGGTATACAAACCTTAAAAAAGAAAGAAAATGGATCCTTTTATTATAATATTTACAATGTTTTCATTTCTTTTATTGCTTATATTAGTCACTCTTGCATTAGTATACTATAGTACTGATAATTATTTTATTGGCATAGTAATTTCTAAAACTAAAGAATATTATTATGTGGATAATTTAATCAATAAACATGTAGTAAAATGTAAAAGCAACAGAGAGTATCAAATAGGAGATAGAGTAACTGCTTTTAGAAAATACTTAACTTGGTATTTAGTATGATAAATTATACAATTTATACAGACGGTGCTTATAAATCCAGTTTAAATACTGGAGGAATAGGTATCGTCTTTTTGCGTAACGGTCAAAAAGTTTTTGAACATTCCGCTAAGTATAAAGATACTACTAACCAAAGGATGGAAATGCAAGCTGTATTAGTTGCTTTATACTCTATAGTCAAAGAAATTGACTCTCTTACAATAATTACTGACAGCATGTATGTAGTAGGAACTTTCACTAAAAATTGGCAACGAAAAGCTAATAATGATTTATGGAATAAATTAGATATTGCTTTAAGTAAAGCTAAAAAATTAGTTAAAACACCCATACAATTTAAGCATGTTAAAGGTCATAATGGGGATAAATATAATGAACAATGTGATAAATTAGCAAGTGAAGCCTGTTATGAAGTTGAATGTTGATTTTTTAGTTAAATTAGCTAGTAAGTGTGGTAAAGTTTATGAAGAAGAAATAAGCAAAGCAGTAGAAGAAGGTAGAGTAATTACTGCTGCAGATGTCGTTCTTTTTCTTTCTTTATTAACGGATGGTATTTTAGGTGGATATTGTAAATCCACTAAGTCAGATTATCAAAGTTTATTTTCAGATTATATTAAGTTTTTACAAGGAGTAGAGAAAGAAATTGAGCAGAGAAAAGAAATTAATAGAGAAGTCAAAGATTCTGATAAGTCAAATTGATGAACTTTTCAAAGATTCTGATTATTCTCTTTTAGAAGTGATATATGTTATATCAATGACTCTTTACATTTATTTTAATGTAAATGGTATTAATACAGAAGATTTTGTAAAAGCTCTTTATGCAGCTGATAATCATTTTAAAAAGCAAGAAAACAATGAAGTATAAGCACAAATTATCAGGACTATTAGCTTTTCAAAAGGCTTGGGAAGCAGCAGGTTCTAGATATCAAGATGGGACAACTAAGCCAGGCTCTCAGAAGAAATGGGGAGCAGCGCATCCTCGCCCTGTTATAAAACACCATAAAGGACATAATGGAAGAAAGAAAAAGAAGTAATTATGATAATAAAAACTGATGATTATATTCTTAAGCAGATATCTGAAGATTCTTTATTCTGGGATTTAACTTTTTCTAAAGTAGTTAATAAAGGAAAGGCTAACGAAAGAATAGAGTTTAAAGATCCTATTTATGGTATTAGTATAGAATCTGCTAAAAAACGTATTGCTTTGTGGCGTACTAATAAAAAACTTTTAGAAGAAACTACTCCACAGGAATTTAGTAAAGTTTACTCAAACGAAAAGAAAATAATTGAAAAAGAATTAGTTGATTTATAATGTATTCTATTTTAAACTTAATTAATAATCTTAATAAACTCTTCGTAAAATTAGACAAACGTTATGATATTAATTGTGGAGGATGTTGTTATGTTGCTTATCTAATTGCAAGAGAATTAGAAAAGCGAGAATTATACGATTTTAAACTACGTATATATAATTATTCTTTAGAGGATTATTCTGTAGATAATATTAGATTTAACATTATCAATAATAAAGATAGACTTCCTTGTCGAAGTTGCACAGTTTATCATTATTCTATTGTTTATGATCAATATGAAATAAACGAATCTGATGAAGGATTAGACTACTTAGATATAGATAATCTATCTTCTAATGATATTGAACGTCTTTATCATTATGGTGATTGGAATGATTGCTATGATACAGTTAACAATATATTCGTAGAAAGATTTATTAAAATAATATTTAACAATTATGACAAAGAAATCAAAGCAAATCAAATGTAAGTTTTGTGGTTGTAAAACAACACATTTTCTTACCAGTCAAGGAGAATACAAGTGCAGTACTTGTGGTAGTACAAACAAAACTATAGCTATGAAAGATATAGTTTTTGAGCCTGAATTTGATTTAGATACTGATAAAGAGGAAGCTCAAGAAGAAGTAACTCAAGAAGTATCTGAATAATGCTTGAAGAATTAGATTATTTTCTCTATGAGCTTAATATTTATAAAATATTTTGCAAAGAAAAAAGATGTGAATTAATCTATTCTAAATTCTACAAAAGTGGCATTGAATTGCCAATTAAAGTTAAGGTAGATTATTTCCCAAATAAAAAGAAACCAGAAATAATCTACGAAAAATCATTTAATTTAATAGGTGCTCCTAAAGATTATATTGAGAAGTTACCTAAACCTAAAGAAAAAAAGAAGAAACATGAAAAAAGAAATCGTACAGTACGCAACAGGAAAGTTTAAGCATTTTGATGGAAAGGAACGTGAGTTTACAGTTTGTATGGTGAGTATCTCTCCTGAGGACTACCCTTGTAAAGAGTATTATTGCAGAGAGGATGATGAATTTTTGTTTGATAACGAGTCTAATATACACACAAAAGCTAATTCTAAAGGTGTATTGACTGCATGGCAACGTTATGTTAACTTTGGTGTCTCTGTAAGAAATCCAAACGATTCTTATAACGAAGACATTGCTAAGAAAATTGCTTATGGTAAAGCTAATAGTACTAAGGGTTATACAGTAGCTTTTGATGATTTGGCTTTGATGAGTACAGATGTAGCTACTGCTCTTCTTAAGAACTTTGTAGAAAGAGTTTCTAACGATCCTTCTTTAGCTATTCAGAATTATGAAGAACAAGAAGCATTGTATAATGCTAAGAAGGCTAAGAAGGCTATGCTCAGTGCCAATGACGCGATTTCAAAGTAACAAGTTAATAGTATTAATTAGTATTACTGTTATTATATTCTTTGGTTTTTGGTACTACGGAAATTACAATAACAGTAATACAAATACTATAATTCACCATTACAAGAAAGATTCTGTTTATTACCAAAAGCGGGATAGTTTGCATAAAGTTAACGATACTACATCTGTTAAAATACAACTAATAGAACGTACTTATGAAAAGAAAATTGAAACTATTAAGCATATGCCTATTGATTCCGCTTATATCTTTTGGGCAGACTACATCCAAAGATACAGGATTAATAATGACTCCGCAACAGCTGAGAACTACTAATCTAATATTTTTGGAACATGAAAAATGGTCTAAACAAATTCCTCTTTTAAAACAACAAATACGAAATTATCAAAAACTTGATAGTTTAGCTTCTAAGCATGATTCTTTACAAGTTCAACAATTAGTAGATTTAAATAATACTATTGATTTACAAGAAAGAAAGATAAAAAAATTAAAAAGAACTAAAAGTTTTGGTATTGGAGTAATAATTGCTTTAATATTAGGATTAATATGCAAGTAGTAAAGGATAAAAATGGAATTAAATTAAAATTTCCTGAGAGATCTTGTAAAGATTGTCGATCTTATCCCTGCATGCAAAATATGGATAAATTTAAATGTGATATAGCAAAATATGGATGTAGAGGATTCAAAATTTATAACTCTACTAACAAGAGTTGAAGCTATATTACATGATCCTACTGGATATACTACTTATATATTTAAAAATATAGATGATAAAGCATCTTTTTTATATAAATATGTAATGTGTACAAGGTATCCTAATTGGGAACATAGAGGTTTAAAGATTGGCGAAGAAGGATTTTTAACTTACCAACCAGTATCAGAAGGAGTAGATAAATGGTTTGATGGTTATAATCTAATTCCTTATAAATTTTCAGCAAATAGGTTTATTAATTTTATTAGTAAACCTAATGAAAAAGTAATAGATAATAAATATATAATGTAGATATGATATTTAAGATTATAAAAATTATAAGAAAAACATGGGAGTTTTAGGAGAAAAATTAACACAAGCAATTAATGAACATGAAAACAACGTAGAAAACTTTATTTGGAAGGGTCCAAAGAAAGAAGTAAACGGAGTGCGAGTACAAGAGGAGGTTAGACTTATGGATGCTACTCCAGAGCAGCTTAATAAATTTTATGCTCATTGTATGTCTATGTTATATAGTAATGATAAAAAGAATCCAGGTAGAACAATTTTGCTTGATATGATTAAGAGACAGAGACAGAAGTGTAATGCAGAATTATACCTTCGTTGGCTTGAAAATAAGTATCAAACAAATATTCCTGATGTACGCAAACCTTATCCTCGATTCCTTTATAATAGTGATATTAGAGAAGCACTTGAGGCAAATAAGGATAGTATTCCAAATGAAGAGTATGCTAATACTCCTATTACTGTACTAACTGATGGTGTTCCTATGGAATTTAGAGATGTTACAATTTATGATGTACTACTTGGAGCTGTAGGAGTATTGGGATTGTTTGATAGATCTCACATTTCTCTTAGTTTTATTACTAAGATGGGTGTTTGGTTGACAGATAAGGAAATGAATGAACTTCTCGAAAGAGATAAGGATGGAAAAGCACGTAATCGTATTGATGTAATTAAGGAACGTTTTAACCTTCGTAAGGATATTAAATTATATCCAAATGAAAATGGTTTAAGTTATACAGAGCTTCGAGCTATGTTGAATCTTAAGACTAAGAAATATTCTGACTTAACAACAGATCAACTTCTTGTTTTAAGAGATAAGGTATTGTTCCGATTTGAGGATGAAGTGCGTTTTCATATTTCTCAATGGGAAGATATTATTAATAAAATTGAACGTGTTGCTGAAATTAAAGGTATTACTTTGGAACGTAATTAATTTAGCAGATTTATTTCCTATAGATACATATTCATCTTTAATCTATTATATTAGTTAATGGATTTATTTGGATATGTATCAAGGGATGAACGTCAGGAACAATGTAGAGTAACTTGGATTAAAAATAAGTGTAAAGGGTCTATACAAGCCTGCACGGGATTCGGAAAAACGCGTGTAGGACTTAATTGTATTAAAACTTTATTGTCTAAGAGACCGGGATCAAGAGTTCTTATTGTCGTTCCTACAGACGTATTACAAATTCAGTGGCAAAATATACTTGACAGCAATGATTTATCTTTTTATTGTACTGTTGCAGTTATTAATACTGTAGTAAAACATTCTTGGCAATGTGATTTACTTATTTTAGACGAAGAACATCGTTATGCTGCTGATACTTTTAAACAAGTATTTAAAAAAGTACAATACAAGATGATATTGGGACTAACTGCAACCTTTGAAAGACTTGATGGAAGAGAAAAAATTATAGCTAAATATTGCCCAGTTATTGATAAAATTACTGTACAAGAAGCTCTATTAAATGGGTGGGTATCTAAATTTAAAGAATATTTAGTTCTTATTGATGTTAATGATATTGATAAATATAAACAACTTAATAAAGAATTTACATCACATTTTGAATTCTTTAATTTTGATTTTGATTTAGCTATGAAGATGATCGGAAAAGATGGCTATAAGTATAGAGTAGCTTATCGAGATCAATTACTTCCAGATAATGCTTTAGAAGAAGATAGATCTAATATGTTTAAGAATATTACTATTCATGCTATGGGATTTATGAGAGCTATGCAAGATCGCAAAACTTTTATAAATAATCATTTAAAAAAGACAGAAGTAGCTAATATGATTATTCAAGCTAGACCTAATTCTAAAATTATTACTTTCTCTAATAATATTAAAATGGCTGAATCCATAGCAGTAGGAGAAGTATATAGTGGTAAGACTTCTAAAAAGAAAGGAAGAACTACTATTTCAGAATTTAATCTAAAACCTACAGGGGTACTTAATACTGTTAAAAAGGCTATTGAAGGCTTAGATGTGAAAGGATTATCGGTTGCTATTAATATAGGTATAGATAGTTCTGAAATAAAAGCAGTCCAAAAACTTGGAAGAATTATTAGAGCAGAGGAAGGAAAAGAAGCAGAAATGTTTAATATTATTATAAACAATACTGCGGAAGTTGAGTGGTTCAAAAAATCACATAAAAATGCTGAGTATATAACCATTGACGAAGAAAATTTAAAGAAAGTATTACTAGGAAAGGAATATAATGAGTATAGAAAGCCTATTCCTAAACTTTCTTTTAGGTTTTGATACATATAATAAAACTCCGAGAGGAGAATAAATATTTTGTAGTTTGAGATATGTTGGTGAACAATTCTTAAACTAGTTTAAATTGAAAAAATTTAATTATTCTATTGATGATGATATTGCATTTCAAGAAAAATATCAAATAACCCCTACAGAATTATTTGTACTTAAAATTATTCTTTTATTACAAGAAGATACTCAAGATGAAGAATATCTTAAAAGATTTCTTCAGATTTCTGATAATAAAGAATGTTTTAGAGATACCTTGCAATCTTTGCAAAATAAGGGGTTAATCTTAAAATCCTATAAAATTCCTAATAAAGGAGAGCCATTTAATCCTTATGATATTGCTATTAATAAAGTATTGATAAAAAATATGCATAAAGCATCTTTTGATTTAGGTCAAGAACTAATGGAAGTTTATCCTAGATATGGTATGATTAATGGTGGAATGGTTCCTTTACATGGAGTTTCTAAACGTTTTGGAAGTCGTGAGGATTTCTTTCGTTTTTATAGCAAAATTATTAATTGGAATCCAGAAACTCATAGTAAAATTATTGAGTTAATTAAATGGGAACAAGCTAATAATGTAGGATTTTTAAATATGACTGTTTTATCTTTTGTAATTGATCATCGATGGGAAGCATTACAAGATATTAAAGATGGTAAGTTAAGTAATGTTACATTTAATACGATAGAGAGTTTATAATGAGTTATAAATCTTTATTAACTGAAATTGATAAAGGTAGAGCTGGTAGAAGTCATGGAACTCCTATTGGATTACCTAAATTAGAGGAATTAACTGATGGTGTAACACAGGGAACTTATACTTTAATCTTCGCTGGTTCTGGAATTGGCAAAACTAATCTTTTAGTATATGCTTATCTCTATAGAGTTATTATGGAGCATCTTGATGATGGAAAATTAAGAATTAATTTCTTTTCTCTAGAGATGAAATCTGAAATTATACTAGCTAAACTACTTTCATTGTATATTTATGAAAAGTTTGGAAAGAGATTAGGATTCAAAGAATTGTTATCCAGGAAAAAAGACTATATATTATCTGAAGAGGATTATAAAATAGTTAATCAGTGTATTCCTTGGCTTGAGAAAGTCGATAAAATATTAAATATAATTGATAAAAATGTTAGTGCTGATGGAGCATATGCTATAGTTATGGAGGATCTTAAAAAAGAAGGAACTTTTGAAGGTGCTGGGAAAGCACGTAAATATATTCCTAATGATCCAGATAAACTATTGATAACAATGATGGATCACATGGCTTTGCTAAAGTATACAAAATCTAAAAAAGAGGAAATTGATAAATGGTCTCATTATGCAGTTAGTCTTAGAAATAGAACTAATATGTCTTTTGTAATGTTAATGCAAAGTAATAGAGACGCAGCTTCTATGGATAGAAAAAAGCAGGGTTATCAGGAACCTATGCCTTCTGACCTAAAAGATAGCGGTGGTCCTTATGAGGATTGTGATTGTTGTTTATCAATATATGATCCAATTGTAGATCACTTAGCAAACTATCATGAATATAACATTAAAGCAATGAATGGAAGATTCAAAGCTATTATCTGTTTAAAAAATAGATACGGAGCATCTAATAAGGCTGATTATTGTTATTTTGATGGTAAAATTAGTTATTGGAAAGAACTTCCTCCAGCTAATGAGATACATGACTACACTAACATATTTAATAAGAAAGATAAAGTTAAAATAGAAGATAATAATGATACTAAATTTAACTTTACAATGTAAAAAATGGCAGAATTAATAGCTATAGTAGGAGAAAGTGGTAGTGGAAAGACTACTTCTATTAGAAATCTTGACCCAGAAACTACTTTTATTATTTCAACTACGGGAAAGCGTCCTGGAATTAAGGGAGCAAAGAAAAAATATCCAGATTTTAAAGTAAATAAAGAAACTAAAGAAATTTCTGGTAATTTTTATACTACAAGCAATATAGATCAAATTGCCAAGATGATGAGCCTCATCAATACTAAATTAACTAATATTAAAGTGCTCATTATTGATGATTTTCAGTATCTTCAAGCATTTGAGGCTATGGCTAGAGTGGATGAGAAAGGATATAGTAAGTTTACTGACATGGCTAAACATGCATACGAAGTTCTTAAATCTTCTATGGATCTTAGAGATGATTTATTCGTAGCAGTACTTACTCACAGTGAGAATACTGGAGATAATCTTAATCCTTATCTGAAAATTAAGACCCAAGGAAAAATGTTAGATTCAGTTATTACACTTGAAGGCCTTTTCACTTATGTACTTTTCACTAAGGTTGTTCGGGATGAAGGAACTAATGAGGTACAATATAAGTTTCTTACTAATTCAGATGGAACATGTACAGCTAAATCCCCTATGGGACTGTTTGATGATACTCTAATAGATAATGATTTAAATTTTGTTATTAATAAAATTAAGGAGTATAACGAAGACTAATGAAACTTGTTAAAATTACTGTAAAATCTGAATGGGTAGATGAAACAACTGGTGAAATTATTACGGACGAGCGAGTTCTTAATGATTCTACCGTAAAGACTAAGAAAGCCTCAACTTCTAAAAAGAAGAAGGAAGAAGATAATGATCCAACACCTAAACTTACTTTAGATGATACTAAGTATCATTTAAATAATGCAGCTATTCAACTTTTAGGAGTAGAAGCTGGAGATAAGATTGATATTAAATATCAAAAGGTAGACGGATTTAATAGTAAAGTTCCAATTATTGGAACTGATGCTACTTTCCAAACACAAGGAGGTAATAAGCTTTCTAAGTCAAATACAGTTATCTGTAGAGGTACAGGTAATGACCGACTATCAGAATATGGACATAACTTTGTATTAACTGTACATCCACATAATGATAGTTTATTTGTTCTTAATGGAGATGCAGTTCGTGAGGAAGTAGCAGCTCCAGAAGAAATAAAAGTTCCAGAAAAAGAAAAGGAACAAGAAGTAGATAATTTATTAGATAATTTAGATAGTAAAGCAGAAGATACAGAAGAAATTAACGCAGATGATTTTGATTTTACTTTTTAAATTTTAATAAATTATGATGAATTTTGGTTCTTTAGCAGACACAGTAGCAGTTAGTGGTAGTAGACGTCTTAAGCCTTGGGGTATTTATCCTGTCAAGTTTCAAGGTGTAGAGGTACGAGAAATTCAAGGTAAATTGTTTTAATTTTTAGGGTTTGGATCATAATAATTTTGATATCTAAAATAATTGTTATACAATTGTATTAGACTATTAAAAATTATTAACCTAAAAATTAATCTAAATATGGAAATATTTGAAAAAGCTTTATAGGAGTATTTAACAAATGAAACTTCTACAATAGGTAAAATTTGTAAAAAATTTAAAATAGATAAGGATAATTTTATAGAATTTCTTCATAGTAAGAAATATTATAATGCTAGAGAAAGATCGAAAAGAAAAACTACAATAGCTTTACATGATGCTGCTGAATTTTATATACAATGTGATATTACTAAAAATCCAATGTATGAAGTCTCTAAAAAATTTGGAACAAAATGTGAAACTTTATCTGAATATTTGAAAACTTATTATACTACCCAATATAAAGTAGATGATACTGTTTTTGATAATATAGATACAGAGGAGAAAGCTTATTGGTTAGGTTTTATTTTTGCAGATGGATATATTAGTGCTTCACCAATAGAAGAAAATAAAAATACTAATTATACTTTTGAACTTTCTTTAAAATTATCTGATTTAGAACATTTAAAAAAAGCTAAGGAATTTTTTAAATTTAAAAGAAATATTTTAACTGATTCATATAGATGTAGATTAGAAATAAATTCTAAACGTCTTTGGGAAAAGTTAAATAATTTAGGATGCACTCCTAGAAAATCTTTAACTTTAGAATTTCCTAACATTAATATTTTTAAAGATAAATCTTTAATAAGACATTTTATTAGAGGTTACTGGGATGGAGATGGTTGTTTAACTTATAAAAGAGAAAATTATCCAACTATTTCTGTTCTAGGAACTTTTAATTTCTTAGAAAATATTAAAAAATATATAAATTGTTCTACTAATAATTTGTATAATAATAACAATAATCCAGATTGTTTAACTAAAGTTTTAAAAATTAATGGTAAAAAAGCTTTTAATGTAACTAAATTACTATATTCAAATTGTTCTATCTATTTACAAAGAAAATATGAAAAATATTTAGAATATTGCCGTCTATTTGAGGAATCAGATAGACTATTATCGAGCAAAATCGGGGAAGACTGTGATGTTAATCCCGAGGTAAATTAATTAATAATATAATTAATCACTGTAACGCGTAGAGATTGAAACTATTTAATAATAGAATATAATATCTCCAAGAGTGTTCGACATCCCAACTGAAATAAGTGGATGAAAAGGTACGCTGGACTGTATTAAATTAAGAAAATATAGAAGTATAGATAAAAAGCTATACGATAACAAAATCGAAGAAAGACCCTTCTAAGACTTATAAGATTCTAACAGCTAAGTTTGAGGGAGAAAATGGCTACTACAATGAAGATACATTCTTCCCTAACGAAGATAGTGCTAAAAGAAATACATATACTAATAAAGAAGGACATGAAGTAGAAATGCCTTCTGGTTTTGAGCAGATTATGACTTATATCGCTCAGCTTGCAGGAGTTCTTAATCCAGATGGATTTAAGAAAATGCAGGCAGCATCATCTAAGTTTAAGTCTTTTGATGATGTATGTAAAGCATTAAATCAAATTCTTACTCCAAAAGTAGGTACAGAGTGCTTTATTAAGTTGGTAGGACGTAACCGTGATGGTCGTATCCAGCCAGCTTTGCCTCGTATTACTGCGTTAAACAAAGAAGGTAAGGTATTTACAAGTGATAATTTTATCAGCTTGAAGAAAGATATTCTTGCCTTTACTGAATACGAGGAGACACAAATTAAGGCATACAAGAATGCTAAGCCTACAAGTATGCCAGACGATGTTGATGATGAACCTACAAGTCAAGGTCATGGTTCAGAAGACGATGACTTTTCTGACTTGCTTTGATACTTAAATAAATAAGCTTATATTTAAGGTTCAATTTTAAATTTATATATGATATTAGATTTTACATTTGAACCAAAAATTACTAAGTCTTATTTACTTTCTAAATATTCAGAGGAAACTTATATGGAGTATTATCTTGGATTAAAGGTGGCTAAAGGATTATTTTGTTCTCCTTTAAGAAAGGATAATACTCCTACTTGTTCTTTTTATAAAAATAAATCTGGAGAACTTATATTTAAGGATTTTAATGGAAGTTTCTATGGTAACTTTATAAATGTTGTTATGGAAAAATTCCATGTTAATTATCATCAAGCTTTAAAAATAATAGCAGAAGATTTTGGCTTATCTAATAAGCACGTTGATAGAGAAATTCAACCTATTAAACCAAGTACTACTGTTTTTAAAGATGAAGGTCCTGCAGATATAAGAATAGAAGTAAAAGACTTTACTATAACTGAAATACAGTGGTGGGAAAGTTATGGTATTACTCTAGATATATTGAAAAAATATAATGTCTATTCTTGTCAAAATGTATTTTTGAATGGAGATTTATTTAAAACAGAATATAAAGATAACTTTATGTTTGGCTATTATGGGGGGAAAAAAGATAAACTAGAATTATGGAGAATCTATTTCCCCAAACAATCTACTTATAGATTTCTTACTAATTGGCCAGCTAGAAAAATTCAAGGCTATAAACAACTTCCTAAAACAGGTAAATTGTGTGTTATTACAAAATCAATGAAAGATGTAATGTGTTTATATAGCTTAGGAATTAGTGCAATAGCTCCAAATAGTGAAAATTTATTTATTTCTGATAGTGTATTAGAAGATCTAAAAAGTAGATTTAAATATATTGTTGTTTTCTACGATAACGATCTTCCTGGATTGCAGAACATGCAAAAGATAAAAAACAAACATAAAGAACTTAATTATTTTTATATACCAAGACATTATAAAGCAAAAGATATAAGTGACTTTCATAGAGAATATGGAAGAGATAAAACTTTGAAATTTATTAAAGAAAGCATTTTAAAATTTAAAAAATATGAAGTAGAAAGAACTTAATACATCTTGTAAAATAACTTATCCTGATAAAACTATTTTAGAATTTGAATCTTTAGAAGAAGCAGCTAAAGGTACTGAGGAGTATTTTAATTCTCATCCAGAATTACCAAAGAAATTTAGACCTATTTTATCTGTAAATTCTATTAAACTACGTTGCAATAAATCTACTCCAACAAAAGATGGAGTAATATGCGAATGGTTAGATTCTCATACTAAAAAATCATATCAAGCTAAGAAAAGTAAATCTAAAGGAAAAGATCTTGAATATCATATACGAGACGAACTTCGTAAAATAGGATATACTGGCTGTGAAAGATCTGCAGGAGAATCTAAGAAATTAGATAATGCTAAAATTGATATAATAGATCTTGAAGGTAGGTTACCAGTAAATATTCAAGCTAAGAATTACTCTAATACTCCAAATTATTTTGGAATTAGAGAAGAATGTCCAGATAAAAGTAAACCATTTACTTTAATTTGGAAACGTAATACTATTAGTACTAATAATACTGTAGCTATTATTCCAGAAGATTTCTTTTATAAACTACTTGATACTTATACTAAATATAATAATATTTAATAATTAAATAATATGTTACGAATAGGTTTAGATATTGATGAAGTATTAGCAGATTTCTTTAATACTTATTTATCAATTTTTGGTAATCCTAAAAATGATTACGAAATAACAAGAAATGTACAAAGAATATTATCTAAAGATAAAGATTTCTGGTTAAATCTTCCTAAGTTAAGGGATATTGATTTTGTTCCAGAACTTTATTGTACTAAAAGAGTAAATCCTAAACAATGGACTAAACAATGGTTAAATAATAATGGATTTACAAGTAGTCCTGTATATCAAATGTATTACCAAAAAGGTAATAAAGCTAACATGATTAAAGGGCGTTGTGATGTATTTGTTGATGATTCTGTATCTAATTTTAAAGCAATGAATAAAAGAGGTGTTCCTTGTCTACTAATGGATACTCCATTTAATCAGCATGCAGGTCCTGTATTACGTATATACTCACTTGATAAATATGAAATTGAAGAAGTTTATAACTTAGGTAAAGAACAAAACCTATTTAGAGACTTTGAAGAATTATACTAAATGAAGTTAAGTGAAATTCATATTAAACCACTTTTAGAAACTTTAAGATTCGAAGATATAGATGATGAAATTTATTTCTCTGAAAAGTATAGTGGTTATGTGAGTAATTCACGTCTTTCTAGAATAAATCCAGACCAGGATGGATCTCCAGAAAAGTTTTTTAATCAAACTTTAGGAATATATACAGATAGCATAGTATTTGGTAGTGCTATTCACGAGTTAGTATTACAACCAGAGAGTTTTGAATTAAATGAATTAGCTAATAGACCTACAGCTAAAGCTGGATTTATGGCTGATGAAGTATTTAAAACTTATAAAAATAATGGCAATATTATAGAAGCTATTTATAAAGCTTCTGATAAAATTGGATATTACAAAGATAAATTAACTGAAAATAAAATTAATAAGTTAGTTGATCAATGTACACCTTATTGGCAAGATAGATTAAAGTTCGAGCAAAACAATAATCCAGATAAAATACAAATATATTTGGATCCTAAATCAAGAGAACGTCTAAAATCTTGTTTATTTGCCATTAATAAAAATGATAATATTAAATCATTATTAAATCCTAAAGGTATTATAGAAGATCCAGAAAATGGATACGAAAAAGCAATTCTATTAGATGTAGAAGTAACTTTTGATGATCCTAATATAAAACCTTTTATATTACGTTTAAAGTCTAAGTTAGATAATTATACTATAGATAGAGAGAATAATACTATATTAGTGAATGATTTAAAGACGCATGGAGCAATTCTTCCAGAATTTGATAATGCTGTAGATAAATATCATTACCATAGAGAAATGGCTATGTATTCATGGCTATTATCTATGGTAGCTAAAAAGTATTATAATATGGATAATCCAACTATTAAAAGTAACTTTTTAGTAGTGCAGACTATTCCAGAATTTTATACTAAAGTATCTCCTATGACAAGTAAATTATTTAATCTTGGTTTCGATGAATTTAAAAGGCTTTTAAAATTAGTTGCATTTTATAAAGCTAATGGATATGTCCTTTAAAGAATTAGAACGTCTTTATAAAGAAAATTTTAGCTTAGGTTATATAGATTTAGATATTAATAATAAATTTGCATTAATATCTTTAATTTGTTATATAACTACACACATGCAAGCTAAAAAGCCAGATGTTACTTACTACCAAGTTATATATAAGTTAGCTGAAGGTACTGGTTGGAAAGAAGAAGATATATATAAACTTACTATTATGTGCGAAGATTTCGGATATGGATGTAAAGAATTTCCAACTTTTGGATTAAAACCAAAGGAAATGGCTGCAAAAATAAAAGAAATCATGAATAAGTCTTTGCCATTTTAAAGACAATTTCCAAGTAATTAGTAAATTAGATAAAAATTAATTTAATGTGATTTTAACATTTATTTACTTTGACTGAAAAAGTTTTGAGTATATAATTGTATCACAAACCTCAGAAATGAGGTAAAGATAATTAAAACACATATAGATAATTTTTATGAATTAATGTTTAAATTTTTGTTATTAATATGGAAAATGTATTGAATTTTAAGAGAGTAGAATTGATGGGTGCAACTAAGGAAGAGGCTTTGGCAAAGGCTCCATTTGAAATTATGGGTGATGCTACACAGGCATACAAGAACTGGAAGAAGACAGCTACAGCTGATTCTGACGTAAACGATTTCTATCGTGAGTACTTGACTAAGAAGTCAAAGAATGTGCCTGGTGTTGGTTTCTCAATCACTATTGATGCAGCTGTTGCTGATAGTCGTGAGCGTCCTTGGAAGATTACTGATGTAAAGAATGAGCAAGGCAAGCGTAAGTATGAGACAGTTCTTGTTTTGAAGGATGTTGCAACAGGTAATGTTCTTGGTAAGGTAGCTGGTAAGAAAGTTGATGCTAAGGAACTTGCTAAGAAAGTTATTAAGGATGGTTTCAAGGGTAAGGGTATTGCTGTTTATTCTAAGGAAGTTACAGTAGGTGAGCCTAAGGCATTTACTTTTGAATATGCTCCTTCTAAGAGTTCACATGCAGGTACTTATGTGGTATTTGGTGTTGTAAAGAATGCGTAATCTACTCTAACAATATAAAGGGTAGTCGGGATATTTCTCGGCTACCCTTATTTTTTTTATTCCAACTTGAAAAAGTAATAATTATTAAAACTCGAAAGAGTATAAATTAAATTTTAAAATATGACAAAACAAACAACTATTAATAAAGTAATTGATTTTCTAACACGAGTAAAGAACGCAGGATATACAAGTGTATTGCAGTATTGTAGAGACTTTAATGAACCTTATCAAAATTATATTGTGAATATTAATAGAATTTTGAAAGATGAAGAGTTAGATGATGAGTGTAAAAATACTATTAGAACATTAAAATCTGATATTAAATGCAATAATAAGACTACTAATTCTGTTGTTAATTCCGAGAAGATTGATTCCGACGATCGTGCTAGTACAGAAATAGTACGTGATGAAGAAGGTAAAGTACTTTATTATAAGTTTGAAATTTATCGTAAAGATAAGTCGCCAGTAGTAGGACAGCTTACACGTGAAGAAATGAATAGTGTATATCGTCTTTATTCATATTATAGTGCTAATATTACTCAGCGTGAAATTTCTCGTACTCTTCCAGAATATTCTTTAGTCGATTTTAAACGCATTCTTCGCGTATTTAATATCACTAAGTCTTGTTCTCCATTTGCTCCTCATATGTACGAAGAATATACAGAGAATGAACTTAAGGATATGCATCTTCGTTTAAAGGAGAATGATTTTCTAAAGAAGCTAGAAAAGGAAGAAGTAGAGGATCTAAAGAAGCTTAATATTAAGCTCGCTAAAGAACTTAATAATCTAAAGAATAATGTAATTCAGAATGTAATTGACGCAGGTCTTGAAATTAAAGATTCTGATTATAATCCAAAAGAATTTATAAAGAATAATCCTAATTCTAATAATTTGATTATTTGGCTTTCAGATATGCATATAGGAGCTTATAACGATGCTTTTGGTGCTTATGACATTGCAGAATACAATAAAGATGATATTAAGAAGCGTCTTGATATTATTGTTGCTAAATTTGCAGGAAGATTTTATGATAATATTTATGTTGTGAATTTGGGAGATTCAATTGATTCTTATAATAAGGAAACAACTAGAGGAGGACATCCACTTCCTTCTATATGGAATGATAAGGAAATATCTATGATTTACATAGAGTTAATGAAAGAATTCTTTATTGATTTACAGTATAATGTTACATATAATACTATGACTTATATTTGTATTGGAGAATCTAATCATGATGGTAATGCAGGATGGCTTAATAATAAAATTCTTGAAGCTCATCTTCAGAATATTGGAATTAAAACTTATATTAGTAATTATTCTATTGATTCTTTCAGTGTAGGTAAGCACACCTTTGTATACGCTCATGGTAAAGATAATCAAAATCAATTTAAGAATTTCCCTCTTACTTTGAATGATAAGACTGATTTATACTTTACACAATGGATGAATGAAAATAATATTGTTGGTAAGTATAAGTATGTAGTAAAGGGAGATTTACATCGTTATGCTTATACTGTAGGTAATACATTTGATTATATTAGTGTAGGATCTCTTTATGGAAGTAGTAATTGGATTACTGCTAACTTTGGTAATACTAAGTGGAGTATTAACTTTATGGAAATTCAAGGAGACGATATGAAGATAGGAACTATTAGAGAATAGTAATATTTATTAATTTAAAAAAAAATTATGGATAATTTAGTAGAAAAAGTAATTAAATTATGTAATAATATTTGTAAAGGTGTTTATCCTGTTGAGGAACTTTTAGTTTGTGGAAGAAAATCTATATTATATTTTAACGATATAACTATAATAGCCCATACTAACACTTTATCATTTAGTAATGGTAAAGGTAAAATAGATACTAAAATAAATGAAGTTGATAGAGCAAAATTATTAATTGCTTTTACTGATGTATTAAAATTTTCAGAAACATTAGTTAATAATACCTTAGACGAGCTTCTAAATGTAAAAGACCCTAAGATTTCTAATGTTAATGAATTAGACTGTGATAATTAATGGATATTCAATTAGACGATTTACTCAAAGGAAAACAAACAAGAATTAAAGATAAAGAATATTTTGAAACAGAAGCCTATGTAACTCCTTTCTTAGAAAGAATGAGTAAGATTACTTCTGATTTTAGAGTTAAAGTAGAGTTACCTTCACAGGTAACTCTTACTAAAGAAGGGGATGTAAATCTTGAAGATATTACTTATAACAGAGTATGGTTACAGGCTGTACTTCCAGAAAGTTATAATGTAGATAATCATCAAGATGTAGTAGGAATGGTTTACGGTTTAGATACTAGAAAACCAATTGCTAAATTTTATAGAGGTGGATTGAATATGGCATGTACTAATTTATGTGTATTTAATCCAGATTATCTTGATGTTCAAGAATTACAACCTGAATCTGCCATTGATTATCGTCCTTTAGATACTTTAATTAATAAAGCAAGTGAAATTAAAGTATTTTTGGACAAACTTCATAATAGTACTTTCCCAAAAGACAATCAATATATCAATGAGCAATTGGGTATGTGGATAAGAAACAGTCTTAACATGCCTTATTACAACGGAGTTAATAATGTAAAGTTGGCAACTTCTACTGCTATTGATGCGTATAAGCTTTTATTTGAAAAAGAAGCTTCTCCTTATTTTGTACCATCAGATTCTAATACTGATATGTTTAATGTATACAATGCTTTTACTGAACTTATTAGTAATGATAAAGATAAGGATATTATGAATAAATGCGAAAAAACACTACTTTTAAAGAGTATTTTAGGCATCTAATTAGTTTTGAATTGTGAATTATTTAGACTATCTTTATAGTTCACAATTTAAAATACTAATATATGATTGTAATTAAAAGAGACGGAAGAAAAGAACAATTTGACGAAAACAAGATTAAGAAAGCTATTTCAAAATGTTACTTAGCTAATGACGAATTACCAGATGAAACACAAATTAATAAGATTGTATCAGAGATAGAAAATTTAACTGATGAGTTAACAGTAGAAGAAATACAAGACTTTATAATTAATGATTTAGAAGATTTAGACATAGCTCAATCTTATAAAGAATATAGGGAACAACGGAATAAAATTCGAGACTTTAAATTAAATCAAAAGTTTTATAATACTGTTACTGAACTAGTTGATAGAAAACAAAATGAAGCATCTAAAGAAAATTCTAATAAAGATGCTACTCAAATTCATGTAATTAGAGATTTAATTGCTGGAGAAACTTCACGTAAGCTTTATAATGAACTTATAATGCCAGAGAAATTACGTGAATTACATGAAAAAGGAGTACTTCATGTACACGATACTGACTACAGATTACAGCAAAATGAAACTAATTGTGAACTCTCAGACCTTTACAATGCTTTAAATTATGGTACTGTAATGAATGGTAAGTTTATCGAACCACCTAAGAGTTTAAGAACTGCTTGTACTGTAGCATCACAAATTATTACTGCTGTTAGTTCATCTACTTACGGAGGTCAAACTATTACTATGTCACATTTAGCTAAATTTGTTAAAGTATCTAAAGAAAAGATAACTAAGAAGATGGCTAAGCTTGGAATTAATGATTCCAAAGTAGTTGAGGCTCTATTACAGGATGAAATTAAAGACTCAATACAAACTTTACTATATCAGTTGAACACTATAAGCTGTACTAATGGTTAATTTTGGCCCTTATATATAGTAATATATATAATGCAGACTGTGAACTAATAAATATTAGGTGTGTTAATAATTCTTAATATCTATTATATTTTATTGGACTGACCATTTAAATATAATATATTTGTAATAGATAAATTAATTATTAACGCTAACGGTGAATACTATGCTAATTTATAAAATTACTAATAAAATTAATGGAAAAATTTATATTGGATAGACTACAAGAACTTTGAAAGAGAGATGGGCAGATTATATTAAAGAATATAAATATATAAAAGAAGATTCTAAGAATTTACGTCTTATTATTAAGGCTTTTAGAAAATATGGAATTGATAATTTTGAAATAACTATATTAGAAGATTCTATAGAAACGTTAGAAGAATTAAATAATAAAGAGCGTGATTATATTCTAAAATATAATTGTACTGATAAAACTATTGGGTGTAATATTGAGTTCGGAGGTAATGGTTTTGGAAAGCATACTGAAGAACAGAAAAGAAAAATATCAGAAGCTCAATTAGGTGAGAAAAATCATATGTGGGGAATTAAAGGAGAATTAAATAAATGCTCTAAAAAAGTAATAGAATTGACCACTGGCAAAGTTTATGCTTCTGCTACAGAAGCTACTGAAAAACTAAATTTAGGAGTGAGTGCTATTACTAAAGTATGTGCTTGTGCTAGAGGTGATAGAAACAGCACTCATAATCTAGTATTTAGATATTTAGATGAAAATTTAAATCCTATATATGTTGATTTACCTAAATCAGAAAAAGAAGTTAAATATGTTATTGACATTGATCATAATATAACTTATGATAGTGTTGAAGATGCTTCAAAAAAATTAAATATAAAACCAGACTATATTAGAACCTCATGTAATAAAGGTACAAAAACTGGAGGAATCCATTTTAAATATGGAGAATTGCATAAAATAACATATTGTAAAGGTAGTAAAATATTTAATAAAGTATTACCAGAATATAAATACTTAGTTGATACCGTGCTAAGCTCAAATAATGAGAAAGTGTAACGACTATTCCTGAAATGGAAGTAGATATAATGTGAAAGCCATTATGTCGAAGCGCAGTCTACCCGACCAAGTGATGTTGAGGGTAAAGAGATAGTCTAATCTATATGGTAACATATAGGGCGAATGCAATCGCCATTCATCACATTATTTTTATACCTTGATGAGAAACCTGAGTATAAAAATGAAACTTTAATGCTTTGTAAAGAAGTAATTAAACAACGTATAGAAGGTATGAAATCTCTTTCTGGACATATTATCAGTCCTACATTCCCTAAATTAGTAGTTTGTTTAACTGATAATATGTTTATTGAAGGCACACCCGATTATGAATTTGCAAAATTATGTGCTAAGTGTGTAACAAAACGTATGGTTCCAGATTTTATATCTGAGAAGAATATGAAAGCACTTAAAGAAGGATGTGTGATACCGCCCATAAATAAACTTGTGGCTTAATATAGTGATGTATTAAGAATAAAAGATCTAAACTTGGAAACCTAAGTATTTTTATAATATATGGTAATCAAGTACTAAATTAAAATTTAAATAAATACCTAAACTGGGAGTTATGTGGAAAACTATAAATATTTTTAGAAATCAATTTAAAATTAATGAAAAAGGAGAAGTATATAATACTTTAACAAAACATTATATAAAAGGAGATATTAATAATTTTGGTTATTATAGAGTTTGTTTATGGGATAATAAACATAAAAAAAGATTTTTTAGGCATAGATTAGTTGCTGAATATTTTATACCAAATCCAGATAATAAACAATTTGTAAATCATATTGATGGTGATAAATCTAATAATTGTGTAGAAAATTTAGAATGGTGTAATCAATCAGAGAATGAAAAACATGCCTATAAAGTTGGTTTAAAACCAAAACAAGGTTTACCTTTTATTATAGAATTTAATGATGGCACTAAAAAGCAATATCAAGATCAATATCAAGCAGCAGAAGCTTTAAATTGTAGCCAGGCTTTAATATCTAAATATTTAAATAAAGGAGTTACTAAAAATAATAAGTATAAGGTTAAATCCATTTATTTTATAAATGTCTAACGACTATTATGTAGAGCCAAGTGGTAAGGCATAGCGGAAAATAAGTCCTTTTAAATCGAAAAGATCTTTATCTATTTATTTTTAAATAGATAGTGAGATAGTCTAAACTATATAGAAATATATAGAAGTTCATAAGAGAACTGCTGTAAATTAACGAATTACAGTGAATATTTTGGGGTTGTAGAAGTATCCTACATCCATGGAAGGATAAAAATGGTAATTATCAAGTATATGGTAGAAATAATGTTGGTGTGATATCAATTAATTTACCATATTTAGCTCTTGAAAGTAAAACTATAGAAGAATTTTATAGTAAACTTGAAGATATGATTGATTATGTTTCTAAAACACAAAAATCTATCTATGATGTTATTGTAGACTCTCCAGTAGATATTGCTCCTATACTTTATATGTATGGAGTATTAGATAGAGCTAAATCAGGAACTAAAATTAAAGACGTCATTGGAAATCGTAAGTGTTCTGTATCTATAGGATATATGGGAATTGCAGAATGTGTCGAACGATTTGGAATACATTATAATACTAAAGAAGGGCATGATTTAGGTATTAGTATTATTAAACATATGTTTGATAGAACTAATTATAATAAAGAAAAATATGATATTGCCCTTAGTTTATATGGTACTCCCGCCGAGAGTTTGACCACAAAGTTTGCTAAAGCATTAAAAGTATTCCCTACTATTCCTCATGTAAATGATAGAACTTATATTACTAATAGTTATCATATTCCTGTAGAAACAGAGATTGATGCTTTTAGTAAAATGGATTTTGAATCAGAATTTCAGAAATACTCTACAGGTGGCTGTATAAGCTACGTTGAGGTACCTGATGTTCGCAATAATCCAGAAGCGATCTTTGAATTAATGAAACATATATATGATGTAATGGTTTATTGTGAGATAAATACTACATCATGTTCAATTTGTTATAATTGTGGTTTTGAAGGTGAAATAGAATTATCAGAAGATGGTACTCATTGTACTTGTCCAAATTGTGGATGTACTGATCCTTCTAAATTACATGTTGTTCTTCGCTCTTGTGGATATCTTGGTGAGTATTCATTAGGAACATCTATAGGAAGAGCTGGAGATATTGTTCATAGAGTAAAACATTTATAATTATGGATGAAGAATTATTTGATAAAGAGTTGCAACAAAGACTTGGAATAAGATACGATAAGGAAACTGGCATATTCAATGCTGTTGGTTATATTCCAGATCCTATTGTTTTTACTAATATAGCAATATACAAACAAATTATGAAAATATATGCTTAACATCTTAGAAATAAAACAATATGATGTTATCAATGGTCCTGGAATAAGATGTTCTATTTGGGTAGCTGGATGTAATAATCATTGTGAAGGTTGTTGGAGTCCTCATACATGGAATCCAAATCAAGGTAGACCTTTAAAAGAGTGTATTCCAGAAATTAAGAATTATCTTAATAATCCAAAAGTAACTGGAGTATCTATATTAGGTGGAGATCCATTCTACCATTTATTTAATGGAGATTATAATGATGTAGTAACTTTATTAATATTATGTCATAGTTATAATAAACCTGTATGGGTATGGACTGGTTATACAAAAGAAGAAATAGATAAACGGTTACAAGAATTACGTATGCCTAATTTATTAACTGCTTTTGTAGATGTTCTTATTGATGGGCGATTTGATGTTACTAAAAAAGATATGAATCTTAAATGGAGAGGTTCATCAAATCAAAGAATTATAAAACTTAATAAATAAAAACATAGCTCACTAGTTAATTCTAGTGGGCTATTTTTATATAAATATGGAACTTATTTATACTGATGGATGCTGTAATAATAGTTTATCTATAGATGGTAAAGAAAGTATTGACATGAATATGGAAGACTTTAGAAAAGTAATCCATAAAATTGTTGATAAAATTGAGGATTTTTCTGAATTGCAGGATATCTTTATGAATTTTTTAGTACTTAACGGCGAGCTTATTGATGAATATAACTGTGCTTGTTGTGGAGATTATGTAACAACCCATAAAATAAAAATATGAAAAAGTTTAAATTAATTAGATCTGAAGTTGTACCTATGTTAATTACAGAAACTGTAGAAATTGAAGCTAATGACTTAAAAGAAGCTATTGAAGATGTAGTTGAAGGGTATGGAGAAGTAATTATTTCAGATCAAGAAGAGGTAGCTTATGCTTATAATATAGAAAAGCATGATAATACCAGTACCTTATCTGTATATAATACTGATAAGAAATTACTTTATAATGATAATGATACATTTGCTTATGGTCATAATCCATACAAATGTTTTGAATAAATATTAACTTTTTAAAAATTAAAATTATAAACAAGTTTGAAAAATTAATTAGTGCAAACAGTAATTCAACACTAAAGCGTCGTGCAGGTATTATTAGTAATGAAGCTAAAATGGCTCAAGATGACATTGTAGCTACTATTACTCGTGCAATTAATCAGGAAAATTTAAAGTTAATGAGTCTTACTGACTTTGCGCCTACTCAAACTACAAGTCTACAGCCAGGTAACTTTACAGAAGGTGGTGCTTCATATTTATTAGGTGTATTAAAAGTTGATGCACTTAAACCTAAAGATATTTCTGAAGAACAATTTATTTCTGTTATAGAAGAAGCTTGTGGAATATCTTGTGATTCTGAATGGGGTACACTACAAGAACTAGGACTATGAACTATCTTATAGTATTAGATTATACGTTAAATATTGTAAATGTTTATCCTTATGATTATCCTGAGGATAAAGAATGTGAAGAAATATTAGATGATTTAGGACATAATCCAGGAGATTGCTCTTGGATGATTACTGATAAATTAGACTTACATATATCTTTATGATTTTTGAAAAACTAATAGGACAAAGAGTTTTTATTAGATTTAATAGAAGTAGTTATAGTGATGATAAAAACGCTATTGTATTGGAAGTTACTAATTTTGGTGTATGGATGAAAAGTGACAACAAGATTCGTTTTTATCCATATAATAGTATTGAATATATTTCAACTGATAATTTATAAAATTATGCTAAATGATAAATTAGATTCCATGATTATGGAATCAAGAAAATATGGCGATTCAGATAAATTAAGAGTATTACAAGCTATTAAATCTGAATTTAGTAAAGTAATTCATTCTGGATATATTCTGGATAAGGCTAAAGAAATGAATATTCTACTTAAAATGTATGAAGATAGAAAAAATTCTGCAAAGATTTATTCAGAAAATGGAAGAGAGGATTTAGCTGAAATAGAAAAATGGGAAGCTAGAGAAATTAATCAATTTCTTCCAGAAAGAGTTTCTACTGCAACTATTGTAAAAGAAACTAAAAGTATTGTAGCAAATGAATTTCCTAATGCTACAATGAAAGATATGAAAGCTATTATGTCTAAAGTTAAAGCTAAATACCCTCTAGCTGATGGTAGGATCATTTCTAAAGTAGTTAAAGAACTTATATCTAATGGAAATAAATAAACTTTTATTCAAACCTATTAAAGTTCCTGTTGAATTTTATTATATGTTGTTAAGGCATTTACAATATTCTATTAAAGATATAGAATCTTATGATGAATTAACTAAACAGGAAAAAGAGATATTTCCTAGAGATATATTCGAGAATTTAATAATTAAAAAATAATATGTTATATTTTACGTTAAAATTATCAGAAGAATATGATTATAGTTATGAAATAGATGAAATCAGCAATAATATCAAAGATTTTAATACAGAAGATACTATATTTTGTGCATCCGATAATTATTTATTTAATGAAGATAAAAGTATAGACTTTTGGGAATTAAGTGATTTTGATGTCTATTCTGGAAATGTTTATAAAATCGTTGATGCTAATAGAAGTATAGCTACTGCTATAAATTATGACGATATTTATGATATAAAGGAATTTATAACTTATGAAGCAGCTGTAGCTATAGTTAAAATAGATTATTTAAGTTATTCTCCTGGAAGAAATCTTGTATCTATACAAGATCGTACTAGTAAGATACTATGTGATATATACGAAGTAGATATTCCATTATATAAATAAAAAATAATTAATTATGTTATATTTTTCAATACAACACCCTGATGAATATTCTCCAGAATTTGTAACTCTTTTAAGTGTTTCACAAAATCCAAATAATATTAAAGATTCTGTAATATTTGAAACTAATTCTGATACTGTTACTTTAGAATATACAGAAGATATAGATTCTTATGAAATTTATTCTGGAAATTATGGAATATTAAAATATAAAGATGAATATACAAAAGATTTTAGAGTAATAGGAATGGGACTTACTACTGCTCAAGAATTTGCTGATTATTTTGATAATGAATCAATAAAAGATGTAAAAGAATGTAAATATTATGTTAAAGATAAAGGTAAAATTGTAGTTGAAGAAGATATATTAAAAGACGTTATAGAATTAGTAAATGAATAAAATACTCATAATTCCAGATGTTCATGGTAGAACATTTTGGAAAGAAATAAATCCAGATGATGCTGATTTAATTATATTTTTAGGAGATTATGTTGATCCATATGGAGATGAAGGCATAACTCCTGAAATGGCATTGGATAATTTGAAAGAATTAGTAAATTTCTATAATAAATATAAGGATAAATGTGTCTTCTTAAAAGGAAATCATGATTATCCTTATATATCAGAATTATATAAAAAGAACTTCGATTATTTGTGTAGACATGATTATGAACATGAAAAAGAAATAGCTTCTTTATTAAAAGAACTAGATCTTAAAGATTGTTATATTATTGACAATTATATATTTAGTCATGCTGGGTTTAATAATCATTATTGGAAACTAATTCAGCCTGGATATAAAGTAGGAGAATCAATAAGTGATGTGTTGTTTAATTATCCAGAACTAGCTGCAAGAGTATCTTGGAGAAGAGGTGGAGATTTTAATTACGGAAGTCATGTTTGGGAAGATTTACATTATTTCCTTGAAAGCTCACCTAATAAAGAATTATCCAAGTATATTCAAATATTTGGACATACCTTTATAAAAGAAGCTATACATCATAATAATTGTTACTGCCTAGATTGTCAAGATATATTTAAATTAAATTTAGAAACACATAAATTATGTTATGTTTCAGGAAAAGAAATTACCGAAATATAAATTAGGAGAAGAACAAGAAGAAGTATTATTAAGAATAAAAGATTTTGTAAAAAATAGTAAAGAAATTAGTTTTTCTTTATTTGGACCTGCTGGAACAGGGAAATCTCTTATGATTTCTTATGTTATTAAGTATTTAATAGATGAAGGATATGATTATGCTCTATGTGCACCTACTCATAAAGCTGCTTTAGTTATGAGAACATATACAGGAGAAGATACGACTACCCTTCATAGCCTTTTAGCTTTGTCTCCTAAATTAGATATATTTAAACTTGATTTACGGGAATTACAATTTGTAGCTGGAAAGAGTACAAATCAAATTCCCTATCATGGAGTAGTTATAGTAGATGAAGCTTCTATGATAAATGATGATTTATTTGATATTTTAGAGGAAAAATGTTCACAGTTTAATACTAAAATTCTTTTTATATCAGATAAAATGCAATTACAGCCTGTAAAGTCTAAATCTTATTCAAAAGTATATTCTACTATTAATAAATTTGGACTTACAAAAATCTATAGACAAGATTCAAAAAATGCTGTTTCGCCTGTATTAGAAGCTCTTAGGCACCATAGTATGGATTCTCTGGATAGTAGTCAAGGAGAGACAGGAAGCCTCATCATCAGCTCAGAATTGCGTAATTTCATAGAATTATCTTTACCTAAATTTAAAGAAATTTCTTCTTCCTTAAATGTCTTAAAGACAAGAATTTTAGCTTTTACTAATGAAAGAGTACAAAATTATAATTTAGCTGTTAAGAATCAGTTATTTGGTAAAGAAGAAGAATATAATGTAGGTGAATTATTGACTGCTTATTCTAATGGAAGTTACTTAGGAACAAAATATTATAATTCTATGGATTACATTGTTCAAGTAATCGAACCTACTACTAAAGTTATTGCAGGTATAGAAGTTAAAGGTTTTAATTTATCTATTTGGGATCCATATTACAAAAAGCAATTTAAGATATTTATGCTATCTAGAAATAATTCTAAAGAAGTATTTATTCATATTGCTGCGTCTATAGAATCTGTAAGAATAGAAGCTATTCATTGCAATAATAAAATTCTAAAAGGAAAACTTTGGGGAAAATATTATGGATTACTTGATTCTTTTGCTACTCCTATAGATCTAATATTTGATAATAGAGTAGTTATTAAGAAATCTTTTGATTATGGTTATGCTCAGTCGGTGCATAAAAGTCAAGGAAGTTCCTATGATGAAATATTTATTGATTGGCGTAATATTAATGGATGTAGAGAAGAAGAATTTAAAAGACAATTACAATATGTAGCTATGTCTAGAACTCGAACTAATGCTTATGTATTTATATGATTGATTTGTATTTAGTTTTCGATGATGTTAACGATTTAAATAAAGTAGAGGAGATTATTAATAATAATTTTTATTTACATTATTTAAATATTAATAAACACAATGATAGAAATAAAGCTTTTAAATTTAAAGGAGAATGGTCTGCAAGATTAAATCCTTTTATTTTGTTAGAAGAAAAAGGTAAAGTGTTAAAAGCATATTATTCCGAAACAGGAGAAAATGCTGTAAATCAATTTATTAAAGATTATGCAAAAGATTATAATTCTTGACTATGTCAAAGGTATAACTTATGTAAGGGATTTTTACGAGTATGTTCACACACCAGAAGATATAATAGAAGAATTAGGACTAAGTGTTTCTGATTGTGAGTGGATGATTACTGATGTTTTTAAATTAGATATGAAATAATGGCAAATATATGTAGTAATGAATTACGAGTTTATTCTGAAGATGAGGCTAATTTAGTATACATGAATAATTTGTGTTTTTATTATTTTAGTGTTTCCTCTACCTATGAAGATGATAATGAATTACATATAGTTTTTGAATCAAAATGGGATTTTCCAGAAAGTACTATGAATAAAATATTTGAAGGTATTCCTAATAAAAAAGATATAAATATGGTTTGTCTCTCTGTTGAGTGGGGTAATTACTATTCAGCTTTTCATGTATGTAATTCTGAAGGATGGTGTTTAGAATAAAATATTGGAATGAATATAATAATCCATTTTATTTTTGGTGGAAAGTACGTAAATACTATAAATTTAAATATAAATGGGTTATAGGTAAATATTATTGGATATTTGGGGATCATTTAAATATGCCTAAAGTTTGCTTTAAGTGTGTGGGATTAGGATGGAAAACTAAATATGATGATTATAGATTTGAATGGTCTCCGTATATTTTATTTAGATTTTTTAAATGGCAAATACGTTTTATTGTAGGTCCTATAGGAGGAGTTAGTCAAGATATTTATTGGGAATCTATACTAGAGTTTACGGATAAATTTGATAAACGTTCATTTAAAGAAATAATAGATTCTCATATTTGGAAAGATAATGATAAAGAATTAGATGCTTTTTATTATGATTTATTAACTAAAAAAGGAAAGGAACTATACTATGGAAATAAAAGTATTTAATGATTCTAATAATAAATTACCTAAATACGAAACAGTGGATTCTGCTGGACTTGATGTACGTGCAGATTTAAGTCATGTAGAATCTGTTTCTGATATTACAATTCACGGTCCTGGACAAATTATTCCAGCTAATAGTGCCAATGCAGTAAAAATGATTGCTCTTGAACCAGGAAGTCGTGCACTTATTCCTACAGGATTATATGTAGAAATTCCTTCTGGTTATGAAATTCAAGTTAGACCACGTTCTGGACTTGCATTAAAAGAGGGAATTAGTTTAGTTAATTGTGTAGGTACTGTGGATGCTGATTACAGAGGAAATATTGGACTTATAGTAATTAATCATGGCCTTAAGACTGTCTATATTGAAGATGGTGAACGTATTGGTCAATTAGTTCTTAACAAAGTAGAACGTATTGATTGGAAAGAAGTATTTTCTAAGGATGATCTAGGTTCTACTGAAAGAGGAGAAGGTGGATTTAACTCAACAGGTAAAAAGTAAATATGGGATTAGACTTATATATTGAAAAAGTATCAAGAAAGGAATTAGCTTATTTTAGAAAAGTGAATTTTTTAATTCCTTTCTTTGAAGGATTTTTTAACATAGAAATAGAAAATTTAGAAGATTTAAAAATAACTAAAGAAAGTATTAAAGAATTGAAAGATAGATGTGAGCATATATTAGCTGATCATACTATAGCAAAAGATCTTCTTCCAACACGTGGAGGGTGTTTCTTTGGCAGTGTTGCTTATAATAAATATTATTACGAAGATGTAGAAAAAGTATTAAATAATTGTGTTACATTACTACAAGAATTTGATAATTTAAAAGAAGGTGAATCTATAATTTTTAATATTTGGTATTAAATTATGTACGGAATTAAATTCACAATAGAATATAAGGATATTATCTTTGAGAATTTTTCAGTATCTTATGATGCTTATTTAAATTTTTCTGGATCTGGAATATTAACTTTTTCTGATTTTGATAGCCTGTTAAATAAAGAAGATCTTATATCTAAAGAAGATTTTGCAGATTTACTTCTAGAAGATTACTTTAGAGATTTTAATCTCTACGAAGATACAATACATCTTAATCAAGATGATGTAGATTTCGTCTATAATGAATACGTAAAACAATATAAAAACGAATGGGATTAGGTTTATTTGACTCTGCAGAAGAAATAAGTTATTTAATTAAAAAAGATTCAAATAATAAAATTAGATGTGTTGTATTACAAAGAATACAAGAAAAAGAAGATTACTTTGTAATCAAACGCACTACCTTTCAATATGGAGGTAAACAAACTAATCAGCCTGATATTGTTGTGACAGAAGGTAAAGCTAAAAGAGATGCTTCTGCTCAAGCTATTCTTCAATATAATGCAAAACTTAAAGAATATAAAGACAAAGGATATAAATTAATAGAAAAACATCCTGAAGATTATTCTTTAACTGAACTTGATTCAATGCTTCCTAAAGTAAGTACTGATGCTAATGGTTTTGCTAAACATATGTTGGCTAAATCGTCTGATAAAGTAAAACAATCAAGTATTGATAAGGTAAAATATTGGTATGCTTCAAGAAAAATTGATGGAGTAAGATGTTCTTTCTATTGGAATGGTAAAAAGATACTCACAGCTTCTAGAGGTGGAGGTACTTATGAATTTTCAACACAGCATATTACTCAAAATCCTCAATTTATAGAATTCTTTAAGAAACATCCAAATTATATTTTGGATGGAGAATTATATAAGCATGGTAAACAATTACAAGAAATTAGTGGTGCGGCTAGACTTGAAAAGAATGCTGTTGATTGTGATTGGTTGGAATATTATATTTATGATGTAATGATTCCAGATAAAACTTTTTATGATAGATTGCAAATTCTTAAAGAGATTAAAGAAGAACTTAACCTAGGATTTGATCCTTATAAATTATGGCAAGTTGAAGAATTACAATTACAAATGGTACCTCAAGAAAAAGTTTCTGGGTATGATGATATTATGGAATTACATAATAAATATGTGGAAGAAGGTTGGGAAGGAGTAGTAATACGTAATCCCGATAAAGTTTATGGCTTTGGTAAGCGAACTAATGATATGATTAAGATAAAACAATATAAGGATTCAGAATTTAATGTAGTTGGTTATGAGTTAGGACTTCGTGGTATAGAAGATATGGTATTTATATGTGTTACTCCTGCTGGTAAATCTTTTAAAGCTAAGCCTATGGGAGATAAAGACACTAAAGAAGAGTATATAAAGAACTTTGATAATAAATATAAAAATCATATTGCTACTGTTAAATACTTTTATTATTCTAACGGAAATGACGAAATAAACGGAGTGCCTTTACAGCCATGTCTTATAGCATTTCGTGATAAAAATGATATGTGATGAATAAAGAAAGAAATAAAGAGAAATGGGTAGATTATCTACCTATTTCTTTTATGGTTGGTAATCATCTTTTTAATGTGATTCAGTATGATGAATTATATGATGAAGATGGTAATTATAATTATGGTCAGTTTGATTATAATAATTTAACTATTAATATAAGATTAAGTAAAGATGGGAATGAAGATAATCTTCTTCATAAAGAAATAGTACTTAATTCTTTCTGGCATGAAATGTTTCATATTTTTAATTATTTATGGAATACAGATGCAGATGAATCTTTAGCTCAATCGTTTGCTAATTTTATGAGAGAATTAGAATCAACTGTGGAATATGCCAAGAAAAAGTAAAGATACTGTACTTGTTCCTACATTAGTAAAACGTCCAGGATTTTTTACAGTATATATTCAAAAAGATGGTAATTTGAAACAAGTAGCTACTAATTTATCTATTGAGTCTTTTTTAGATTTATATTTTACTAATTTAACAAATAATATAAATATAAATACTACTAAAGAAGAAATTTTAGATAAATATAGTTCTATATGGAAAAAGAAAGGTATATACTCTACTTATACTGATTCTTGGGGACATAAATGGGATAATCAAATGCCATCAGAAAAAAGATTTAATGAATATTTAAATAAATTTATAAAAGATGAAATTAATACAAAGTAAAAAATTTGAAAGTAATTATTGGGCTAAAGTAGTTAATATTACTTCTTTTAATGATCACCCAAATCCAGAAGTTACTAAATTAAAAGTAGCTCACGTAGATGGTTATAACATTATAGTAGGAATAAATGAAACACCAGGTTTGTACATTTATTTCCCAATGATGTCCGAAATTAATCCTAGTATTTTATCGTATTGCAATCTGTACGATAATCCAGAACTTAATAAAGATGAAACAAAGAAAGGATTTTTCTCAAAGAATGGTAAAGTTAAAGGTATTAAGTTAAAAGGGTTAGCTTCTGAAGGTTTCTTATTGCCTGCAAATATTTTAAATAATTTTATTGTTGATTCTTTTCAAAAATCTCCAGAAAATCTTAATGCTGGTGTAGAATTTGATTCTGTTAAAGAAGGAGATAAAATTATGTGGATAAGTAGAAAGTTTAAAGTTACTTATCATAAAACTAATGTGTCTTCTTCAGCACAACCTACTAAGAAAGTAAAAGGTATTAGTAAAATTAGAGAAGATCAATTTAAATTCCATTATGATACGACTGTTATTAAGAAAGTTCCAGAGGTTATTACTCCAGATAGTATTTTACATATATCTAGTAAATGGCATGGCACTAGTGGTATTTCTGCATATGTTTTATGTCATAAGAAATTATCTTGGAAGGAAAAAATAGCTAAATGGTTAACAGGAGAATCTTTTGATACTTACGATTATATTTATTCTTCTCGTAAAGTAATTAAGAATAAGTATCATAATAAGAAAGTAGATGGAGGATTTTATGGATCTGATCCATGGTATTATGCTAATGAAGTAATTAAACCTTATCTAAAGAAGGTATGACTATTTATTATGAAATAGTAGGATATACTCCAGACGGCAAATATATACAAAAGGGCTATGATTATGGATGTACTCCTAGTACTACTGAGTATGTAGTTAATAAACAATTTAAAATCTATGTTTACAGAATTACTATTACTAATGTAAATGGAGATATATTTGAGATGACTCCTTTACAGGTGATTGATTGGTGTAAACGTAGAGATTTAGGCTGTATTAATACTCTATACTACGGTAAAGCTTTAAATTTATATTCTATGAATTTAAAAGAATTAGAGAATTTTTCTGATACTTTCTTAGAGAAACTTTCTAACGATGAAAATTTCTGTATGGAACAAAATTCTCCAGATTGTAATAATAAAGTTCCGCATGAAGGAATTGTTATTAAGAAAGAAGGATTGTGGTCCAATGCTTTTAAACTTAAGTGTTTTGCTTTCTTAAACAAGGAACAGAAAGACTTAGATAAGGGTATTACTAATATAGAGGATGAACAATAATGAGTAAAATTATTAAATTTGGAAATGAGGCAAATGCTAAGATGATTAATGGACTTAACATCTTAGCAGATGCTGTTAAAGTGACTTTAGGACCTAAAGGTAGAAATGTGGTTATTTCCGAAAATGGTAATAAACCACATATTACTAAAGATGGTGTAACTGTAGCTAAATCTATTTCTTTGGAAGATAAATTTGAAAATGTTGGAGCACAACTTGTCAAGAGTGTTGCAAGCAAAACTGGTGACGATGCTGGTGATGGAACAACCACAGCTACAGTTCTTACGCAAGCTATAGTAGCTGAGGGTTTAAAGTATATTGCTGCAGGGGTTTCTCCAATTCAAGTTAAACGAGAAATAGATAAAACAGTATCTAAAGTAATTAAGGATATTAAAGCTTCAGCTACTCCAATTAACGATTCTGATATTCAACATATTGCTACAATATCAGCAAATAATGATCCAGAAATTGGAGAACTTATTGCAGAAGCAATGAAACAAGTATCTAAAGACGGAGTTATTACTATGGAAGAAAGTAAAACAAGAGAAACCTATATTGAAACTGTTGATGGTATGCAATTTAATAGAGGATATCTATCTAATTATTTCATTACTAATAGCGAAACACAAGAGTGTATTCTTGAAAATCCATATATTTTAGTAACTAATAAAAAGATCGAAAGAGTACAAGATTTAATTAACGTTCTTAAACCTATTGCAGAACAAAATAAATCTATTTTATTAATTGCAGATGATTTTGATTCAGAAGTAATTAATACTCTTGCTGTTAATCATCTTAGAGCAGGTTTGAAAGTTTGTACCGTTAAATCTCCAGGATTTGGAGAAGATAAGAATGATTTATTACAAGATATAGCTACTGTTACAGGTGCTAAATTCAGTACTCTTGATATAGATATCAGTGCTATGGATTCTTCTTTCTTAGGAAGTTCTGACAAAGTAGTTATTACTAAAAATACCACTACTATTATTAATGGAAATGGGGAACGAGAAGAAATCGATGTTAGAGTAGAAGGAATTAGGAAGCAATTAACTATTACTCCAAATAATACAGCTTTAAAAGAACGTTTGGCTAAACTTTCTGGTGGAGTAGCTGTACTTCATGTTGGCGCTAATTCAGAAACTGAAGTCAAAGAAAAGATGGACAGAGTAGATGATGCTTTATGTGCTACTCGCGCTGCTTTAGAAGATGGAATAGTTCCTGGAGGTAGTGTTATTTATGTACAGATAGCAGATACTTTAAAATCTAATAATTTTAATAATAATATCGGAGATAATATTATTAGTGAAGCTTTACTTGCACCATTATCTTGTATATGTAAAAATGCAGGAGTAGCAGAGCAAGTAGTTATTGATAATGTAAGAAATAATCAATCTAAAGGTTATAATGCTTTAACAGATGAATATGTAGATATGAAAGAAGCTGGCATCATTGATCCAGCTAAAGTAGAAATAGTTGCTTTAGAAAATGCTGCTTCTGTTGCTGGAGTATTACTAACTTCTGGATGTGTTATTGTAGATAATGATTCTAATAAACAAAATATGTTATATTAATGCAACAACTTCAAATTAAACGTAGTATTACTGATCGTAGTGATACTGCGCTTAATTCTTATTTAAAGGATATAAATAAAATCCCTATGCTTAGTAGGGAAGAAGAAATTGAGGTAGCTAAGAAAGCAGCTGCTGGAGATATAAAAGCTAAAGAAAGGTTAGTTACAGCTAATCTCAGATTTGTTGTATCTTGCGCTAAACAGTATCAAGGACAAGGAATCCCTCTTATAGATTTAATATCCGAAGGAAATATAGGATTATGGGAAGCTGTAGACAAGTTTGATGTAAATAAAGGATTTAAGTTTATTTCGTATGCTGTATGGTGGATAAGACAAGCTATTATGCATACTTTAAATGAACATTCTAGACTATTAAGGCTTCCTAGAAGTCAAATTCTTCAATTAAACCAAATTACTAAAGCAAGTAAAGAGTTTGAACAAACTAATGGTAGACTTCCTTCAACTAAAGAATTATCTGATTTGGTAGAAATTGAAGAATCTAAAGTAGAACAATTATTAAATTTAAATATTAAACCTACTTCATACGATAGTCCTATAGGAGAAGAATCTGGAACTCTTATAGATTTAATCCCAAATCAAAATATAGAAAATACAGACGCATCTTTATCTAAAGAATCTAAATACAAAGAAATTACTTCTATTTTAAATTTACTTACAGATAGAGAACATGATATACTAATTATGTATTTTGGAATTAATGGAGATTCTTTAACTCTTTACGAAATAGCTGATAAATTTGGACTTACTCATGAAAGAGCACGCCAAATAAAAAATAATGCTATTAGTAAACTTCAAACTAAGTATAGAAAACAAATAAAAAGCATAATTAATGGATAAGAATTATTGGAAAACAGATAATGAAAATGGTTATAAGTATCAGTTTATGGCAGTAGCTAATGCTATAAGAGCGGTACATACTAAAAAAGTAAAAAATATAGAACTAAAAGGTATTTCGTGGATATTTGTAGATGAGTATTTGTGTGATAATTCATTAAAATACGATTGTTCTTTAATATTCGATAATCTATTTGAAACTCATAATGTATATATACCTGTATACGATATTAAAGAAAATAAATATGTAGATTTATATTTTAATATTATTACAGGTAACTTATACATATTTTTAAAGGATGAATAAAATTATAATAACACAGGGAATACAGGGATCTGGAAAAATTAACATTTATTAATATGGTTTACTAGATTCTGGAAATAAATTTTATTATTTTTACATATACTAAATATAACATATATGGATAAAGAAATTAAATTTATTAGAACATGTCCAAAGTGTGGTAAATAGATTACATACGCTAGAAAATCAGATTATACTAAAGCTATTAAGAAAAAATCATTATGTAAAAGTTGTGCAGTTAGTAAAAGTAGTATATTTCAAACGGGGCATCATTTTAATGATTCTGTTGTTAGAAAAAATAGTTTAAATAGACTTATAAATGGACAAACTCCACAATCGTTTTATTGGATTGGATTTTTAATAGCTGATGGTTCATTTTATAAAAAAGGCACATTTGAATTAGGACTTGCAGAAAAAGATTTATGTGTAATAGAATCATTCTGTAAGTATATAGGTTATTGTAATAAGATTATGTATAGAAAAAATACTAAATCATACCGTATATCTTTTGCTAATAGTATAGAAAATCCTAAATTTATGGAAAAATATGGATTTAAATATAGAAAAACATATAACCCAATAGATTTCTCTGTATTTAAAAATTATGATAAGGAATTATTATTAGCTTTATTAATAGGAATAATAGACGGTGATGGGAGTATTCAATATAATAACTCTCCTAATGCTTTTTGTATAACTATTACAGCCCATGTATCATGGATTAAATTTTATCAAGAGTTTATGTAGGCACTTGATATTCCAGAACATATAGCAAATAGAAATGATTCTGCAAGTATAACTATTAGAATATATAAAAGAGATATAATACAATTATTACAAGATGTAATAATTAATAATAATTTATTTTATTTGAAACGTAAATGGGACAAATTAATGATAAAGAAGCCCTCTGCTATCGAAAGATGATTATATGCAGAGGGCTTCAGTGACAGGCATCGGGAAAATCTACGTTTGCTAAACAGTGGGTAGAAGAAGATCCTATTCATAGAGTTAGGTGGAATAACGATGACTGTCGTAGGATGTGTGGACCATATTGGATTACAGAAAGGGAATCATTTATAACATCTATTAGGCATACTTTTATTCATAAAGCTATGATAGATAATAAAGATATTGTCATAGATGATATAAATTTAAATACTAAAACTACAGATTACTATGAAAAAATTGTAAAAGCCTATAATGACCAAAATACTGATAAATATGTATTAGAATATAAACAATTCTTTGATGTGTCTGTAGAAGAGTGTATTCGGAGATATTCCTTTAGAGATAATCCTGTGGGAGAACAAGTTATTCGTAGTACCTATAAACGATACGCTTTATACATTAGAGATTGCCAGAATACTAAAATATTAGATAAAATGGCAAAAATTAATCCAGATAAACCATCTTGTGTATTAGTGGATCTTGATGGAACTTTAAACTATGCATTATATCGTCCTTGGTATGGAAAAGATGCCGCTGTAAAAATGATTAATGATAGACCGAATATAGGATTAGTTAACTTATTACAAAATCTTTCAAATGATATTAAAATTATTATAATGTCTGGAAGATCTGAAGGCGATGAGGCGTACACCTCTTTAGCTTGGTTATCTAATTATGGTATTAAATACGAACGTGCTATCTTTAGGAACGAAGGAGATTATCGAAAGGGTGAGGTTATCAAATTAGAAAATTATAATACTTATATAAAAGATAAGTATAATGTATTAGCAGTTTTTGAGGACGACGATAAATGTATTAAGATGTATAAAGATTTAGGACTAAATGTATTAAAACCATGACTGTAAAATTTTTATACCATAATCCTAGTAGTTTTGTACTTAATACAGAAGTTAAAAATATTGATTTTGTACCGCAGGTAGGAAACTATATAAAGATAAAAAATATTAAATACAAAGTAAGTTCAGTAACATACTGTTTAGATGCTAACTATTTTAGTGTAAAATTAGAACATTCTCATGATTTATCTAGTAACAGCTGAACAAAAATTATTTGAATCAGACTTATACGAAGTAATTTCAGTACAAAAATCTTTAGATTTATTAAGTAAATTTGAAGATAACATTATACAGTTTGATACCGAAACTAAAGGTCGAGATCAGCATATAGGTAAATTACTAACAGCGCAGTTTGGAAATAAAGATAAAAGTATTCAAATAGTTGTAGATTGCACTACTACAAATATCATACTGTACAAAGATATTTTAGAAAATGCTTTATTAATAGGTCAAAATTTAAAATTTGATTTACCTTGGTTATATAATTACGGCATTGTTCCTCTAAGAATATTTGATACTATGATTGTGGAGCAGCTTTTGTATCTAGGTTACCCTCCTATGGGTAAACCTGGAGGTATAAGTTATGCTCTTAATCATATAGCAGAAAGACGTCTTGGTGTAAATATTGATAAAACTGTTAGAGGGCAAATCATATGGAGAGGACTTGATGAAGAAGTTATCATATATGCTGCTAATGATGTTGTTCATTTGTGTGATATAGCTGCAAAACAAATGATTGATGCTAGAAGATTAAAATGTACTAAGGCAGTAAAAATTGAATGCGATTTTGTTCCTGTAATAGCTTATTTAGAATGGTGTGGAATAAAGCTTGATGTTAATAAATGGAAGGCTAAAATGGCTAAAGATGAAGCTATTAGACAAGAAAAACTTGAAGCATTAAATCAATTCGTAGTAGACTTTTATAAAGAACATCAAGGTAAAGACGAAACTATTGTAATACAACATAGAGTAGATGGAATAGAAGATAATATTAACTTTGAAAGCTTTAAGAGTAGAGCATGTTCTGCAGTATATAAAAATAAAGAAGGAATAAATGTACAAGATTATATTATTCCTTTTTATACTTTTACTGAATCTGGAAAAAAGAAAGTTCCTTATGTAAAAGTAGACTTACAAGGTGATTTATTTTCTGGATTTAATACAGGAGTACAGTGTGCAATTAATTGGGGTAGTTCAAAACAAACTATTTATTTCTTTAAAATACTAGGTTTTAATACTAAAACTGAAGACAAAGAAACAGGCGAAGAAAAGGACAGTGCTCTTGAAAAAGTGCTCAGTAAGCAAAAAGGAATTAATGATGAATTTCTGAAATTGTACTTTGATTATACTGCTGCGGATAAATTATGTACTACTTATGGACAAAACTATTTAAATGCTATTAATCCTAAAACTGGAAGAATACATACTAACTTTAAACAATTAGGAGCCTCATCTGGTAGAATGTCTTGTGGCAGTAAACAGACTAATACTAATTTAGAAGCACTTAAACATGCAGAATTAATGCATCTTCCTGCTAAAAAGAGAAAATGTGGGTATCCTCAAAAAAAGGGGTGCAACTATAAGTTGTAGAATTGGGTGAATTGCTGGAAAGCTAAATTACTTTTAAGTAACATGCCAATCAGCAGCCAAGAGTAAGCTTAAAAACTTATTAAGGTTCAGAGACTAGTACTTGAAACTAAATATTTAGAATATAATAGTACCACGAGTGCCCAATAGATTTTTAATGGAATATTTTGAAATCTAAAGAAACTAATTTATAATTACATTGAATTTAAAAATTTAATTTATATGGATTATAAAAATTATACTTTAGAAGAAATTAGAAATGTTCTAAATGAAAAAGAACTAGAAATTTTAGATTTATATTTAATACACACAAAGCAAAAAGATATTTGTAATAAATGTGACTGTAAAAGAGGAAATATAGATAGATTAGTAAAAAAATATAACTTAACTAGATTTCGTACAAGAAACTGTTATTATTTAAATGAAGAAAAAATTAGTTTAAATAATCCTGAATTTTGTTATTTCTTAGGATTTTTTGCTGCAGATGGAAATTTACATACCACTTCTTCTGGATCTAATATAGTACAATTTACTTTAAAGGATAAAGAACCTCTTGATAATTTTAAAAAACTTTTAGAATATACAGGAGAAGTTAAAATTTATTCTAAGAAAGTATTGCTATTAAATAAAAATACTGGTATAAAAGAGAAAGTTCCTAGAGATTATTATTATTTAGGAATAACTAATAAAAAATTAGTAGAAATTTTATATCAAGTATTTAAAGAACCTAAAAACAAAACATATACATTAAGATTTCCGAAATTTGAAAAATTAGAATGTAATTAGATGTTTTTACGAGGATTTTGGGATGGAGATGGAAGTTTTGCAGAACCTAGTTATAAAGGATATAAAAATAAATTCTATGAAGCCAGAATGCATTGTGCTTCTGATGAATTTATAAATGGTTTTTCTAATTTAATGGATAGCCTTAATATCTACTATGTAAAAAGAAAAACAGATAATATATGGTCTTTAGAAATAACAAATAAAAAGGATGTATATAATTTTATTAAGTATTTATATGAATATAAATCAAATATATGGCTTACAAGAAAAGCCAAAAGGGCTTTAACTCACATTAAAAATCTAAAGATATAGTCCGATACTTCTTAGAAATGAGAAGGTACAAGATAAAGAGCTTGTACATAAACAAATGCAATTACAAAATCTTCCACATGACAAAGAGACCAGAGCTTGTTTTGTAGCAGAAGCAGGAAATTTAATGACTTCTTGTGATTATGCAGCTTTGGAATCGCGCCTTGGTGCGGATATATATAATGAGCAATCCATGATTGATGAATATCTGCATGGTTCTGGAGATATTCATTCTTTGACTGCAAAACACTGTTTTCCTACAGAATTAGATGGAATAGATGTTAAGGATATAAAACATTTAAGACCAGATCTACGTACTAAAGCTAAACCAGTTGAATTCAGTCAACAGTTTGGAGGGTCTGCAAAAGCTATACAGAACTCTCTTGGTTGTTCTTTTGAGGAAGCTAAAGCTATAGCACAAAATTATAATGAAGGTTTTAGCGGTATTGCTAAATTTAAAGAAAAAGGTTTTGAAGCAGCTAAAAGATTAGGCTATGTTTTAATCTGTAAAGCTACAGGACATAGAACCTATCTACAAGGATGGAAAGAATGGGTTAAAATGCAAAATGATGATGATTTTTGGGAAGAATATGAAGCTGCTAAACATTCTTTAAAATGGGAAGATTTTAAAGAAACTGAAATATATAAAACAGCTTCAGAAGCTCGAAGAGGATCTTCTAAATGGTCAAGACTGGCACTAAATGCTCCTACGCAGGGTAGTGGTATTATTATTTTAAAAGTAGCTATGACTAATTTCTTTCATTGGATTGTAGAAGATAAATATTTTAAAATTATTAAAATATGTGACTTAGTTCATGATGAGGCTGTAATTGAATATCCTAAAAATATGGAATTTGTTGCAGATAAACTTAAATATTTTATGGAAGAAGCCTCATCTAAATATTGTCTCAAATTACCAATTCCAGCCGAAGCAGAAACAGGCTTATTTTGGATTCATTAAAAATTAAAAAATATGAGAAAATTAAATACACAAATATTAAGTTTATTAAAAGAACATAAAGAAGGTGGTGAAAAGTTCTTTAATGCTTTAGATCTAATGATTAGATCTGATTACAGTATAGCTGAAATGCTTACAGATAAAATTAATAATTATTTTTATTCTAATACTCTAAGTGAAACAGGAGTAATTTTATCTGGAAAATTTGGATATACTTTTTACAATAATTTTAGCAATTTCTTAAATAATCATTTTGAAGAGGTTGTAATTACTAATGGAGGAATAAGAGAAGGTAGAGAGGCTTATTTAGGTATAGATTCATTAAAATGTAATAAATTTATATTTATTGACGATTCTTATTACTCTGGTAAAACTATGAAAGGTATAGAAAAAGCATTGCAAAATGTAAATCCCAATGCTAAGATAACTGAAACTTTTGTAGTTTATGATGGAAGTAAATCTAAGAGTAATAATGTTATTAGCTTATTTAGGTATTACGACCAGAGCTATGGTACTATAGAAGATATTGATATTTAAGAATCTTAAAAATTATAATATGGAAAATAAAGGAATAACAATCAGTATACCAATATTTTTAACTTTGGTATTTATAGTTTTGCAAATTTGTGGGGTAATTAATTGGCCATGGTATTTCATCTTGGCTCCAATTTTAATTTCTGTTGGACTAGGAATAGTAGTTACTATTTTAATGTTATTTATTCTTATTATATTATTAGTTTTAAAACTAAAGAAAGACTAAAACTATGTTTAATAAAGAAGAAATTAGATTAAATTTAGAATCTGCGAATAAAATAAACATTAATAGTTTATGTACTATTTTAGAAAATATAGATTCCAGAAATATAGATAGTTTCTATATACCGTGCGGAATGTCTTTTGATATTGTATTTGAGTGTTTAAATAAACTAAAATACACATACGATAAAGATTATTTCTATGAAAATTTAGAAGTAGTAGACTGGGCACTTGAAGTAATTACTGTAAATAATAATAAGATTATATTTTCAGGTAATTTACGTTTCGGAGAAGTAAATATTGAAATAGAAAATTAAATGAATAAAATAATATTTTTAGATTTTGATGGTGTTATCACTCATCCTAAATCTAAATGGAAAATAGATCCAAAGAAAGTAGAACTAATTATTAAAATTATTAAAGCTACTTCAGCTAAAATAGTAATATCTTCTTCTTGGAAAAAGGTAAGGATTTAGACTCTTTTAAATATGAATGTTTAAAAGGGATAAATCCTTTATTTATTGAATCCATTATAGATTTAACTTCTAATATAGGCTCATGTCGAGGTGATGAAATACAAGAATATTTAAATCTACATAAAGTAGATTCTTATGTAATCTTAGATGATGATTCTGATATGTTAGAATCTCAACTGTTAAATTTTGTACAAACAGATACATGCTTTGGAATTTTAGAAAGAGAAGTAGATATTTGTATTGATTTATTAAACGGAAAACGTAGTATGAATCCTATTAGAAGAAATTTAGTCCTTACAACACTTTGGAGAAATAAATGTTCTGGATTAAATGATGGAAAATTAATTGATAAAATACTTAAAAATAATTAATTATGTATAAATTTAATATTGAATTTGGTGACGTATATGGTGATGGTCATTGCATTACTGATGTATTTTGTTTAGAGTGTTCTGTAGACAGAGATGAATTGAAAGAACTATTTGATAAAGCTTGTGAATCTACTCATTTTGATTTTGCAAATGAAATTTGTAGAGAGTATCTAGAATATAATATATATCTTGACTATCTAGTTGAACTAAAGGAGGAGAAAAATGTTGATCTTTTAAGCATTGTAGAGCAAGTATGTTATTACGATGAAGAAGAGGAAACATTTAATGTTGATTATAGTGAAGACTTTTTAAAAATATTTTTAGAATTTACAAGAAAGTACGGAGGTAAAGATTTTATATATAAAATAGTTCCTCGAATGGATGATCGTTTATCCATTTCTATGGGATACGGTTTATTTTCTGCTTAATTTACAATTAAATAATTTATAAATATGTATGTTTTTAAAATTTTAGTTGGAGATTATAGAAAAGTACTACATGGGGAATTTGATACGTTTACTATAAAATGCTCTATAGATCATGAAACTTTTAATAAAGCGTATAAAACAGCTTTGAATAAATTTGATTTTAGGTTAAAAGTATGCAGTATTTATACAGGAAATCGTATATCAGAGAATTTATTATTAGAATATAAAAATAAATATAATATAGATTTATTACCTATAATAAAATCTGTTAATTGTATATATGTTTCCGAATCTAAAGAATATATACTAACTATTTATGATTTATTTGATGTGTTTATAGAATTTATTAGAGAATATGGCGAAATACATTTCACATATGAAATTATAAGAATTCCTGTAATAGGATACGATGTAGGATGCGGATGTTATTAAAATAAAATAAATAATTATAATGAATCCAAAATACAATAAATTTATAGCTTGTTGGTTAACAAATAGTATAGATACTTTATTTAATGATAAGGATATTTTACTTTATCCTGTTCCTTTTGGAAATTATCAAGTAGGAAATTACATTGATTCTGATGAGTTTGATAATTTTAAGAAAGACTATGAACAGTATACTACAGATCATAATATGAAAATTATACTACATGATTTAAGTATTGCTGATGGTATTATTTATATATATGATTGTGTATTTACTTTAGATGAAGATATAGAAGAAAATCTAGTTACTATTAAGAATAACTTAGAGTTTTATTATGGAGATCAATTCTTACAAAATTTATTTGAAGAATTCTTTGAAGTAGATTCATTTCCAAGTGGTTTGTATGATATCTTTATAGATGAGTCTTATATAGAGGTTGAAGAAAATAATACATTAGTATTCTATTTTGATTATTTTATAGATCAAATAAAAGAATTTTTAGATCAATCTGATATTAAATATGTATTTAAAGATGATGTTGATTATAACGAATTGATAAATAGTTATAACGTTATGTACCCATATAAATGTATGTATAGACTATGAAACTAATTAAATCATCAGTTATAAATATAACCCCAAATAGGTTTTTTGAAGAAGATATACTAAAGCATATAGAACTATGTGGACGTACATGTTACAAGTCAGAAGATAAAATTACAGACACTAGTGCTGAGAAGTTCGTTAATATGCTTAAGAAAAATAAACATAGATCAGTGTTAGAACATGGCACAGTTTATCTTTGGACTAAAGATACATCATATAATTTTATGGGTGTATGGAGATCTGATTTATTTGATAGATATGATAAGAATCCATATTCTGTAGCTTATATGGATGGACCTGAAGTTTATATTACTACTAATTATAGAGTAATTATAGAAAATGGTTGGGAGTCTGATTTAGATTTTATTGATGATGAATTTGAAATGTTCCATGTACAACGTTATACATTTAGCATTACATGTTCTAGAGCTATCGCAAATGAAATTGTAAGACATAGAGCTATGTCTTTTAGTCAAGAGTCGACTAGATATTGTGATTATTCTAATGAAAAGAAGTTTAATAAATCTTTAACTTATATAATTCCTTCTAAATTTAATAATATAATACCAGTAGGTTTTGCTTATAAAAATGGAAATTGGAGATTAGGTTTAAAAGACCTATATTCTCTAAATGATGATATTAAATCTACTATACCTCAAAGTTTAAATGTATCTGCAAAAGAATGTTATATTATAGAAAAATATTTAGATTCATTATTACATACAGAAAAAGATTATCTAGAATTATCTGAATTAGGATTAAAACCAGAAGAGGCAAGAGGTGTTCTTCCATTAGATCTAAAAACAGACTTAATTGTAACTGGAACTTTAGATCAATGGAATGAGTTTTTTGAATTAAGATGTGCTAAATCTGCACATCCAGATGTACAAATTATTGCTAATAAAATTAAAAAATATATTTATGAACCGTATTAAACTTGCTTCACTTATAGCTACTATACTTATTATAATAAATCTTACTTTAGGTTTATTTGGAGTATTAACTTGGTCAATTACTGCAATTTATGCAGTTGCTTTATGTGGATGGGCATCAATATTTGTTAGAGAGTATTCTGAATATTTTAATGATGAATCTATTTAATAAAAAATTAATAACACAAGAACAAGAATTAGGAGATAAATTACTTAATAGATAATATGTATTATCTAATCCTGATGTTTTATTTTTATTTACAGATAATACTAATAGAACATCAGGTAGTAATAAAATAGATCCTAATTCTTGGTATTCTAAAAAATATGGGAACAATTTATGTTATCCTAATATTACCCAAGCAGTAATTAGAGGATTAGATAATGCTTATCCTATATCTACTCAACGCTACTACATTAAAGGAGTTCCTATATATAAAAATAGATGGAATGATTCTGATTTTGAGGAATTTAAAAAAGTTATTGATGATGAATTTTTAGATATCAGAAATGCATGGTATTCTCTTAAATATAAAAGAATAGTTCTTCCAAGTTTTGCTGGCAAAATATCACAATTAAACAGAGAAAGAACTCCTAAATTGTGGAATTATTTAGTTTTAAAAATTAATGAGCTATATAAACAAACAGAATATTAATTAAAAAATATAATAAATAATGGAAATGTTAACAATTGAAAACCCATCTAAATTATTTTTTACGTCAGATACTCATTTTGGTCATTTTAATATAGCTAAACTGTGTAATAGACCTTACAGTTCTCGAAAAGAGATGGATGAATGTCTTATAGAAAATTGGAATAAAGTAGTTCCTGAAGATGGAATAGTTATACACTGTGGTGATTTTATGTTACCTCATAAAGTAGGATATAAAGAATATTCTAAATATATAAATAAACTTAATGGGACTATTTACCTAACTAGAGGTAATCATGATAGAATTGATTTAGGAAACTATGATAATAAACTTATAGTTACTGATTGTATGTATATTCAAGTAGAAAAAACTACAATATACGCACAACATTATCCTTGTTTGGCTTTTAATGGTGATCTCCAAGTATTTGGACATGTCCATACATTATCTAACGGAACAGTTAATGGTCTTGATTCTGATGTAGTTTCTAAATTAAAATTCAATCAATATGATGTTGGAGTTGATCAAAATAATTATACCCCAATAGATTATACTCAACTAATAAATATTGTTAACGAACAACATTTTATTAGTACTCTAGTACCGACATTACGTTAAAGTAATTATTATGATAACAACAGCAATTAGTGATTTACATGGACAAATAGATACTTTAGAAGATATTATTCCAGAATCTGATATATTATGTATCTGTGGTGATATAATTCCATTGGATATACAAAATAATATAGAAGAATCTGATAAATGGTTTTCTAATATATTTATTCCTAAGTTACAATCACTTAAAGTTAAGGAAATATATATTATTGCAGGTAATCACGACGAGTTTATTGAAAACAGGAAACGTATTATTGAAGATATGTTGATTGGAACTAATATAACTTATTTAGAAGATAATTCTGCAGAATATTTAGATGAAGAAACTGGTAAAGTTTGGAAGATTTGGGGAACGCCATGGTGTCATATATTTGGTAATTGGAGTTTTATGAGAGAACCTGAATTTCTAAAAGAAAAATACTCTTTAATTCCAGAAGATACAGATATATTATTAACTCACGATGCTCCTTTTGGAAGAAATGATATATTGTTAGAAGGATTTTGGAGAAATGGTAAACATATTGGTAATTATGAGTTAGCAGATGAATTAGATATAAAACACCCAAAATACCATTTTACTGGACATTTACACTCTACTGATCATAATCTTGTAGATTACGAAGGAACTATGACTGCATGTGTTTCCTTGTTAGATGAAGATTATGAAATAAATTATGATCCATTAATAATAATAATTTAATGTACTATTTAACTCAAGAAGAATTAAAAATTATATTTGGAAGAGGATGTATACCTATATTTCATTCTGTTCCAGCTGAATTAGTTACTGAGAATAATATAATAATAAGTAATCCTATTAATTTACTTACTTTATATCATGATCTGTATTAAAATTTTATTTATATAATGGAAGAAAATTTAAACGATATTATTAACACTAAAGAATTTAAAGATATGTATCAGAAGATGCATACGCCATGGAAGCGTAGATATAGAAAGATATCTCCAAATGAAGTATGTCCGTTTTGTGATTCTGGTAAGAAATTTAAGAAATGTACTTGTACTAAAGCGATAGGATATAAAAATACTCCTATATTAACAGTAAATTATGAAGTATAGAATTAAAATTGTAGAATATCCATCTGGATTAATTGAATATTATCCTCAATATAAAAGTTTCTTTACTTGGTATAATTTTATAGAAACAAGACTAATACCTATAAGGGGAACTATGTTTAGTGAACACTATGACTCCTTTAAAGCTGAAACAGATGTTTGTAGAAAAACTTTAGATGAAGCTAAAGATTTTTTAAGAAAACAAAATATTAAAATAACATATGATTATAATTGGAATTAGTGGTAAGAAAGGAAGTGGTAAAGATACATTTGCTTCTTTACTTGCCAATGAATTATTAAGAAAATTAGGGTTAAAAGTTACACTTAAAGCTTTTGCTGATAAATTAAAACAATGTTGTGCTATCTTATCAGGACAATTTGAGTGGGTATTCTACGATCAAAACTATAAGAATAAAAAAGCAGGTATTTTATCTACGACTAATAGGAAATTAATGCAGAAATTTGGAGATTTAACTAGGCAGTTATTAGATCCAGATATTTGGATTAAATTAGCTTTACAAACACATGGTGAACAAAATACAGATGTTTTAATTATTACTGACGTTAGATTTAAAAACGAAGCTAAAGCCATTAAAGATAAAGGTGGAATTTTAATTAGAATAGAATCTGATAGGCCTGAAACAGATTTACACATATCTGAAATAGATTTAGATAATTATGGTAAATTTGATTTTGAAGTTATTAATAATAAAAATACATCTTTAGCTATTCTACAAGAACAAATCAAAAATAATATTATACCTAAAATAAAATGTTTGAAGTAAAGAACAAAATAGCTATAACGGATTCTCTAAATAAATATGACTATCTTGTTAGTAAAGAAGATAAAGCATTTATAGAAGTTACCGAATGGAGTAATAAAGAAGGTATAGATATAAGTATAGAAAGAGAAAACGAATCTAAATTATTTTCTTTAACCTATGGAGAACTAGATGCAATTAATTATCTAAGTCAAACTTTAAAATTTAAATAAATGTTAACATTAGTAGGTTTTGTACTAAACAAGATGCGTTAAATTTTATTAATACAAATAAAATAAATAAAATTAAATACATAAATTTATGAGTAAATATATTAAAAAGCCTATAGTTATTGAGGCTTATAAATATAGACGTGGAATTAATGAATTAAATATATTAGCTTTTATTAAGTGTGGAGATTATAATAATCTAGATTGTTTACCAAAGAGTTATTTAGATGCACGTAAAATTCCAGCTTTGACTCCTATACAAATTAATACTCTAGAAGGAGTAATGACTGTATCTGATGGAGATTATGTTATTAAAGGTGTTGAAGGGGAATACTATCCTTGTAAACCTGATATATTTGAAAAGACTTATGAGAAATTAGGTGATGAAATTACCGAGAAAAAGATTTAATCCAGATCCATGTCACTGGACTAAATGTAAAACTAATAAATGGAAATAGAAAGTACAATATGAAACAGAAGAGGATGCTAAAGCTGAACTAAAAGCACATCCTAGTTTAAAATTACAAGGTATGCATGCATATCTCTGTCCTATATGCAATAAATGGCATTTAGGACATAAATAATATAAAATAGGGGAGCATAGGTCGAAAGACTTATGTTCCCCTTATTTTTTTTAATCCTTATCATAAAAAGCATGTACATTAGAAAGCGCAGGTTTAAAGTCCTTAGTTGCACTAAATGTATTTACTACTCCTCCCCAGAAATTTTTATCACCAAACGCTACATTTGACCAGTTAGCTGCTTGATTTTTAATAGATTCAAATGCAAATGGAGTTATTTGACCTAATGGAGTTCCAATAGAATCCCAGAAAGCAAAATCATTTGCAGAGTTTCCTAACATTTTAGCACTTAAATTAACTGCAGAAGCTACCATTCCATCAGAAATAGATCCTGTCTCATTAGCTTTTTTAGTTAATTTCTATCCCTAAGCAGCCATTACACCACCAAATAAAGTACCAACGACTAGATATACTATTATATCGTATAATATCTATCTAAGATTAGCACGATACATACGTAATAAATCTGGATCTATGTCAGTTTTAAATTTAGCATTATCATCAAATATGACTTGTAATGTTTCAGCTATTCCAAATTTCTAATTACCATGAGTTACATCGTGAGCTATAGAACTGAGTGTGACAAATATACCTTCTTGCCACTATCCTTTCCAAACTAAGAAAGGAGCAAGTTTTTCAGAATCATTCTTTAGTTCTGATTCTTTAACAGGAGGTAAATCTGTTCTAATTACGCCATCCTATATTTGATAATACATTTTATTACCTTGTTCATCTGTAGCTTGCTGCCAAGATCCTTGAACTTTTACACCACCAGATTGCATATATTGATTTTTCTTACCTGACCAATAAGTTCTCATTTGCATCATTAAACTTCCTAAGAAATTATAGTGCATTAATGACTTACGTTCGTGTGTATAATAACCATAAGCAGTATCTGTAATATTCTTCATAGATTCTATTTCTTGAGAAGAATATGGTACAGGAAGAGGTACAATCACTTCTGTATTAAATCTAAAAGGCTAACCATCAGGCATAACAAATCCTTCATTAATAAGCTATTTACCTATTGCATAATACAAAGCTAATTGTTTAGGATTCTTCTTACCATTAGCAATATCTGAAAAACGTTTATCTTTTTTAAAGTTATAAACTAATTTTCCATCTTTTACTTCATAAGCATCCCATGTACCATCAGCTAACATTTTAGCTACAATTATCGTCATACGTCCATAGTAATCAGGTCTTGAAGAAAATTTATATGCAAAGTTCTATATATTAGCAAGTAATCCTTGAGTAGACTAAATACGTTCTATATAAGTATTCATGTCCATATCATTTACTCCATATAATTCATTTATTAATTGGACTTTAGTAGGAGTATCAGAATAATGTAATAAATCTGCATACACTATTTTAATAGCACTCATCATATTTTTTGGTGAAAAAGCATAGGTTCCATCTGGCTTTCTTATTACTAAAGATATGTCTTGCCAAGCATGCTATATAAACTAATATAACTATCTTACAGAAAATCCTAAAGTCATAAAAGAAGCTGCTTTCTTTACTGTTTTTAAAACTTCCTTAGTTTGCATTTCATTCATAGTTTTATCTATAGGCATATTATGAACTACTGCTTTTAAATAATCATAAGCATACTATACGTCATCTTTTAAGTTTACATTATTATTTTCTTCCTAAACTCTCAAGTGTACTAATGTAGCTTTAATTCTAGGTAAGATTTTATCCATTTCCTATTTACTAATATAAGAAAACTCATGCTTTAATAACAGCGTTTCTAAGTTAGTTTCAAAATAATCCTTACCTCTAAAATCTAAAGCATCCTATCTCTAAGAAGCTGTTTTTTCGAACATATTATTCATTTCGAATAGATTAGTTCCTTCTGCAATATTCTATGCATCTTTTGGATCAAAAATACCTTCCATATAAGCCCTAGCTTCTTCTACTAATTTAGTAGGACTTGCTAACAATCCTAATTTTCTTTTTAAGAATCCCATCATACCTCTAGCTGCAACTTCTGAACTAGCTGATGCTTTTGATAAAGGAATTTCATAATATCTTTTATCTCCAGCTAATCGCATATCCTCTAATTCTGCTTTAGTCATATCAGAATAACGTCTTTCATTTATCTTACGTAAGAAGAAACGCATAAATTTCTTATCAGCTTCTGTAAGTCCAGCAGATTCAATTGGATCATCTGGATTCTTTAGTACTAAATCATTTTCATATTTAGTATTGAACATGTGTGTAAATAATTTAGTTTCATTTTGAATATTAGAATGCCAATTCTTAGATTCTTTTAACTCTGTTACTTCTTTTCTAATAGAAGGCAACTAATCTGCCATACTCTAACGAATAGACTAATAACCTTGTGCTACTAATTTAGTAAGAACGTTAAGAGTATCAGATTTCAAGTTTCCTGGATTATCTACATAAGAACCACTCCAACCTTCTGTAAATACTTTAATATTTCTATTCTCTAAGTATTTATCGTTATCAGATACCTATTGTCTTAAATGTAATCCACTTAATTCTGCTATAGCCATTAAGCATTTATTATATAGTCGTGCTTCCTTACTAATATTACTACTATTAACATTTATCAAAGTTTTATTTTTCTACAATAATAAATTAGCAATTTTAGTAAGAGCTTCTATTTTCTCTTCATTAGATCTTGCCTATTCTAAGCCTGTTTTTAAACTTTTTACATCACCTTTACCGTAAAACTTATCCTCTGACTATAGGACTGTTTCAAGATCATCGCTAAATAAATCAACCTAATCAGAAAACTATACTTTCCCATTTAAAATATAATCTTCCTCGTTTTCAGCAACACTTGTATATTTAGCAAGTTTTTTATAACAATATAATAATTCCTCATTTTTTGCTGACATAGCATCACCTGTATAAGGATTTGTAATTTGTATATGCCCAACTTTAGCGGCACCGTCTTGAAATTTTGCTGCTAGCTTGTTGATTATAAACATACACTCCATTAGCTTTATATTGCCTGTATAAGCCTGTAACATATAAGACTAAGAATTATGTGCTTCAACTATATTAGATTCAAATCCATACGTTAAATTAGATCTATCTTTAACATACTTACCATTTGTATCTTTATAGTTATGTAAATATGTTAAATTTTGTGAAGTAACTTGTATGAAGTCAATCTAATTAGTAAGTTTATTTCGTAAAATTACTATACCAAAAGCAAGAGCTGCAGGTTCTTCTTCGACAGTCCAGTTTGGATTACAGTATTTCTAAGCATATTGTAAAAACCAGTTTATGTCAGAATTAACTTTAGGTTTTTTAGTTACTAAATTACCTAACTATTCGGTAATGTCAGTAGTATTATTATCCTAACCCCATTTAAGAGCAGTATATAAAACAGAAGCTTTATCTTCTGTATTTCTCTCCATATCTGCATAAGCTTCTTTTACTTTTTTAAACATTTCTTCTTCTGTATCAGCTATAAATTTCTAATAACCTCCTTTAAAAGAATACTCATACTTACCATTATCCTACTTTTTAAAAGCTCCTTCTTTTTTGAGCTTATCTCTTAACTATTCGTCAGAGTTACTTTGGTACTAAGAAAATCCTGGGAAATTTTCTTCCATTCTTTTCTTTGTAGATTTAATAATATCATCAGTAGGGGCTGATATTATTTTAGTCTTAGGCATATAATCTTCCATGTGTTTTTGTATACTTGCCTAAGTTTTTATCTAAGGTACTAAGTCTCTAAATAGATCATTCTCATCATACTAAATTCCTCCATAATTAAATTTAGCTTCTTTAGGATTTATTAAAGCCTCATCCTTATTAGTTAATTTAAAATCCTTAAACTAGACAGGAATAATTCCGATTTTAGCTCCTTCTGTATTTATACCAGCACGTTGCAACATTCTTGCATACGTAGCCTATTGATATGTAAAAGCTAATTTTTTAGCAGATGAATAATCTACAAACTATTTAGGAGATGTTTTATAGTCAAATATATGAGTTACACCTTTAGAATCAATTACAGCTATATCAATATTACCAATTAATGTATTAATTCCTTCAGATAACTCTACAGATAAAGGACCTTTAACATTTAATTCTGGAAAAAAGTCTAAAGTATCTTCATTCTCTCCTAATGATGAGGCTATACTTGTTTTTAATTTTCTAGCTAAGTCTATAGATTGTTTAATAATATCTAGATTTATATAATTAAAATCAAGTCCTATTTCTTTTTTATTTAATATTTCTATTAAATCTTCATCAGTTTTAGTAAAATTATAATTACCATTAGAATCTTTAGAAAAGAATACTTCCATTACTTTGTGGAAAGCTGTACCCATTTTTGCTTGCTATTCCCATTTATTAGTAATAATTTCTTTCCATTTTTCTGCTTCTTCCTTAGTAAGATATCTAGCTTTATCTATATCTCCATCAAAAATTAAATCAATTTCTTCTTTTGTAAAGACTCCAATCTTTTTATCAGGATTATATATAACATGTACATCTCTATTAAGAGATGAATCTGTCCATGTATTTATTTTTTCTTTCCAGTAATTTTCTTCTTTAAATATAGGAAATAAATAATTTCCTTTACTATCTGTTATAGTTGAAAGAAATCTAGTAACACCTATATAAGGTCTAGATCTTTCTCCTACTTCTTCTCCATCTAAGTAAACTTTTTTATACTGAAATGCCTCTTTTAAAGCTATAGTAGCTTTATTCATTTCGTCTACTTTATCAACTGTATGTAACTATAATGCAGATTTACTGAACACTATATCTCCAAACTTATCTTCAAACTTTCTTTTCTAAAGTAAATAATCATCTAATTCTACTTCAGATTCGAATATATGTCCTTTATATATGTATTTACAATTCATAAACAGCTTTCTTTTAATTCTTTAGACTGCATTAGTTTAGATTTAGTATTAGCTAATATTCTATGCACTCTATCTATAGACATTGTTGAATTAGTACGAACATTTAATATTGGCGATTCTACTAAATCAGCTATATCTTTTATAGACTTATTATAAGTATCTCCTAAACAATCAACAGAATATTTACCATTTAAAGCAGAATCTAATATTCTATTCATGTGATAACCTATTTCATAAGTTATATTAGGATCATCTTCAAAAGATTTTCCTCCTCTAGAAAGATACTTAGCCATTTCTGTAATATATACTTCTTCAGCTATATCTGATCTAGTTCTATTAGGATATAATTTACTTATTTGAGCATATGAAGAAAAGTTTTCAGCTTTTTGTATTGTACTAAAATATAACTCAGGATTAGTATAACGCATACTTCCAAATACTAAATGTAATAATTCATGTATAGGAGTATCTAATGTGGCATTATCTGTATTTATATAAATATTTCCATTATATATAAATCCTTTTGCTGAATAAGAATCTGTTATTTTATTTAATTCTTCATCATTTTTTATTTCTTCATTATTAGTTAAGTATATGCCAACTCCATATAAATTAGATAATCTTGTTACCATATCTAAATAAAAAGTGTCACTATTATTAGATTGATAATCATATTCATTTTTAAAATCAGTCCTCTAATTTAGATATTTAATAGGTCTATGTTTAATATCTATTATAGAAGTTTCTCCTAATTCTAATCCAGATATTTCTAGATCTCTGTATTCTTTATTTAAAGCTACTACAGCATCACTTAAAGAGTGTGTAGATGTTATATCTAATAATTTGTTTGTATTTATTGAATTACCTTTCATTTTTAATAATTCATTTCTTACATAAGGTTCTGAATTAGCTTGTGGTATTTCATCTAAATAAGGATATCTATTGTGATTAGTAATAAAATCTCTTACTATTGGGTCTAATACAGTTTCGTGAATACCAGAAACTTTTTTAAGTCTCAGATATTCACTACTGTTTTTATTAATACAATTTAACATTTATTTAAATCAGCTTCTATAAATTTAGTAATGTTTGTTAAATTTAAATCAGGTGTAAAAATCTTTTTACCTGTAATTTTATCTTTTTCAATCTTGAATTGTAAGTTAATCTTAAATTCTCGATTTTCAAAGTTAATTTCTCCTGATTTAGTTCTTCCATTATTATAAGATATAGATGAAATATGTCCATTATAATGCTTTATAGTAACTTTAAATTCACTATCTCGCATTTTAATTGTTGTATATAAAGACTACTCAGAATAATTAATACCTATATGATCTGCATCCTTTTCTGTAGAAACATCTATAGGTACATACGTTTCACCTTTATAGTTACGTTTTGTAACCTACGGTGTTGTATCAGCATAATCGGCGGCTTCTTCTGCTTCAGCTTTACTTTGTTTTTTCCATAAAGTATAGTCAAAAGTATCTCCAGTACTTAACCAAACTAATTTAGCAGTATTTCCCCATATTGAACCTACAGGTATAACAAAAGAAGTAACATAACCAATATCTGTATTTTCTTTAGTTATATCCTATGTTTGGTCAAACTCAGCTTCGAATTTATAAAAGTCAGAAATTAATCCATAGTCTATAGAATCTGCAAATATACTAGTTAAAGCTTTTTCTCCAGGCTAATTATAATTAGTAATTAAATTATATATAAAGAATAAATCTTGAAGTCTGAATACTTGTCCATCTAATGTTCTATAGAATCCAAAACTATCAGAATTTAACTAGTTAAAGGCAATTTTATATTCCTAGAATGTATTAGTTTCTTCTTCACTACGTGGACTCATGTTAATAGGTAAAGTATAAGCAATCATAGTATTATGATTTACAGTGTTTGTAAATACATTAGGAACTAAATTCTAAATAAATTTATTATTCTTTAATGCGTAGTTTACTTGAAGTTGGTTGTTTACTCTTTTTCCATTGTATCCTTTTTTAAGATTTGGAATTAAAATACGTTCAAACCACTTCTTAAACTGAGCTTTACCTTCAGGAGAACCTAATAACTTAATATATCCAGGACCTTTAACTTTTTCGTCGCTTATTAAGTTACGTTCTTCATCACTTAAATATATAGATAAAGGCTAATCTTTATTAACTCCAAATCTTGGAGAAGTTAACCAGTCTGTAGCAATGTAATCATTAACCATTCTATTTAAACCTTTAACCATATTAGCCTTACCTTTAGCAGAAGTTATATTAAGATTCTATGACATTACTTCTGACCAATATTTTAATGCTCTATATTTAGAAGATATTTCTGTAAGTTTAGCATCTAATATCCAAGCACCTTTTACATACTATAGATAATGTTCTGAATTAAATAATAAATCAAATAAATTTAATGTATGTTTAACTTCTTCATATTGCTGTATGCAGTTTTCAGGATTTTGTATAAAGTCATCAATAGTTAATTTATCCCAAGCTTTTTGTTTGTAATCAAAACTATCTCTTGGTATATTAATACCATTCATTCTTCTGTTTAATTCTTTATCAATTTTACCTTGTCTAGTATTAACCAAATCAAACTTCTACAAGTAGGCTATCTGTTTATCCATACTAGTTTCTAATCCCTAGTTTACGTGTAACAATTGTCCTAATACTTTAAATTCTTCAGCACCAGCACTTAAGTTTTTAAAACTCTCATATAAATCAGTGTCGTTACCAATTACCTCATGTTGTTTTATCTTGAAATCTTCAATAATATCAAGTAACTATTGAACATAAGGATTATCTTGATTTTCAACTCTTATTTCGTCTAAATCTCTAATTAATTCCCAAAGACCTACATTTAATCGTCCAACAACTTCGCCGAAATCTTTGGTATTAAACCTGTCTCCATGATTATATTTTGTCTCTAATTTAGTTAAAATAATGTTTAGAGCATCTCTTCGAGGCTATACTTTATGAGAATCTTCGTTATCTCTTTGTTCTTCATTTAAGTCCTTAGCTACATAATTATTAATTTCTCTGACAGGTCCTATTTCAAAATAATCAAATACATCTTCAATAGATTTACTTCCTACATTATCAAAGATATTACTATCCAACATAGATGCAATAATACGCATAGGTTTAGACATTAATATTTCAGCAATGTCTTTAAAATGCATACCTATAGAAGAACCATAAACATACATACCTAACATATTAGTACCGCCATTAATTTTACCTAAAGATAACTCTTTAGCGTTATCAGTAGCCTAAGATAATAAAGCAGACAAAGCGACTGCTGCATCTTCATCATTGTCACAGCCTGTAATAATTTGATTAGCATAATCCTAAGCCAAATTTTCATAGTACTGCTATTTTTCAGGATCAGCAGTTTTATTCATATTTGAAATAGCTTCTTCTGCTTTTAGTTGTAAATCTTGTATTTCTTTCTAAGTTAAAGGATCTTTAATATCACTTCCAAACTAATGTATATTAGCGAACTAGTAATATATTTTACCTCTAATCTTAATACCTTGACCATTCTTTCCTAATATCAATCTCTACTTCTATTCTAAGGTAGAATTAGGATTATTAAGTACAGAATTTATATAGTTAGTAGCAGCAAAGAAAGATTTAAGACCTACGGCAACAATTCCTACACCCTTATTACCAACTTGGTTATTAACAATACCATGATTAACTGTAAGAGCGTTTCTAGGTCCTGCAGATCTAGATTCTTTAACAACAGGATTATTAGGATTATTAGCTATTTTTTTAACCATATCTGTAGCAACATCAATAGGTTTCTGTGCTTCTATCTGATTTTCAGGAGACTCTATGATGTCAAACATTTGTGTTAACATGAAATTTTTAGTAGCATCATTTAATGCTGCACGTCCTTTACTATATATACTTTTGTTATGTTTATTAATAGCTTCTCTAAATAATTCTTTCTCTTCAGTATCAACATCTAAAGCATTTAGTCCTTTATCATTAACCAATTCAATTACTTTAGACATAAACTTCATTTTTTCAGGAGTATCTATATTAATGTACATTTTTCCTGTTTCTTTATTAGTAGCTAATAAAGGTTGTACATCTAATTCTTTATCAGGAATATCTCCATCAAAACATTCTTCATTAGTAGGGAATGGAAGATTATCAGAAGCTTTTAGCATTTCGTAAGAAGAATAATCGGCCAAAGAACTCCAATGTTGTATTTTTCCATTTCTATTAATAGAGTACTATGTAAAGTTTGTAGTATCAATATCAAAGTCGGAACCTTGTAACCATAACTGAGTAGATGCTACATAGGCAGTATTACTATTTGTACTATCAAATGCAACAATTTTCATAGACATGAAAGACTGCATAGACTGCGCAGGAATACGAGCAGCAATAAGTTCTAATGATTTCTATAAAGAAGAAAACATTTCATTTCCCTAATTAATTAGGTATTTGCCCAAAGCATAGTCTTTTGCTTGTAAGTTCTTAGTAAATACAATTCTTCCATTTTTTCCTTGAATATCTTTACTGTAAGTAAATGAATCTAGTTTACCTGTATATAAAGCTTTATTATAAGTATCATAAAATTCCTTACTAATATTATGTACTATAATATTTTCACCCTCATTTACAGTAGTAATAAGTTTACCTAGTACATTAGCGATTTTATTATTGTTATTTAAAGCAGATTCTAAATAAGAATTATGTCTTTCTATTGTAGCTTCATTTGTAGTAGATAAGAAAATATTAGAATAACCTTTAGTTGTAGCTATATAGAAATTAGGATTAGATGTAATAATAACTTCTTGAGGTTTACCATCAAATGCAGTAGCTACATACACTTGATCATCTTTACTATACATTTTGTACATCTTGTTACCATTACTATCTATTCGCCATAATTCTTTTAATGGATTTCCTTCTGAATCTACAGCACCGTCTACAGTAAATTCATAAGTATTTATTTTCTTTTTAAAGAATTCTTCTGTATAATCAGTTGGTAATTTATCTTGATGGGCTATGTATATATGATTTCCATTATTAAATTTAAGTTCTGCATCAAAATATTTCATATCTATTTTAGAACTTAATCTTTTTAATATTTTATCAGTAAAGAACTATCCTTTCTATTCTAATATATCAGATAACTCATCATCTTCTTCTAATCCATAAGCTGTCTGGAACAATCTAGGCAAAATAACCTCGGCACTTTCTACTTTTGCTGGCTTAGTTAATTTAACATTAGCAGCTATAGTTCCAGTGTCTCCTATAGAATCTATAATCTAAACAGTCCCAGTACCATAAGTAATATTTTTAAGATCCTCCTATACTTTACGCATAATTTGTTTGTATAGTAAAGCATTTTTTGGATTCTCTAAATCTAATGTAGATTTAATTTTATGAGCTTCTTGTATAGATGCTAAATCGTATAGTTGATACAATTTAACTTTATTTCCGTCCTATACTTCAAATATAACATTATAAGGAGCTAAATCTCTACCTTCTATTATATTATTTTTAAAAGAAACTATTTTACCTTCTTGAAGAAGCTTTTTAAAAGACATATAACCATACTCCTTTACAGATCCATCTTTGTTATAGGTATCTAATCCAGGTAATTTTATAGTAATAGTTTCAGTACTACCATCAGAATAAGCAACATTGTAGCAACCACCAACCCTAATGTCACTAGGTAAGAACATATCAGGTTCTTTATCCTAAGCTTCTATTAATTCCTACTCACTTTTATATTGTCCTAGTTTTTTATCTCCATGTATTTTCATAAGACTAAAAGCTGGGCATAAAATAGATAGTACACCATCAATTTTTAATTTAATAGCAGATTTTGTAATGTCTACACTTAACTATGAAGCTAAAGAATTAAACAATGAACCGTCACTAAAAGGAACAAGTTTATTTAGATCATCAGTAGATAATTTAGTATTAGATCTTTCTATTTCAATTAATTTACTTTTAATAGTTTCAATTAATGAATTTTTACTATCCTAATGTATAATACTATCAACTATCTATTCAATTATAAGTCTTTTAAATTTTTCTTTACTTCCAGCAGCTTCTGCAGTATTAGCTAATACCTACTCATATAAATCAACTGAATCTGATATTGCATTTCTGGCTAAAATAGCTAAAGCTTTGTACATCTTAGAAGATTTATCAAAAGAATAACCTCTTGCCACACAAGCTGATACAACCTAAGTCATAAGAGAAATTTCTTCTGAATCAGCTTCATGCTCTTTGTCCAACTGAATTCCAGCCTAGCTCATATCAATTTGAAAATAGTTTAATTTTCCTACTTTTTTAAAATAATCAAGACTATTAATATTACCCATACCTTGCTTAACAGCGCCAGCAGTAGGTACATAATGTATATCACTATGTTTTAAAGGTTGATAAACATCCTCCTAAGTTTTAATTTGTGTTTTATGTTTATTTGGATGTGCAGGATCATTATAATCTTTAAATATACCTGTACTATTTATAGCCTTAACTACTGCTTCTCTAGAATATTCAGATTGTACAAATTTAGTACCATTAAATTCTAAAGAATTCATACCTCCAAACATGTTAAATAACTTCCAGTTAGTATTTACTCCTGTAAAAGTATCTGTTAATATTGTAGATGTTGGCTTATTATTATCATCTACAGTACAATACTTCATAGTATAACTATTATTTCCGTTATATTCTAATCCTATTACACGTCTAATTTGACCTGTAGATTCATCGTAGTAAGCATAAGATACTTTAGCATTTTCTACCCCTTTTATACTAGATTCTCTAGTATTTGAATATTGTATTTCTACAGACTATCCAGGATTTAAGGTATCAAAACCGCTAAGTATATTCCAGTCAGTTAATGGATTTCCTTCTTCATCATACCATATTCTATCAGTCATATTCTGGGCAAGAATCTTATGTCCTCGCATATTTTTCATAGATGCATTAGTAATACCAAAACCAGCAGTCTTAATAATACCACCATTTCCTATAGTTTCATCATAAAAATGTACGAAAGGTTTTTTAATAATACCAGCTCTTGCACCTCCTAATGAATTATTTTCTAACTCAATTAAGAAAGGATTTACAAAAGTAGCACCATCGTGAGGACTTACAGTACCTGTTTTTCCACCTGCATCACCTAATACATTGCTTACAATGTCTTCTATATCAGCAATAATTGCAATATTATATCTAGAAGGAATACCATTAAGTTGATTTAACTAAAATTCTTGCATAGTAGCTGTAAACGATACATGTCTTTTGAACTAAGCATTAAATCGAGAATTTTCTTCCCAAGAAAGTTCTAACTTAGTAGGATTTTTATAATCGGCAAATGAGAGTTTACTAGGATGAGCTAAATGAGTTCCTACACAAGCAGTTACAAATTCCTAACTAAATAAGTAATGCATTGCATTAAACTCTTTAAAACGTTCATTTAAGTCTATCGAATAAGTCTAATTTAACTCATCTAAATCGTATAAAAACTACTAGAAATTTACATATTTGTAATCATCTTTTTTAAGAGTATACATAATATACTTAGCAATTCTACTTGCCTATGTATTTGATGATATATTATAAGTAGTCCCATTAAAAGTAAATCTTCCCAAAATTAACTTTCCAGAAGCATCATCTACCCAACCCTTATTTACATTTTTAATATGATTATTTAATGTATTATAATCAAGTAAATCTAATTCAAAACCATCCTTTAATAAATCACAAAAGAATTCTTTTTCTCCTAATTTAAAATACTCCTATAATTTATTTTGATCATTAAAAGTTTCTCTTAGATACTTAGATGTTTTATTTTCAGATAATATCTTAGTTCCTGCTAGTTTATTAGCCTATTTATTGTTTTCATAGTGCATATTAAGAGTTAACTTAATATTATCTTTAGGATGAGTATAGTTCCATTCTCTTACTATTTCTTCAACAGCATCCTATGGATTATATTTAATGTATCCTGCCTTATTTAAATAGTCTATCTATTTATTAAAGTTATCAAATGTAAAATTCTAGTAAAATAAACCATCTGTAATAAGTTCTGGTTTTTCGCTAATTAAAATCTATCCTAATTCTTGAACTGTTTTACCAAATACTGCTGTACTAACATTAGAATCTAAAAAGGCATTGACTACTCTATTCCAATCTTTTTGTATATGTTCGTAAGATTGTTGATAGAAAGCCCCTATTTCATTTTGTATAATATACTTTATTCCATTATGTCCTAAGGTATCTATAATCTAGCTAATAGAATTTCCTGTACTATCATTTAACTATTGTAATGTCTGTGTAAAATTATAATTATATCCAAATTCTGGAAGAATAGTAGCTAATTCTCTTTTAATATCATATCCAGAAAAGTATTTTTTACCTAAACTTTCTAAATCTTCGAAATCATCATTAGATTCTATAGTTTCATAAGCATATTCTTCTCTAATACTTGAACTACCTGTACTTTTAGCTAAATTATCTAATATCTAAGTTATAATAGCCTATTTATCTTCAAATGTTATTTCAGTATCAGAATAAGAGTTAATTATCCTATACTTTGTGGGTGCATCTATATTAATTTTCATTCTACCAATAAATCCTTTATCTGACATAATTGCTGGAATAAATCTTAATATCTATTTTTTATCAGCATGTTTATTTGGATTTAATGCTGCGAAATAATCATAAACTAAAGTAGCAAACTCAAACTCTACAGCTGTAAAATCAACATGTGATTTATAATCTCTAGATGTTTTTGCTTCCTTCATTTGTTCTACACCTAAAAATAGATTCTTATCAAAAATACTATAATGCTTAGATACAGAATTTTCTCTCAAGTTTTTAGTTTTAAATTGATAAGGATAAGATCCAAGTAATCTACTTAAGGTCTAAATACTTGCACCGTGACCAGCACCATCTTTTACCTAAGAAGCTGTTAATAAATGATCCATATAAGCTTCTATAGTTGCAAGCATTTTCATTATAGGAGTAGATTTACTATCAATTAAATTTATTTCATGTAATTCTGAATTAATTCCTGGTTTAAAGTCAGATACACTCTAATATACTAAATTTATTTTATTCTATAAATCTGATTTAGTATCAAAATGCTTTCCTTCAGCATCAATCATAAGCTCATTAGATATTGCCATATTTCCTACTATGTTAGAAGTAAGCTTTAGCATATCATAATAACAAGTAGGTAAATCAAAAAAATCTTTACCGCTTATATTAGTATAAGCTTCAGTAAATTGTACAGATTTAATATTTTTACCTGTTATAAATTGTATTAATTCTGCTACTTTATCTAATTCTTCTGAAGACATTTTAGTAAATAGTATTTTAGCTTTTTCTCCGATGTATGTTTCATCGTTATAACTATATGTTAAAGTATTTCCATTTACAGAATTATAAACATATAATTCCTTACCGTTACCTAAATCTAGTCTATATTCAGTTCCTTGCAAATTAAAAGAATCTGGTGTAGAAGTCTATATTATTTTTAGTTTTAAAGAATCTTTTATACTTGGATAATCTATTAAATTAAATGTATTCTAAGAAGATATACTTCGTGTAAGCTATCTCTATTTATTACTAATAGTACTATCCTATAAACTCTGCCCTTTAATAGTTCCAGATCTCTAATCTTCAAAATACTAAGCTAAGTCAGCAGAGAATACTGAATCTATAGATTGTGTTATATAAGCTAAATAATTTAAAGATTTATGCCCATCTCTATTAATAGCTTCTAGTAATGATCCTTTTCCGTTATATAGTCCTCTATTAATTGTCTGTATAGTATCCTTATCAGTAGGAGAGAATGTTCCCTATTTTAATCCTAACTATTTATATAATTCAGAATCACTCAAAATATAGAATATATCTCTAGTATAAGATTCTGGATTTAATCTTATTAAGGTAACTAAATCCTAAAAAGATTCTACATTCTTAATATGCTGATATATTTCAAAAGCTTTATCATCACCTCTCAATAGCAAAGTATCTTTAATTTTATCAAAATTAGATACATCATCCATTGTAGGTTTTATTGTCATTAATTTTTTAAGTTTAGCTGTAATAAAATGATTAAAATCATTAAATGATAAATAAGCATTTTCAACTAAATCTCCATTATATGTATATTTAGGTAAAGAAGTTATAATAAATTTAGTTACATTATTGATTTCTTTATCTAAAAATATTTCATCAGTACTTCTCCATGTGCTGTATAATTTAGTTCCTTTAGATGTGAGGCTATATCTTCCTTTTTTAAACTAAGGTATATTAGGATCTATAGATATAACTTCTCCAAAAACAGAATTAGCAAAAGCATCAAAATTATTTAATAGTATCCACGCATTATATGCTTTAATACGCTCTTGTGCTTTTTGTCGGTCTGTTGAATTTTTATTAGGGTCAATAGTGTATTGTATAAGACTTTCTAAATTGCTAGGTTTTTCAAATAACTATCCAAAATACTTAACAACTTTATAATAACTAGTAGGATTAAGTCTGATTATTGCTTTACTTCCATCAACATTTACACCTCTTAATAGTCGATGTATTTCTGCATAATCAGATTCATTATTTCTACTAACTAATTTATTTAAAGCAAAATCGGTAATTATACCTCCCTAAGAATAAATACTTCTAATATAATCAATAACAGTTTTAAATAATTCGTTCTGTCTATTATATATAGCTGTGTCTAAATCATTTGAATTTTTACATATACGAGTACGTTGTGTATCCGCAAATAAGAAAGAATTAACAGCAATATTTTTAGCAAAATTGGTAAACAATAATTTAGCCTTAGCAGAATAACCGAAAGCATCCTGCATGAAATGATTTTCATACTTCTATTTTAGTTCTTCTTCTTCTGATTTCTTGCCAAGTAAATCATCAGTTTTCTTTAAAGTATCTAATTGTTCAGCAATTTTATTATCAGTTTGAAACCAAGAAAGTAACTCATCTTCGCTAATCATATTAGTATCGTCATCTAAAACATCTTGAAATAAATCAAGAATAGATTTCGCTACTTTTGGTAATTCTTGCATATCTATAATATACTTATTCTTAATATCTTTCATTATGCCTTCTTTAAATTGCTGTATTATCTAAGTATCAGATTTTCCTTCTCTGTTGTCGTCAATATTTTGGATTAGGGTGTCGATTCCCTCTAAGAGAGAACCGCCACCATCCCAAGCGCATTTTCCTGCCATTATAATAAATTTATTATTATACTATCACATCTATTTTCATTTATTATATCTTCTTCTGTATTATTTTTAAAATAATTTCTAAGTTGCTCCTACAAAGTAGCATCATTAGATTTTATTTCGTTTGATTTATTTTCACGTAAAGCTTCTGGAGTATTTTCTCGATAGATATTTATATATTCCTATATTTTACTTAAAGCTAACTATCTCAAAGTTTCTATATCATCGGTACTGCTTATCTATTGTTCTATATTTAATAGTCTTTCACTAACATTTCTATTTACATTTTTAGATAATCTACTAGCAAACTATACTACTTCTGTAGGAGATCCTAAACCTTTAGTAATGTAAAGTACGTCTTCGTCAGATAAATTAATCTCTGGGAATGATGTACTAACCATAGGTTCAGAATTTTCTTTAATTTCGTCTAAAGTAATCTAATTATTAAAAGTATTTAATTCATATAAGACTCCATTAATTGCTATATTTCCATTTTCATTATCTTGAATATGTCCAAGTAATAAATCATTTTCCTCTGTAATCTAAAAGTTACCATTAGAATCAATATAAGCAAACTAAGACATATTTACATCAGAATTAATATTAATACATAGCTATTTAAACGCATTAGCTTCTAATGATTCTAACTATTCTTGAGACTATATAGAATTATAATCAAGCGTAGGTAATTTATCTCCGAAGTCTTCTTTAAGAGCACTATACTCATTAGATGGTTTATAGCTTTCTACTTTCTAAGAACTACCACTTAATGTGAATTTTTTAGCTCCTGTATAATAATCTCTAAGAACTAAAGGTCCTCCCAAATTATACCAATTAGATGTTCCTGTTCTATAAGCTTCTGCGGCTAAATCTTCTATTGATTTTTTAGGATCCTTAGAAAACTGTGTATAAGTCTATTCAACTACTTTACTTAAAAATTCTTCCATAGAAGAAGTGTCTAAATAAGCAGATGTAGTAATCTTATTTCCTACTTCTATATCTTTACCATTAATGGTGTATCCATTAATCTTAGCATAGTTAAAATCACCTAAACTATGATCTGTATCTATTTTTACATTCTCTCTTATTTTGTATTGAGATCTATTAAATATAGATCTAAAATCCTAAAAATCCTAACTTTCTACAAACTTAGAACCAGCTAATTTAGCATCATAAGCATCTGGGAAACAAATGTATCTAAGCATATATATTAAATTTCTTTCTACAGTGGTATCCTTTCCAAAAGAACCTCTACCCCAATTTTCTGTAGTATTTAATATCTATGTTCCTTTTTTGTAATCACGACCAGTAGATTCTATAGAATCTATAGCTTGTTTAAACTTTTCCCAAGTTTCTTGATCAAAATACTCAATAATCTTAGCTTTAATTTTCTATTCATCACTCTTTAATAGAGCTTGCCAAACATTATAGATAGTATAATTATTTCCTGAAGGTCTTACTCCTTTAACGTCTGAATCATTAAAAGCTTTTAATGTTTCTATGTAATCATCAAAAGATACTTTAGGAGGCAATACAAATAACTATTTAACTATTTTAGGATCATTTGGATTCTGTAACTAATGTATGTACTATTCATACATTTGCTACTCGTTAAGTTCTAAGTTATCAGTAACAAGTACAAATGGATAACCTGCGGTATCTCCAAATTCTTTAGGACTTACAGGAACAGTTAGTACTCCATTTTCATCATTAATAGTAATAGAACTAGTACGAGATACAAGTACTCTGCTAACTCTAAGATTTGACTAAGAAGATAACTCACGTAAAGATATCATAGAATTAGGAATAAACCATCCATTTAACTGGAAAAATCCAGCATCCCCTGCATACTGTATACCGTAATTAACTAAGTATGTACTAGGAAGCCAATTATCATCTAATTTATAAATAGCTGCCTAAGATAATAAGTATAGCTAAAATAAATTATGTAAATTAGGATCTCCGTCCTTTAAAGCTAATTTTTCTGCTACTATTTTAACTACCCTATCAAACATACTTTTTATATTATTATCAGTTAATGCTGTATAAACATTAGGATAGTAAGGTTTATCTTCATAAGACTACAATCCTTTAGTAATAGGAGAATTTAAAGATACTACTGGAGTTTCAAATGTATAACCATTACCATCAATAGCAATAGAAGCTACTATTTCTTTTCTAAAACTTCTTGAGTGTTCGCGATCTAATACTTTATTATATAATGGTATTTCCTATTCAGGATCTTTAGCAAATCTCTAAAATTGTGGATATTTCTACGCTAAATCTGAAGGAATACTAGATTTTAACATAAAGTCGCAAGAAATCACCATATCCATAGATAATCCAAACTCCTTACTTATTAATATTTTAAGTTTATTATTTAATTCCTATTTAGATGTAGCATATCTTATAATAGACTATATCTTACTTATAATTTCTATAGTTTTACTAGGATTAGTTAAATAAATATTAGGATCTTTTCCACCCAATATAGCTAATTTAATAATACCATCAACTCCATCTATTCTATCTTTAATATTTGGATTTATTGGCACTAACTAACCATTATTTATCTAATATCCACCTAAAGATAAAGAATTAAATGAGTATAATAAATTCTATTTAATAGATTGAGGAACTATTACACTGTCATTTGCTTTATCTACAACTTTTTCTATTTTATCCTAATTACCATTTAATTCATTTGTTATAACTTCATCGTCAATACTTTCATCCTATTTTTCATCATCTTTTGTGTCATCGTCTTGACTACTTAAATTAGGTAACTTTGGTTTTTCGTCCTAAGAATTGTTAAATTCACTTAATATATTATGTATAATGCTATCTATATTAGGTAATCCGTTTTCAATTCTTTTATCGCTAATATAAGATAATAATTTTTCATATAGTTCCTGTCGTGTCTTTTCCTTATCTAAATCTGGAGTATCAGCAATTAGTTTTTCTAATTCTGTATTTACTTTGGAATCAACAAAGTCTTTTAATTGCTATTCAGAAACAAATACCTATTTAGTAAATGTATCTATAGTTACCTCAGTATTGTCACCATCGTCTTCTTTAGTAGGATTATCATCTTGAGGTTTAGTAGTATCCTCATATTTAGTTCTTTCAATTAACTTTAAATCTTCTCCTTCTATAGTATCAAGAGCATGTTTAACTAATTCAGATTGGTGTTTAATATCCCCAGCAGGCATTGGTTCTAATTCTGTAGCCTCATCCATAGCTTTATTAAGTATGTGTTCATAAGGTCCTACTATCTAATTAGTTAATAATAAAGACCCTTTTTTTGCTCTAGTAATACCTGTATATAAAGCCTACATAAATTCCTGACTATTCTATTTTTCACTAGGATCTAGTTCTATTATATAGTAATCACTTTCTAAACCTTGTGAGTTGCCACCCTAATGTTTCTAGAAAAAGTCTTTATATTTAGGAGAATTAATTAAATTATATAATGATGTACCTTCTTTTTGGTAGATATATCCTATTTTATCTTCCTCAGCAATAGTTCCATTTGCCTATCTTTTAACAGTACTAATTAAGCCATCAAGAGTTTTAGTTACTTCTTCTGGATTAAAATTACCCATAAGATCAGAATAGTTAACTATCTTAGTTCCACTTAAAGTATATTCTTTATCAAAGCTTTCAAAATAACTCAACTAAATTGAGCCTTTACCTTCTTTAATAAGAGTTTCAATAGTATTTCCATTTGTAGTACTTTGTACATTAGCTGTTCTTAAACTGTTTTTTAGTCTAAAACTACGAGTTAACTATTGTCTTTCAATAGCCATTTTTACTTCAAATTGGTTAGGAGTGTCTTTTATTTGTTTCGCAACCCAATTAGCAGCTTTAGTATCTACTTTCCTCAGTTCGTCTAAAGCATCTTTAATATCAAGTATTCCTTTACCTTTAGCCGAAATCTGATTTAAATCTCCAGCTGTAATTACAGATATTCCATTCTTTCTAGCAAATGTATTAATTATATTCAGCTCATTATCAGTAAATCTAGATACCTCATCTATAAAAATTACGTTTGGAACACTACCTACTGATTTTATTTGTGCTTTAGGTACAAGATTTCCATTAGCATCAAAATCATAATGTTTTCCTTTTTCATATTGAAGTACGTCATTTACTCGTTCTGGATATTCATACGTACTAATAAACTCTAATAATTCTTTACCATCAAATACTTTATCAGTCTTAATAGATAAATTTTTAGCTAATTTATCAGCATTAGCATGAGTATTATTAACTACCCAAGCAGACTATGAAATCCAATCATTGTTGATAATAGATGCTATCATATTAATAACAGCAGCTGTTTTACCTGTTCCTGCCTTACCTTCTATAAAGATAATATTACTAAACTTAGGACCTATTAATTCTTTTAAATATTTCTTACCACTTTCTGTAGCTAGTAATTTAGATACACCGTCAACAGCATGTAAGTATTTCTAAATAATCTAAGCTCTTCCTTCAAAATCTTTACCATCAATAATAGAAAGCATTTTATTCTTAAGAGCCTCATTAAATGCACTTATAGTATTACCATTTACAACATGAGCGACTCCTAAATAAACTCCCATTTCTTGAGCAAAGATTGGGGCAATAGTATCAGATATATAACCTTTATAAGCATTATAAAAATCAGAAGCTTTTAAAGCTGCTCGTGCAGATAAATAATAATAAAAATCAATATTATCAATAGTATTAGTTCTATCTGATGTTAATTCTGATTCTTTTGAGTCAAATAAATTCCAAGTTTTTTCGTCTAATAACTCTTCTATAGAGTGATTTCCATTTTCTATATTAACCTAATAAAATTCATAAATAGCATTATCCATAGCTATTCTATCAGCATAAAGCTATTCCATCGGAATATCTATATTATCCTAATCATTTTCACCTGGCTCTAAATTAAGTCCACTAAATGTTTTTAAATTAGGAAGTGTTGCAAACATAGATTTATCCCATTGATCATCAGGTAAAGCTCCTATTACTAATTTCTATACTTTTCTGTAGAGATTTAAAGTACTTTGAACAGCAATCTTAGGTTGCATTATAAGTTTAGAATTTTTATTCTATTCATGCAAAGTTAATAAGAAATTAAGTCTCTAACTTATTAAACGTAAATCAGATAATAACTCTTCTGCTTTTTCTCCCGCAATAGTAGGTAAATCTTCCCAAGAATCGTCATTTTTACTTTCTTTATGTATATTATTTAAAGTTGCATTTACTCCAAATAAATCAAAATTCTATATATAATTACCTGTATCGAATTTAGTAGCTATAGTATGTCCTACATTATCTGTACGCATACCTTGTATTAAAGCATGCATCATTTGAGTAGCTTTTACAGCCTATCTTAACTAATACAATTTAAATTCATCAGAAATAGTAAATCCGTTTAAATTAGTCTTAAATGCAGCTAAAATAGATTCAAGTCCTCCTTCTCCTCCTAATAATGTATCAATAGTTACAGGATCTCCTGTTACATCAAGTATGAATTTATTAAGCAATTGTTCTACAGGACTAACACCTAATTTATTTACATTCTCTAAAGATTCATTTAATTCTTTTAATAGTTCCCCTAATTCGAACATTTTTTGTTCTAAATTTTTTATAATAAGTTCGTCATTACCAAAGGAATCGTCATTATATTCAGTCCAAGATTTTACTCCAAGTGCTTTATAAGCAGATTCTTCTAGTAACATAGGATCTTGTGAATTACTAGCATCCGATACTTTACTATCTAGTTTTACAATTCTTTCTTGTACTTGTTCAATTAGATTATTTAAATACTCTTTAGTAGCTCTATTTGACCAACCTCTTGATATTTCTTTATTTACTAAATTAGGAATAATTTTAGCCATGAATATATTTTGCATAAGATCCATGGTTGTATTAGCTTCTAAAGTTAAAGAATTTATATCAGCCTATTTATTCTTATCAGAATAAGTTTCATCTGTTTTTCTTTCATTTAATTCTGAAAACTTATCTTGGTAATATTTAGCTGTTTCATTTATTTTAGCATCATATTCATCAAGTAAACTATCATCAACATTACCTCTTAATAAAGATAAAGATTCATTAGCTCTCGGGTTTAAAACATGAATACCACCATAAAGAAGTGGATTTCCTTCCAATACATTTTCATTAGCTATTCTAAGAATATCTATAGAATCATATATTTTCTTTACTACTTTTTGGGCTTGCTATGCTGAATCAGAATCTAATTTATATTGATCAATTACTCCATTTTCTCCTCCAAATACTTTTCTACTTAAAGCTAAGTATTGTGCTGCAGCTATTTGAACATCGTCTGCTGCATCTGTTTTTAAATATGTCTAATACCTAGACATTAAATCACTTTTCTCACTATCAGTAATAGTATCAATAGTTTTACCTGTCTAAGCCTGTACAAATGTTTCAAAAGTAACACCATCATTAAATTCTTTAAGAATTTCTGGATTAGTTTCAAGTAAGGCTGTTGTCATAAAAGATGCTGCATTTTTACCTTCAGCTATATCTTTTACTTTCTATTGTTGTTCTTTATATTGATCTAGTAAAGGTTGTAGTCCAGTTTCATAATCACTATTATTATCATTAGATTCTCTTTTATCTTTATCAGAGAAAGAAGACTTATAATCATTAATTTGCTGTTTTAATTTTACTAGTTTTGCAGTTTCATTATTAAAAGTTTCTAAGTATTTTCCTGCTGTTTTTGTTTGTAGTAAAGCTGAATACTTAAGCTATTGTAATGTAGCATTATTTAATAAAGACTAATTAGAAACATTAGCTCCAGCTTCGTTTAAAGTAGTTTCTATTAATTTAATCTGCTGTCTTACAGCATTTTTTATAATATCGTTTTGATTATCTTTTTCAGTACCTACTCCATAACCATAAGTACCATCCTCGTCTTGAACTAACTATGTTGATAAATTCTTATTACCAAAATCTAGCTTATCAAGAGCATCATATAACTAATCCTAGTTATTATTTCGAACCATTGATATTACTTCTTTTACGGCATCATCAGAAGATATATTAGAATAAGTCTTAAATGCATTATAATTCTGAAATACAGAATGTGTTCCTCCACCTACGAAACCTCCTAAGAAGTTCATAGCATAACGAGTTTGCCATCCATTCATATTTAGCATATCTTTCTGTTTACTTCCAGAAAGCCAAGTAGCTAAATCATGAGCACCTCTAACTACATCAGCAAGAACTTCCTCAGTTACTTCTTCTGTACCTTCTCCTAAAGCATTAGCAACATTGCCCATTAAGGTTTTCTTAAATACTCCATTTTCAGAGTTTTTAATAACATTATTAGATCCTGAAAAAATATCCTTACCTATATTAAATACTTTTTTAATGAAGCCTCTTTTTGCTTCAGAGCTTGCTGTCTATTCTACTTCATTATTTAAAGCTTTTATACTGCCATCAGCCATAGATTTAACTATATTTTTAGCTATATTTCTCTATGCTCTTAATTCTGGTAATACCCATTCACCTATTCTTGTATTAAGTAACTTAGCCTCAGCAGCAGCATAACCCATAGTTAAACCCATTGCTACTTGATCACTTGCTCCTGAATTTTTAGCTTCCTAATACATATCTTGAACAGTAATTCCAGTCATATAGGTTTTAGATATAATCTCTCCTATTTTATAGTATTGCTTCATGTAGTCTTCGACCATTTTATTAGCAATAGTCTAATTATTCATTAAAAGTGCTTTATTCTGCATATTTCTAACTGCAGGCTCAATACCTTCAAAGTTTTTTAATTTAAGAGAAGAACTATCTAAAATAGCTTTATTTCCTTTATTTAATTCATCAGTAATCTAAGCAACTTTTTTAGCTTGATTTTTTGTATTTATACCTGTAGTTCCTTTAAAAGCAGCTGGAGCATATTCAAATAGGAAACGCTGTTGTTTTAACTATCCCATAGTATCTCCAAACATATTAATCATATTTTCTAAAGCCCAAGGTTGTTCACTAGCTGCTTCAGATTGAGTATGGAAAAAGTCTGTTTTATCAGCAAAACCATTAAGTCTATCCATAGTTGAATTATCGCTAGAAGTTAGCATTTTTCCAAATACTGAAAATAACTTTAATCCCTATTGCGCTGCAGATAAACCAGCTACTACAGGACCTACATAAGGAATATACATAGAACCAATTAAAGCAGCGTTCTTAGCTATTGATCCAAAAGGACTTTTAGTAAGACCATCACTATCTATGAAGTCAAATTTATTAGCGAAAGAATCATCATCAGTTAATATATCTGATACATGCAAAGTTTGTTTACCTTCGATATTTCTTCCATTTGCTTTTTCATAATAATATGTTCCTTTATCATTAAGTTTATATTCGCCTTGATGATATACTATTTTATTAGGATCACTAGTAGGATTACCATTAGCATCTGCATCGAAGTCCCACTATGCTAAAAATTCATTATCCCCAAACAAAGTTCCCCAAAAATTATTATTTGGAGCATCTGAATAAGTACGAGTTTTTGGATCCCATACTTGCTGAGTTTGTGCAATTTCTGCTCTAGATTTAGTTCTAGGTCCTGCTTTACCTACTTCAACCATTGAATTGGTTACTCTATCTGGATTATATATTTGTTTTATATCATAGTCAGGTGTCCATTTCTTTTCTGAGGGTTTAGCAAATATATCCCATTTGCTTGCTTGAGGTGTTTCCTATGCTAAAGCATTATATTGATTTATAGTACTCTAATAGAAATTATGAAATTTTGCAGGACTAAATTGTCCTTGATTATCTTTAAATTGTTGAGCATTCTAAACTACTGGATTTTTTATATAATCCTGTTCTGGTCTAATACTAGTATTATTAGCAGTTATACCAGACGCCATTAAATCACCTAATGAAGCGTCTGGATTAACCATATCTAATGATACTAAATCATTTGCTTTATTATTTTCCATTAAACATATTAAATTTATTAACATCCTTAGGAGTAGTTCCACTCTAAATAGCTTGAATATTTGCCTAATCAAGTTGATTAATAGCTTGTTGTTGTGGAATAGTTCTTTCCCTAGCTGTCATAGTCATATAAGAATCTGTTGTAGGAATAAATATAGTACCTTGATAAAGTTTGTCTCCATTAATACCTGAACCAAACCATCCACTATCAAACTGATATTTATCTTGCCCTGCTTTAGTCTTTCTAGAATCTTCGTAATTTTTTATTTCATTAGCATCTTCTACTTGTCTTATATATTTAGTATTTATATCACCTAATATAGCTTCATCAGTAAGAGTTCCCTTTAATAATCCAAATCGTTTCCATTTACCATAAATCATTCTTCCTGTATTTTCATCATATTTTGCAGGCATATTATAATTTTTGTAAATAGTATTGATTGTATGTTTCTGTTGTAGAGTTAAATTATCTCTATCTGGATTAATATTATATTTAATTTTTAACTGCTCGTCAGCTTTTTCTTTCTTAGCTAATAAACTAAAATCAGGTTTAGGAGTATCTGATGACGTATCTAAAGGTAATTCAGCTGATACTAATCTATTAGCATCGACTAATACTTTGTTACCTCCATTAGAATCAATGCGCATTCCATCTCCAAAAGTAGCATTATTAACATCTAATCCTTTAGCAAAAGTACTATCTCCTACTTCCTATAATGAAGCACTGTTTCCTAATGTTTGTTTACCTTCTGGGTCTTTAGTAATAGCTCCTACAACACCCTTAACAATAAATCCTTGAGATCCATCCAAAGAAATATTATAAGCTTGTTGTTCTCCTATACCTCTAAACCACTGTCCGTCTGGACCCTCTTTTACTTTGTCTGTTCCGTCATCGTCTCCATCGCCTTCGCCTTTCTTACCATTCTTTTCATTGATTTTATCTATACTATATTGTAGTTTATTACTAGTATTTTTATCAATCATAATAGTAATAAGATCAAATACTCCTTTATCAGGATTTTGTGCATTACCAGCTTTTAAAGCAAGCATTGAACGATAATTCTTAGGCAGTAATTTATCTATAGCAATCACAGCTTCTTGTGCTTGTCGTTTCTAATCTTCAGAAAGTTTAGTTGTTTTAAATATACCATCTATACCTCCTGTTAAATTAACTCCATTTTTATTAGCTTCTTTAATAATATTAGCACCATTAATAATACGTTGTGCTTCTATTTTAGAATATCCTTCTTGCTATAAAGTATTTACTCCTAATCCAGAACTAAATTGACTAATAAAATCATCTATACTTTTAGTACTTATTCCGTTTTCGACAACATCTAAAACATTATCAGCAAATTTGTAATTTGGATCCATTCGCCTTAATTGTAATAAATCTCCATTAGTCTATAAACTATAAGCTTTATCATTATTTAAATACTATTGTACACTCATAGTACTAATAGTTCCATCTTTTTTACTCTTTACTATTACATTACCATCCGATGTAATTGCTGCTTCTCCTATAGTTCCTTTATTTGATGCATTTCTGTAAGCATTATCAAAAGTAGTTTTACTATTTTTTACTTGATTTAAATACTATATTCCTTGTAGATAAGCATCAGTAAGACTTATTGGAGATTTTCCTGTAATAGGATCTTTAAGTACTTCTGCTAAAGATAAATCTGATTTAATTTTATTTATTACGAAATTAACATCTGTAGGTAATCCCTACATATCTTTAATAGAAGTTAGTAAATCCTTCATAGTCACATCATCGTTTTTATTATCTCCCTATTTCTAAGCAGATCTACTTCCAAAAGATAAACTTGTGGAAATAGTCTGCTGTAGTTGTTGTAATGATGGACCGTAAGCACCAGGTGTTACCATTGCAGGCTCATAATCAGTAGTAATGATAGTTCCTCCAGCTTGGTATTTATGTAATTTTACTTTCATTTATTTATAATAGTTATTTTATCTAACATAGATTTTCCTAAAGCTTTATTCTAAGACAAGAAAGAATCAACAGTTTTATTTAACTATTTAACAAATCTATCAGCATCTTTAGATCGTGCTTTTAGTTTAGCTTTTTCCATCTAATCTGCAGAATTACTTGTTTTTACTTTAATAGCCATACCGTCAGCTCCTGAAGCAATTACTGCCTAATATGGAGGTGTTCCTATTCCTGGTATTCTCTTTAATCCCCAAAGCTTTTCCATTTTAGTATACATATTATTTTTAGCTTGATTTTGTATTCTAGAAATTATATTATTCTACTATTGAATTAAAGCAGTCATTCTAGGATCAGATGCACCTACACCCTAAGAACCTAAATTAATTATCTAATTTCCAATATCTTTATATTGAGGATCATTATTTATTAAAGTCTAATATTCTTCATCAACAGTACCAAGCTATCTCTCTTTCCACATTTCCTGCAAATCTCTATCCCTCTAAGCTTGTTGTCTTAATTCCATTTCTTTAGCGGATAGATATTTAGAAGTATTCAAATCATTCTAAGCAGAAATCTTCATTTCGTTAGCTCTCTTAATTTGATCAGCTTCAAACTAATGCATAGTATTAGCATTAATATTTCCAACTCTCTTATCTATATTAGTAGCAGCTATTTGATCATTCTGTGCTCTTTGCTCTTTATGGTACTAGTCATTCTGTAAGTTTACTTGTTGAGAAGCTTGTGCATTAGTTCTCGCAGTGTCTCTAGCAATAGCTTCATTTAGAGAAGCATCTGCATACTTAGGAAGTTGTGCTTGAGAAGATCTCTAAGCATTCTAATCCTAGACAGCTTTTACTTGACTTATTAAATCAGTAGTTTGTCTCTAATATTGAGGTGCAATTTCTTGAAATGGCTAAAAGTCATTCATTTTTCTTAGACGTCTAATATTAGCCATATTTGTCCAATATAAACGACCTAATGCAGTTAATTCTGCTTTTGTTTGTGGAGATTCTAATACATTTTTAACTTGATTTAAGATATTAGGCTTATTAGGTAATTCTCCTTCTCCTATTTTTATACCTGTTTCTGGATCTTTATTAGGAGTATTTTGTATAGGCTAATTTAGTCTTTTTATTTTATAATACCCATCACTTGGGTCTAAATACATTGTATAATTTTTCTTAGCTAAATCAGCTTGGAAATTCTTGTAGTCTTCTCCATTTTCATCCCAATCGCCTTTACGTCCTAATAAACGTCTATCATCAGTAATAGAACTATATAAATTATCAGATTTCCAATTTCCAGAACCCCAGTCTTGAGAAGTTCTTTTTCTATTTCCATATAAATCGTAGCGATTAGCCTATACTGCATGAGCTATACCGTTTACATTATAATCATATTTATCAATTAGTTGATCATTACGTCCTGCATAATCATTCTAATAATTTCTAACAGCATTAGTTTTATCCCAATAAGCTGTTTTACTCCAATCGCCTGAAGCATTAGCTGCATTATATAGGCCAGAATGTCTGTGTTGCATATCATTTAACCAATTACCATAAGAATCATCAGTAGCACTTAATTGGTCTAAAATATGCTATCTATAATTATTAAATACATTATTTCTCCAAGTAGTATTTCTTCCAAAATTAATACCAGTATTATAACCATATTGTAATACTTTTCCTTGCTAAGCTTTTACAATACCACCTTCTTTAAATTTAAAACCATAAGCACTTTCTGGATACATTCTTCTGTAATCTCCTTTTTGATATGTACTAGGTTTAAAAGGACCAGGAACATTAGTTCTTCTCATCTAAGCTATACGTTTATTTCTCATATTAGCTGCAAAATTATTCATTGCTACCTCAGCAGCAGTAGGTTCTTGGTATTTAGCCATATTAGATTTCAATGGTGAATTTGGAACAAGTGGTTGGTAAGGAATATTAGATGTTACAGTAGAATTATTAGAAGTAGTACTTGGCTTCTATTTATAACCATAAGTTAATCTTTCATATATATTAGGATCTGAATATTTAGAACCATAACCTTTAAGTTTAGTAAAATCATAAACATTCATAGTTTCTGGTTTAGATGTTAACATTCCCCACATATTCTTCCAGTTACTTTCTTCTGGCTTAAATGCACCTTTTACTGTCTCATTTTCAAAACCTTTTAATTGCTGTATTTTTTCTTGTAAAGCTTTATTTCCTTTTAAGTTTTCCACTTCAGATTTATTTAAAACAGCTACTTTACCAGAAGTAGTTTTGATAGCAATCTTATCAGCATCTAAAGCTTTATTTCTTATACTACGTCCTTTTAAACCTTGTTTAATACCTAATACTACAGATAAACCACTAGCTACATTTCTTAAATCATCCGCACTAACTGAAGTTGGATCAGTAACTAATTTTTTAAATGATTTAATTTCTTCTCCTAAATTAGCAATGCTCATTGAAGCTAAAATCCATGGTGCGAATTTAGTTAAAGTCTTAACTACTTTACCTATTTTTCCAGATGTTCCTAATCCAGGAATTAATCCAACAGTATCAAGTCCTAAATTTACACCAGCTGTAGATAAAGCATTTCCTAAGCTTTCTCCATCCGCAATATCTGCACCTAAGTTAGCAACAGTAGAAGTAACACCTAAACCAGCAGCTACAGCAGTGCCTATACCAGCAGTTTCTGGTCCTGCAAAAGAAGCACCTATTGCTCCTAAATCAGCTACCACTCCAGCAATACGACTCATATCAGAAAAAGATAATTCTTTTTTATCTTTTAAGCTTGTACTCATTTTTTGCTAAGTTTCTACAGATCTTCCTTTAGCATCTGCAGCATATTTAAGCGCTTTTAGTTTCTATTGTTTTGCATTTAGTATCTTATCTTCTTTAGCTTGATTAATTTTATCTTGTATGGTCTAATAATCATTAATATAAGAATTTAACTAATCATCAGTCATATAATCTCTATTTTGTAGAGAATATAATGCAATTCCTCCATATTCAAATTTCTTAATCTATTCTAATTTACCTCCTTCTTTATCAGTAGGGACATAATTAGAATCTTCTTCCTATTGAGGAGGTTGTGCTAAACCATGCGTATATTGAAAATGATTCCATAGTTCTGGATCAGATGTTATTGATTCTCTGGATAAAGTTTTACTTTCAGGATTATATAATAAAATAGTACCTGTATCTTCATTAAAAGATCCTGGAATAGTTACTTTACCACTACGTAAAGCATTAAATTCTCCATTATTAGGAACTAAATCAGGATGATTTATGAAGAAGTCTAAAGTATTAGCTATATGCTATTTAGCTGACATAGAATGTCCAAACTAATTAGTAATCTATATATCTCTTACATTAAGTTTTTCTGGAGATAATATACTATTTAAGTTTCTAAAAAATTCAGGAGCTATTTTAGTTCTAAATAAATTAGCATAACCTTTGCCTAAATTCATTTTTTTATACTAAGTAATAACAGCATCTTCTGTATAATTAGTATTAGGTAATTGTATAGCAGTTATCTAATTATCTACATTCCAATTTTTAATTTTATTTAAAAGAGTATTTTGTTTATCCTACTATGCTTTTTGAATTTTACTATTGATGATGTCGAGTGGATTAGTACTTTCTGAAGCTTTTACAGGCTATTGTACAGGCTATTGTACTGGTTCCTATGTAGTAGTCTATTTAGGTACTTCTGTCTAAGTAACAGCCTATTTTACAGGTTCTACATATTCAGGCATAGCGTCAATAACACTATTAACAAAACGAACAGCTAAGCCATAGGCTTGCTTCATACGTTTATTATCTACTCCTCTTTCTTTTCCATCTTTAAATACTAATTCTCTTGCTGCTGTTCTTCCATTTACATTTCCATTTTGTATACCATCAACTACATCCCTAACTGCTATGTTAAAAGCATCTATATCTTTAGAACTCATGTTCTCGCTATAGGCTTCCATAAATTTAGGTAAACTTAATGCAAGAGAATTTTCTAATCTCTTTTTATCGAGTTTACGGTTTACATCCTACCATAACTCAACTTGTGGTGTATTAGAATTTTCTGCCATAAATAAAAAGGGAACATACAAATAAATGTATGCTCCCTATAAAAATTAATTATTATTTCTTAATTCTTTTAACAAGTGTTCCGCCTCTACGATATACAGGCTCACCCTGTGGAGCTTCTTCTTGTGGTGCACCACCTTGTGCTTGTTGAACAATCTGCATAAATGCTTCACATACTTGCATAGCTGTTTGACAATCTTGACTCTGTAATGCCTGTGCTGCCATTTGCGCTATCTGCATTAATGGGTCTTCCTGACCAGCTTGTGCTTCTTGTGGAGCACCTTCTTGAGGCATTTCCTAACCTCCTGTTTCTGGAGCAACTGCCCCACCGTCTTGAAATTTCTTAACAAATACTTTCATAATAAATATATTTATAAATTTTAATTAACTGTAATACAATAATAATGTAAGTCTTTAATAAATCCAAAAATTAAGTATATTTTTTAAGATTTGCGTTTATATTACTTATTTTGGACTTTCTACATAGTCTGGTTTACGTTCGTCTTGTTTCTTGAACACTTTAAATATATATTTTCCTAAAGACTTATAATCATTTTCAGAATGACTATCTAAAGCTTTTTTAGCTTTCCTAATTAATACTTTTGTTTCTCTACGACTAACGATTCTTTCACCTCCCTTTAAATCCATTTGAGAGGTTCCATCCTATTTAAGAACAGACATTACATAATCATCATCATCTAAAAATTCTAATTCATCACCTTCTTTTACTCCAGAACCTTGATTTAATTCTACTATATACATAGTATCATCATGTCCTAATAATGTATTATCTTCTGGCTATCCTTGTTCTACAGCAATAACTTCCTAATCTTCATTTATATAAATAATATCTAATGGGATTAATGTATTTTTCATCCACATGTATCTAGTATCTGGCTCTGTATATATAAATATCATACCATGATCTGAGTTTAAATTAGATACATTTTGTAATCCTTTTTGCTACTTTTCAATAGTATCTGCTACTTCTACCTAATATTTTTTAGTTCCTAGTATTATATTCATTACTTTCTTGATTTTAAACTATGTGGAGGAATATAATTATCTGGAATACATTCTTTATATTTCCAAGTTCTTAAGTGGGCTATTCCGCCTAATGTAGATTTTGAAATACCAAACATATCTCTAAATTCTTTTCCAGTATATTCCATTACGTGTGTTCTAATAAATAAAACCTACTCCATAGTTAATTTACTCATTGGATTATTCTGACCAGAATTTTGTATAGATTTCGTTATACCTATTTTTCTTTTTTGTTCTTCTGTTTTTGGGACACCTTTCCATTTATTAGACATATATTCTGAATGTATTTTTCTCTATTCTTCTGATAGTTTTGGCGTTCTAGTATCTAAAGACATATTATATCCATTTTTATAAGTATCTAAAGTATTAATTAACTATTCTTCTAAATCATATAAAAAATCTCTATCTTTATTAATTACAAATACCCGTATATTAAATTTAGAAAAACCATATTTATTAACTGCATTTTGTAAATATTTAGAGTGATGATTGTCCGTTTCTAATTTATATAAATGCTAAGTTATTCTATACTATAAATTTTTAGTAGATCCTATATACTGTTTTTTATTTTCTAAATTAGTTATTATATAAATTCCACTCATTTCTTTAAATACTAAATGTAATCTATACGTAATACAACTCTACAAATTAAAAATAGCATCTGGATTAGTATAATTAAAATTTAATTTAATCCAAGTTTTAATATCTTCTTGTTTATTTATCATAGACTTGCTTTTTGTAAAAGTAATTGTAACAAAGTATCTTTTTCTTCTGAACTTAATTTAGTGAGATCTAGATTATTAATCTAATCTATTAATCCTCCATTTTCTTTCTTTTCTACGGGAAAAACTTCGTGATTTTCAACCTATTCTTTTACAGTAGGAGTTTCATTAGTAAGATTTTCTATTAAACCTGTATTATCCTAAGTATTATGGAATATTTCTTTTACAAGTAACTTACCTATTTCAATAGCTTTTTTATCAGAACCATCTTTACGAGCTTCTTCAATAGCATCAGTAACTTCTTTTCTAAAGATAATTTCATCTCTTTCAATTTCTGCCTACTAAATTCCATCCTTATCTACTACAGGAATACCTTTCTTCGTTATATTTTCAACATCCATATTATTCTTTCTAGCGTGTAAAGCACCTTCTGGAATAATATTAAAAGAACCTCCTTCTTTAAATTTTTGTATATCTTCTTCGGAAGCAATAATAGGTTTAAAACTACTTATATCTGGAATTGTAAATTCTTCTGTCTGTTTTTCTATTTTTATACCTTTTCTTCCTATTGGTGTCATTCCTGGAATATTTCCTGATATATTATTCTAGTATTTTACAGAGTTAATATCGGTCATAGCATTACCAAAAGTATTTCTAAAGTTAGCTGTCTATGATATATTTCTTGCAGTAAGAGCCATAGCATTACCTCTTGCAATCTATTCATTAGCAGATCTTCTAGCACCAGCACTAAATAATCCATACTTCTTTCCAGATTTATGTGCGGCATCATTAATAGCACTGAAATTATAATCTCCACCAATATAATTTCTTTCTTGCTAATCTTTTGCTGTGTTGTAACCAAATTCATTAGCTTTCTTTCCACCAAACCCATTAACTAATCCTAATGGTGTTAAGTTTAAGAAATTAGAACCTAATATAGCGTCAGTTGAAGTCATAGCATCAGTTCCTCCTCCCCATTTATTAACAAATTTACCAGCTAAAGCGCCTCCTTTCATAATGAGAGAAGCAGCAGTTCCAAATCCAGGAATTACAGATACTGCATCAGATAAAGTATCGTAAGCAGAATCTAAATTCTTAGTTAATTCACCTTTATCTCCAGAATATTCTCGTTTCTATGGAGCAAATTGATTAGCAATACTTAAAGCTACACCTCCTAAACTTTTAGCATTTAAAGCACCTTTCAATCCAGAACTTAATCCAGCTTTAGCAGCAGAACCTATACCAGCAGAAGAAATACCTTTTAATCCACCTTGTAATACTGATTTACTTATTTCCTTACCAACGCTTTGTGTTACAGAACTACCGATACTTCCTATAATATGCTAACCTATTCCTTTTACACCTGTAGCAATACCTTTAACCCAAGGAGAAGAACTGCCCTAAGCAATAGCATCCATAGACTATCCTAAAGCATTGGAAAAGCCAGAAGTAAAATCCTAATTACCAAAGACATTAAATCCTCCTCCCCCATTCTACATCTACATGAGATAATTTTGATAATTCATATTAGGTGTAAATGAATATTGTTGAGGCTAACTATATTGACTTATTATTGGAAGTTTCTGCATAGTAGACATCCAAGATTGATATCCCATATTTGGCTATTGCATCGCAGTATTACTTATTAATGCTGATGTGTTTAATCCTTGCTGACCTTTTTTAATATATATTTTATGCATAACTTGTTGTATATAATGTATGTATAGCAGTAATAATAGCTAAATCTTTTCCACTATAACGTACTCTTATTTTAATATATTTATCTCTTAGTTTAGCTTCCTTTCTTCCTAGCATCGCTGGATAAGATATTAAAGAACTTAGACTAGTATACTACGAAGGAAGTTTAGTAACTTCAGATAACTATTCCCTGTTAATATCATTAGGTAAATAGTTTAATAAAATAGGAGGATATTTCCAATCATCTTCATTTTTTTGTATAAAGTTAATAGAAGGAATTTGTATATCCCATCTGTCTTCTTTATAATGAGAATTTCCTCTTAATCTACCTATTAATCTATCATTTATATCTAATTTATTAAAAGGCATATTTTTTACGTGAGTTATTATTCTAAATTCATTTAAATTTTCATCCCAAAATAATTCTGAACCTGCTAGATTTTGATAGTCATAGTTCTATTTCTACTGCATCTAATAAGCATCATATATTTCGTCATAGGTATCTATTCTATTATAGTATAGATTAAATATAGTGGACTTATTATTTTGATTTGGGATTAATTTAGTATAGTGTCTATTAAATAGTATATTAGAACCAAGTAACTAGAAAAATTCTTTTGTAGCTTCCTATCTATAATACATATTTAATTTATCTGAACTAAAATCATAACCTTCACCGACTATATCAAAATGGAAAGATTCTGGTTCAGCTTTATTACTTAATAATATTAAATTATTAAAAATTTTCTAAACCTAAGCATCAGCACCATTACCATTTACTACAAATTCAAATTCAAATGGATGTTGCTAACCATACCAATGTGTAGGTTTAATAGTATCAACTACATCATAGATACCTGCAGAGCCATGTTTCCATAAATCAGTAGTTAAGCTTGGAATATCTTTATTATTATTTCCATAATTATTTTTTATATCTTCTGTAGATATTGCTACTGTAAACTAATAATAACCTTTATTTATTTTTAAGTAGTCATTCCAAGATGATTTCTGTACATTTTCTGTGGCTTTTACCTTTTCACTTAATACAACTTTAATTCTTAAATATCCTACCTTATGAGTTTTAAAATATTCAATAAGATCTTTTCTATATGTATTATACTTTAATTCAACACCGTATTTAAGTTTCCCGAATTTAGATTTACTAATTTTAAAATACTTATTTAAAGAGTATTTATCATTTTCATCTAATTCATACTCTATACTTACATTATTTGGTATAAATCTATTATTTAAGTTAAGTGAGAAATAAGGATTTAAAATTAAATTAGTAGGTTTAAGATCGATATAAGGATTATCTAAACTAAGTCCATCTACTCCAGATAATTTAGCTATATACTTAGAAGTGTTACGATCAAAAGAATAGAATTGATTATCTATATTTGCAGAATAGGAAGGAATCCAAGAATAGAAAGTAACAAACTACTAAACTATTTCATTCCAACATAAATTCCAAACTTTTTCTTCATATCCATATGTATTATCATAGAAAGTAAACATAACGTCGGACTTATTAGCATTGTAATGAGTTTTTACATTTCTAATTCCTATAATAGGAGTGGTTTCGCGTTCGCCTAAAGAAATATTATCCACTAGATACTTATTGACTTTCATATCTGATATTATTTCAAATGATTGCCCGTTAGTTCTCCAAATTTTCTTTCCTATGGTATCTACTCCATATACATAATAAGGAGTTTTAAGCACACTTTCTGCCCACTAACTTCCATACATATTACTAAGAACTTGTCCTGTAGTAGGTAATATATTATTACTATTAATAAATACTTCTCTACTTCCATTAACTAAGTTTTTCTCGTTAATTGGGATTAGAGTAACTCCGTGTTCAAATACACACAATAAGTTTCCTTGTAATTCTACTAATTTTACTATACTTCCGTATTCTCTACTATAATCTCTAAAGTTAGTAAAATTAAATACTCTATAACCATTTTTAAAGGCATCGTTTACAGACACTTCTGAATATATAATTCTATTTTCAAAGTTATTTTTTAAATAAGGAACGTCTGGCTATGTAAAGTTTTCTCTTACACCTGTTGTGCTTCTAAATCCATCATTTATTATGTAAGAATTAGCTATTTTATAACTTCCTTCTACAGTAGCCTACTGTAAAGGATAGAATCCTCTAGGATTTCCCATTATACTAGATTCATTTATGTGAGATTCGTCTAAAGATCTTATACATAAATTTGTAGTAGATTTAACTCTCATAGTAATCCAAGATCCTAGTTTGACAGCATTTATATCTCCTAAATTTACTTTATTATTTTTTTCTGTCTTTTCAGAGTCATAGTTATCTGCCCAACAATGTTCATCAACTATAACATCATTAGTTGGAGCAGTTGTACTTTGAAAGTTACGATTAAGTCTATGTGTGAAAGGGCAAGTATAACAATCTCCTCTAAAGAAATTATTAACCCAATACTATTGATTGTCGTTAGAAAAACTTTCCCAATCAGTATAAAGCTTTTCAACATCAAATCTATCACTAATAGCATAGTATGAATTACCATCTTCATATCTAATTCTAAAATAATCATCTATTTTGCCTAATGAATATTCTGGAATATAAATATTAATAAGAGTATTATATCCTATATTAGAAAATCCAACCATACCTAAATAAGGTGAAAATATACCTCTTACTAAATTATTAGCTTTTGAATTTTTACGATTATCTTTACCTGCAAATACATAAGAATCATAACTAGAGCCGTCTCCTACAACACCTTTAAATCCAATATCATCAATATTAGCTAAAGGATTTTCATCTGTAATTGAAACTATTTTTGTTTTCTATAAATTATAATTATTACGTATTACATTTAAATTATTTGTAATAAAAAATCTAGCACTCTAAGAACTCCTATTTAAATCATTCTTTTTATATTGTATACTACTTTTCATAATAGGATAAGATGATCCTGTAAAAAAAGTATTATAATAAGGCTAATTAGTTTCAAATTCAGGACAAATTACAGTAAAATCTTTTCGTCTTTCCCATTTTTGATCATTAGATATATCAATAAGATGTCTTTCAAAGTCATGTGATAGTAACCTTGTTTTCTTATCTAAGAAACTTTCGATTAAGTATTTGTTTCCGAATTTAATTGCAGGTAAATTAGATTCCAAATCTCTAGGCATTGTTAAACCCTAAGCTAATATAGTTGGAATGCGTTTTTGTCTTACAAAGAAAAATCCTTTAATTTTATCTTTAAAAAGATTAAGAATATCTTTATTTATTGCTATTCCGATACTATATATAGGCTCATATACACAAGTATTAGTATCATTAATTCTTATTACTCCTTTAGCATTTAAATCTGCATGCTAATTACTAATAGTAAAATCTTCTTCATCTATTTCAAAAGATTTAACATTAATTATTTTACCTTTATTATTTTTATTTGTACAATTATCCCAATTTAAATCAGAAACATAGTCATTTGCAGAATCGACTACTTTAGGATTTTTATTTCCCAAGATATTGAAAACCTAAGAAAGAGAACCATCATTAAAAATATAAACTACTCCCAATCTATAAATTTCTTCATTCCAATATCCTACATGATAATATATATTATGAACATTATAATATTCATAATTTTCTTTTATATTAGAATCATCAGTATAAGTATCTAAGTTAACATTTCCGATAAGTTCATTTTTATTATACCGTTTAATATAAGGCTAAAATGTTAAACTATAATTAGTTAAATCATTAAAAGGAATTGTAGGTTTAGACACATTACCTAAGAATAGCATACTTTGACACTACGCCTATGTTTTTGCTGACGATGCAATAAAATACTGTAAATTGATGTCATTAATAGATAAATTTTCTTTCTACTCTTCTCCTGTAATAATAATATTACATTTTTTATTTCTTACTACGTATTTTTTATTTATTTTATATACTTCTGTAAATCTAGAAGCATCCTATGTAGCGGATGTTCTTACTATATAAACTTTTAAATAATCATAAGCAGTGTCAATATTATCTACTGTAACTGATATTGATTTATAAGCTATCATATCAGCAATACCCCCATCTATAGAGAAAGGATCTTTATTATTACCTTTAAATATAGAAATTATTCCAGATTCTCCTATAAAATCTGTTTCATTTCCATCAGCATCTTCTAATTTAAAATATAATACGTAATTACCTACTTTTAAACTTCCTACAGATATTATTTCGTTGAATTTAATTTTAGGGATTGTATTTATCTTTTTATATAAAGATACATCCTAATTAAACTGAGAACCCTAATCGTAAATATTAGTATCATTGTCTCCAACTCTATCTACTACTTCATAAGTATTAAGTTCTCTTTTACTGAATCTGGAATTAATTAATCTAGGCTAATTAAGTCCGTCATTCATTATTATATTAACTGAGCCGTCATAAGATGGCTATATTTCCATATCAACAGGATGATTTAAATCAAATTGCAGTTCTTTTGTATCTAAATCTACAATCTATCCTGCTATTTTAGATTTAGAAGGATCCTAAGTGTTTATATCTGTTTCAGTAATTCTATAATTATGTAATGGATTATATTCATAAGCCATAAACCCTTTTTGATTTATGGCTTTTATTTTAGTTTTAATTTGTAATTCGTCTAGCATTTATACTTTGTGTATTAGGTAAACAAGATAAAGGAAGAGCAAATGAGTTCATATCACTAAAATAGAAATGTAAATAAGAATGACCATTAGCTTCATCCCAATTGTAATATGTATGTCCAACTTTAGCTGTAATTTGAGGTCTTACTAACAAACTCTTATTACCAGAACCATCAATACCTAATGTAAATGTATTATAAATATGCTTCATATCAGGAACAGTATCTATACTTCTTATTTTATTTTCGCTGTCTAAAGTATATACTTTATTGATATCTAATTCTCTATTATTAACATCCTATAAAAATAAACCGTTATTATTAGTTTCTAATATTGCAGAAACCTCAGATTTAGCATTTACTTTCTAAATAGCATTTAACTCGTCCTCATATCCTTTACTTTCTAAAGTAAACTCTAAATCTTCTAAATAAAGATCTTTATAATTATTTGTTTTAAATGCGAAATTAAAGAACTAAAGCTATTTATTAGTATCTATTGAAGTTATATTATTCTAGTTTTCGTAATTGCTTTTAATAGTATTCCAATAATTTTTATTATTGTATATAAAATATTCCTAATCAACTTCTAAACTAGCTATAGTAGGAATTACTTTAATCTTAGCAGTAGATTTAATAGAATATGTAATATCCCTATTAGATGTTGGATTTAGTATGTATAAAGACTTAGTTTCTCCAGATGTGTTAGTATTTCCTATGTATACTTTACTAAAAGCGTTAGTTATTTTATCTTGTAAAGTAAAAGATTTTTTAGCCATAGTACTAAACTAATCAGATTCTACATAAGTATTCACATTTGGGATAACAGCATTACTTAGTAAGTAGTATTGTCCATCTGTACCTAACCACCAAGCATATTCAAATCCAAATGTTCTAATTTTTGTATCTATATTAGCTATACCTGTTCCATTCCAACTCTTATCAGTTTCTTCTACTTTAGCATCTCCAAATGAAGACCATAAAGCTACTGTAGGTTTACCCTTGCTTTTAGATAAATAATCTACTACTTTATTATACACTACAGCACCTCCGTCTTTATCCATTTCTATATTCCAGCGATTTGTTCCATTATCTCTATTTTCATAGAATTTATAAACAACACTTCCTGAATACTCTGTATTAGATATTTTATTATATGTAAGAATATGTCCTAAGCCAGTTTCATCACTTCCTGATTCGTCTACTACCCATGTTCTACTTGCTAACCACCAAGGACTATTATTAAATCCAAATCCAAATAAATCATCTACTTTAGGAGATCTAAATATAGTATTAACTACTATATTAGATTTTAATTTATACTCACCGCTAAATTTAGAAACTAAATGATTTGTAAAATCTATACATTTACTTAAACCTGTATTACGTACATCTTTTACTTCATATTTCATATAGTTATTATTTTCATCTATATCAGTAGAAGAATTATTATAAATGTTATACTTAATCGCTTCTCCATTATTCTCAGCAGTTATATCTTCTACAGCTAATTTTATAGATATTTTCTATTTATCTAATTCGAAAGGATAGTTTTTCTAATTCTATATTTTTGGAATATAGTTTACTAAATAAGAACTATACTATTCTGTATGTCTGCTCTATTGTACAGGAGCAGCCTAAGAACTCTGTATTATCTATAAAGGAATTTCTGTTGTCGTGGGTAATAATTGTTTTAATAATGTTGGACTTCCTTCACCATCCATAGTAACTGTATGGTATTTAGTAAATACATTATTACCATCAATTATATTTACATAGTCTTGTAAATAATCAGAACTTTCGGCAAAGAAACAATTATTTAGTAAAGGAGTAGTAAGAATAAATCTTTCACCTATAAATTCTTCTTCCTTTTCTCCATTATCTTTTTCCAGTACTTTATATAACTAAGTTAAATATAAAGTTTTATTAACTAAATCTAAACTTTCATTAAATGTCCCAAAATAATTCTTTTTACCAGATACATCTAATGTAGTTATATCTCCAGTTAATAGATTTATGAATTTAAACTTTATAGTTTTTACTTTCTAAGATTTTTTAGGATAAGCTTCAAGTCCCCAAACTAAATTAGTTCTAGATTCACCATTTACTATATTATTGTAATATCTCCAAGTATTAATTTTAAACTCTCCAGAATTAAGCTTATTTAAATCTATTTCTAAAGTTGATTTAAGACTCTACATAGAATTGACAATGATATCTGTTCCATCTAGAAGATTATTTATAGTATGTTGAGGAATAACTTCTACAAATAAAGAATTATCATTATTTGGATCAAAATCAATTTGTATTGTACATTTATTAATATTTTCAAAATTCGTAACTTTAGGAATTATTCCAATTTTTTTACCATCCTTATCTATTTTATAAATATTAATTATAGGATTGATTATATTATCTTTCGGACAATTATATTTATAATCAATATTTAACTATAAAGTAGCTGTATTTACGTCATTCTATTTTGTAGTTTCTCCAGATATATCTACATCAATAGAATTAATAGAATTTAATGTAGCTATTAAATAAACTTTTCCTGCAATTTTACTGTTAAAAGTATTATAATCAGTGTAAGATCTTTCTCCATCTACCTAAGATTCTAAAGAAGAAAATGCAGGTTTAATAAAAGTACCTAAATACCTATTATTTATATCTTCTATTATATCTCCTTTTTTATAGTTGCCTATTTCATCAGGATAATAAAAATTTAAATTATCTGTAATATTTACTAAATTATTACTACTATCTAATACATATAATCCTAATGATATATCCCCAGCTCCTTCATTACGTAATTGATTAGTAACTGTAAATGGTATTTTATTAAGATCAGCTATTAAGCTGAACATATCTCCTGGATGAAAAATGCGTCCATTTTCTAATTCTAGTTTAATAGAATAATTCTATATTTCAGAATAATTAGTACTCCAGTTTTTAGATGCCAATAAAGAATTAAAATCTAGGCTACATCCTGCTCCTTGTATACTTTCTATATTTCTTTCAGGAGAAGGGAAACTTCCAACCTAACCTTTTTCGGTAACAGGATTATATGAAGCTATATAAATAACTCCACCATATTCTTTCATACCTATTGGTATATATCCTTCTGGTAAATAAGCACTTTCAACTCTAGCATTACCCATATCATTTTGAAGGACATTTTCATTACCATTCATAGTAGTAATAGTAGCATTTAATGCATCTGTTAATACATTATTAGGAGTAGTCATAGGATGTAAATCTTTCTACATACCTCCTGTAAAAGTATTAGTCTAACTACTTTTCATAATTCAAAAAATTGTTATTTGTAACTAGTATATCTTTAAATTTTAATGGGCTTCTTATTTCTAAAAGTTCTGGATTTTTTAATTTAACTTCTTTATAGTATTTCAAAAAACCTAAATCATAAGGAGACTTAATTTTAAATATATATTTAGCATCATGCTATCGTATTCTACACTCGTCTTCTATTCTAAACATAAATATATGTTTCATTTTAAAATAAGTTCTTCTCCTACCTTTAGATTTTTGCTATGATAAATATTCCTAATACTAACTATCAGTCATAGTAAAATAATAATAACCATCCCATTTTATCTTTTTCCTTTTATAAAGGATTCTTATCTTTTTGCTTAGCTTTTTAGCATAATAGTTAAAATAAGATACAGAGTCTTTCCTAAGAAATCCTATATACATCCATATTTCTTTATCTTGTATAAACGTATCTCCACCATAACTATTATGTAAATATAGCTACCTAAATTGATAATTCATAATCTTTTCAAGATCTTTTCTATCAATCTAAGGATATAAATTCTAAAGACCATCAACATAATCTTTACTTGTTTTAATGATCATTACTAATATTGTTTTCCTAAGTTAGTATAATTAGTTAACTTATTTTTATATTCTTTATTTAAATAAATAGGCTTTATACGAGTAGGTTTGCCTTCTCTATCATACATATTAAGTACAAGCTAGTTACCACTAAAATTAGAAGATAGAAAATCAACATCCTAAAATTTTCCATTCTATCTAGCTCTGACAAATTCTTTACCATCAATTCTTCTTACATGAATATCAGATTTACGACTTCCTGTTGGTAACTAAAAAGTAACGTTATTATCTATAATATCATTTAAAACTAATTTAATAGCATCTCTAGCAATTCTCTTAATAAGTTCTTTGTTTTTAACTGTTTTAAGTTTTTGCTTTTTAAGATTCATCATCATTTCGTCCTAATTAAAGGCACAACCTACCGCATAATTCATATTAATCCTCTTTTATATAAACTGTATTTTCTTTAATTAAATTTAATCCATTACTTAATTCAATAGAACCATTTTTAAAGATATAATATTTTCCATTTCCTTCTATATCTTTATCTGTTCCTATTAATACATTATCTTTATCTTTTTCAACTACCTAATTTTTAATTATAGGGAAAAGATACTCACCTTGTTCTCCCTCTAATGTAACCGCTTCACCTTTTGGAATAATTTTACCCTATTCGTAAGTCTTACTCTTTACATAGGTATTATTTACTTTTTTATAAGTATAAGCTTTAACTCCAACAGGAACCACTAAATCAAAATCTTCAGAGTATAAAGTATTAGGAAGAGATACTCTTATATAATTATTCTAATCAATAGCAGCATCTAATTTAAGCATATTCAACTCTTTCTTAGACGCATTTCTACCTTCAACAAAGAAAGAAGGGTTGTTCATACTATAAAAATTAGACAAAGTTATATTTTGTTTTGAATTAAATATATATAAAATATTATTTCCTGTTTTTTCAAATATAATATTATCTATATTATCTTCAAATTTAATACTTGAAAATTTACTGTAAGCAAATGCTAGATATCCTATTTTCTTTACAGAATTTGGTATAGTTAGTTCTCCAGTATACTTATTAAAAGCAAAAGCTCCAGCTCCTATTTCAGTTACAGTATCTGATATTTTATTAAGTTCTGCGTCACAAGTAGCTAAAATTATTTTAGACTTATCTTTATTATATAATATACCATCCTCAAGAATAAAATTCTTATTTTCTGGATCTAAAGTAAGAGTTGTTTTAGTTAACTATTCCTATCCTAATAATGGATTATCTCCAATGTAATTTACATTTTTAGGAATGTTAAATGCTTGTAAATAATGTACTTTACCTCCAGGTAATGCAGTTATAGCTGGGTACATAGCTGAATACAATGCAAAAGCAAAATTTCCTATTTTTTCTAATTCAGAATTTAGATGCACTTCTTCTAAAGTAGGACAATACTTAAAAGCAAAATCATCTATTTCTCTTATATCAGTTTCTAAAAATAGTTTCTAAAGACTAGCTGAATTTCCAAATATGAAATTTTTAATTTTTTTACTTTCTGATTTAACTATATGTATTTCTGAAAATCCTAAATTTTCACAATATTTAAATGTTTCTGTACTTACTTTTATTTTACTGTAACTATTGCTAATATTATTTAAAGCATACACATCGTTCTGAAATATAACATTAGATAAATCTTCCATAGGTATAGGTAAAGTTCTTTCTATATTATTATATCTTGATAATGTCTGCATAAAAGAATTTGAATATAAAACATTTACACGCTCATCAAATCCAAACTATAATATACTAGGAATATTAATTGTATTATTTAATCTTACGTAATAAACTACTTTATTTATTTTATTCCCTAAAATAAGTTTATTGAGTTTAGTATTATTTATATTTATAGCTAATTCTTGTAATTTAGGACATATTACCTCTTCTAAATTAGCACAACTGGTAAATAATCTGTAAGTTGTATTAATTTTACGTAGTTCTGGCAAATTAATAATTTTAAGCTTAGCATTATAATTAAATATATTTGTCCCATCAGGATATTTATAATGTATTTTAACTTCTCGTAATTTAGGCAAGTTTAATTCTTCCAAATTAAACATAGTATTAGCAATATTACCATAAGTATATACAACATTATTACCTGTTAAACTGCGCAGATTGCTCTACATAAATGCTGATATCCCAAGAGCAGTAACACTATCTGGAATTACAAAGTCAATATTATCAAATTTTGTATAATAAAAAGTATAATCTCCTATCTAGTTTAAATTTTCTGGAAATTCTATAGAATGTATTACACACCACATAAACATTTGATCTGGTAAATATGTTACCTAACTAAAGTATTTTAACTCATTAAAAGATATTTTTACCTCTAATAATTTACTTGGATCATAAAATAATCTAAAACCTTTATTTTTAAAATCTAAATTACTAACTAAAGCTGCTTCCTATTCTGTTATTTCTCCAGGAATTACATTTCCTCCAAATAATTTTACTATTTTATTTTTTACATAATCACTTTCAAATTGTATTATCGGCGAATTTTTATCTAAAATTATTGGAGGTTCATTAGAAATTAATTGTCCTGTTTTAGTATATTTCTAATTTGTATATCCATACTAAGGTACTCCGTTTTTTGTTATATCCATATTATACTAAAGGTTTTAATGATTTACCGTAAACTTTTCTATTCCAAGATGTTTTAGCATCAAGTATTTCATTCATCTCATTTTGTGATATATGATAAGGTACTCTAGCAGCATCACATAAAGTATTCCAATCCCTTCTAAGAGCTAATGCCTGCTATGTCTAAGCTGTATTACTAGTTTCTAATGATTTCTTATAAATAGTAGTCATAGCTATATAACAAGCTATAGCATCTACTTCTTTATCAGTTAATTCTGGTAAACCATCATCATCTAATACTTCTCCATAATATAGAATAAATATTTTACCTCCATAATCTTTATCTAAGTAAATAGTATCTCCAACTCTTTCATAATGAACATATCTTCCTCTTTGGTATAAATTATTTTTAAATTTTTTCCAATATTCATTATAATTCTCAACAAAGTTAGAGTTATAATCTCCATAATTGTGTATATTTGATGTATAATTCCAATCTTCGAAATCATAAGTAATTGCTTCTATTTCTTCGCAATTACATGGAAGATCTACAGAATTATCTTCACATTTTACTTTAGCACAGTATCTATATAATTTCATGCGCTTATTTCCTATAAAGTTATAAGCTATTAAACCTATTTCTTCAGCATCTTCTGGAGGTAATTCAACCCCATAAAGAAGCTTTGCTTGATAAGTAGCAGAGTGAAATTTATTCATCCTTGTTCAGCTTGCTAAGTATTTGGAATTACAGGAGCAGCTAACTAACGATAGTAATATAATTTCTTTTTAGTTAAACGTTCCTTAATATCTGCTGTTAGGAAATTAAGATTATCGTCGATATTTTCTTGACAACAACTTAACCCTTCTAACTATCTAGGATCTTTAAAAACAGCTACTACAGAAATCATTTTAAGTAGAGGAGCATTAAATATATAACCATCAATCATTCCATTTTCATTAGGAGTACTGTCTAAATAAACAACAGGTCTATTTTTACCTCTTTTTCTATATTTATGATAGTAGTTAAAAGCTAATGGCTAAGAATAATAAACAACGAAAGGAACTTGCCTATCAGTTGATCCTATATAATTAATTGCGTTCATCCCAAAGTCATTAATTATTTGGGGTATTTCAAAATGTGCAACTGGATCTCCAAACTATTTACAAGGACATCTGTCTAAGTCTTTACAATCAACAGAAACACAATTAATAGCTAAAAGTAAATCCTTAACAGGTGCGATTCCTTTTATAGCATATTCTTTTATAATCTATAAACGTTCCTCAACTATTTCATCTTCTAATTGTTCTAAGGATAAAGACATTGTATTATGCATACCTCTTAATCCAGAAACTAAATCATTTTTAATAGCTGATGCTAATTTTTCTATTTGCATATAAATAAAAAAGCGAAGGCGACATTAGTCTCCCTCGCCTAATAATAATTAAATTAAAATTACTTCTTTTTAAATTCGTCTGGCTCTGGAATGTCTTGAACTTTGCCATCAGTCTTAGGACCTACTTTTACGAAGTCAGTTTCACCAGCAGAACCTTCAAAAGTTGTGCCAACTACTTCAGCAGTAATCTTAGCATCGTCCCAATCAAGAACATCTTTCCACTTTTCTAACCAAGTAGCATTTACTGTGCCTGGAGTGTCTCTCTTTACGAAGAATACATGACAAGTAACAGATGTTACATCGTCACCAACAGCATCAGAACCCAGAATACCACGATGTACGCAGTAGTAAACAGTGAACTGATCATATTCAGCACCCAAAATAGGAGCCTCATCTTCAAGGATATGACCGAAGCGAAGATTTGCAGCAGAAGGCAAACGAAGATTCTTCATAATATTTCGGTAAGTACCAAAACCTGGATTATTAGCCTGAGTAAGCTGAACTTTACTAGAAGTTACATTACCTTCACTTTGGAGATAGTGATCAAACTCTACAAAGTCATTTTCTTCCTTGTCCCATATTTCGAGAATTACTTTCTTAAATACCTGTTCGCCAGAAATACCTTCAATAACTAACTTACCTGAATCATTCTTAACATTGAAAAGACGATCCTCGTAAACAGAGAAATGATAACGATTAACAATCTTTACAATAGAATTAGCAATTTGAGTAGCAGTCATGCCAGTTTTTACTGGGAACTCAATCATAATTGGACGACCTTTATAAACATCGTTATTAGCATAACGTGAATCTTGAGAATCTGTAAGACCAATGTACATATTAAGTCTAAATACTTGAGGCTTAACACTTGCTTTAGTGGCAACAGTATCTAAAGTGATTTCAAGTTTTGGAGCAACTTCAGCTTGATACTCACGAATATAAGCTGCTTTAATGTTTTCCTTCTTAAACTCTAAATGACGCTTTACCATAAGTGACTTATGTACTGTACCGTCAGTATCTGTTTTAGTTACAGGTGTAAGTAAATCTTTCTTAGTAGTCCAATCCTGTAAAGAATTAACTACAGTAGTCGTTGTAAATTTAAACATAATTTAAAATATAAATTTTTATTTTGTCTATCCCTGAGTTGGAGATACGATAGACTAAGAAACTGGTATATGTGTTTGTAATCTAGGATCACTTGCGTTTTCCATTACAATTTGAACCAACTCATTAACAATCTCTAAACATACATAATCTGGAAATTCTAATAACTAAGAAGTATCCTCTACAAGATCTAATTCATCTTGAGATAATATTATATTCTAAGGAGTTTTTAAATAATCTACATATACAGCATTTAGCTTAACTCTACTATCTTTACCGTATCGTAATTCCATTCTAACATTAGATGGATTACCATAACGTATTTTATTTTCTCTATCTGTATTATTATAGACTTTCATATTACCTTCAAATAATTTATTAAGTAAATCTGTACCTCTGTACTCCTACACTTCATTAGTAGGAACTGTTGTTGCGTTTATAGAGGTAGAATTAGAATTACCAATTTCTTTATTTTTGGTATTTATATTATTAAAATAATAGTAAGGTCTTTTATATGTAGGTTTCATGTAATAATTATTCATTACTTCTCCCCACATATCAGCAGTTAATCTACTTGCTTTATAGTGTAAATAACTTCCTTCTTTATTACAATAACTTAAAGGTTTTAAAACCTAAAATTCACAAATACAATTTAATAAATGAAAATAATCTCTAGGTAAATCTACCTAAGTTAAATCATTATATAATTCATCTGTATTAGAATTGAGATTTTGTACTATTTGAATTTTAACAGTAGATTTTAAAACTCTTAAATCATCAGTAGTCTATTGGTTAACATCGTATATATTATATCTTTTATTAATATACTTATATACAGCAACATTAACCCAATAGTTAAAATCCTCTAAAAGGATAGCAGGCGCATTTACTTTGTTTAACTCTGTTAAAAGCGCCAACCAAAGTTGCCTAGCTGTCATATATTATTACTTTTTGTCTTTTGTATTATCATCCTCTTTTACATATAAATGAGGATAAGTGTCTTTACGAATTAATTCAAGAATACGTTGGTTTTTAGGTTGTTTCATCCAACTTATTACTGCTTTATCTGAAGCACCAAGAATTGTAGTATCATATGTATATACTCTATCTTTTACTCTAATTACTTCATTATCGACAGCATCGATAAGTAAAAGTCTAAGCTGTGTATCTGAGCCTGTATATAGATCTATAATCTTATCTGGGTCTTTTTCTGCAGTCTTAATCAAGAAATCTTCTACATCAGAAGATGCAGCATTATCCATTCTCTTACCTAACAATTTAGCTTTTGTAAGTAAACCTGTAAGACCTTGTTCTTCCTCTAAAATAAAATTAATTGCTTTATGAATAAGTTTCTTTCTAGAAACTCTAGCAGTAGCTACAGCTCCTGGCTTGTATACATAAAGTTCAGCAACACCGTAACGTGGTCTACGAGAAGACATATCTAAAGTACCATCAATTAAAGAATCACCTTTACTATCTTTTGCAAATCTATCTGGAGCAATTAATGGACTATTCTTAATAGCTTCCCATTCATTTCTTTGATATTCATCTTCAAGATTAAATACTGTACCGTCTTCTATAGTAAATGTTTCATCTTCTTTAATAAAATACTTTCCACTATTTCTATCAGCATCTGAAAGAATCATATCTCCATTAGAATCTACTCGTCTTACACATTCTGGGTATCTACCTGTTTTAGGATCTTTACTTGGTTGGATAAAATATTTCATCCCTACTTTACCCCATACACTACGGAGAATAATTATCTCTCTTGATGGGTCCATATTTTCGTTATTCATATTAATTCATTAATCGTTTTATATTAAAAAATATGTAGAGGAGGTATAAGGCTCCTCTACACTATCTTATATTTTAATTTATCTTATTTACTAATTTAGTTATTATTGTTCACGCAAGATAAAACTGCGATATGGATTGAATACGCCGATACCAGAGTATCCCCAGTTAATCAATTTTGAACCAGCTACTGGGCTAGATACTTCACCAGAACTCAAACCATCAAGACCACCAACACCTACGAAACGGTTGTTAATGAAATCACCACCCTTCAAAGTAAACATCTGAATTGGTGGTTCACTGCCTGTATAGTCTGAAGTCAAATCAAGGCAAAGCATAAATGCCTTATCCTAACCATACTCACGAGAGAATGTCTTATCAACCTTGAATGATACTTGGTTACCCATAAATTCATAAGACTGGAATGTTGCACCAACATCAACATAACCATTAGCAGCCTTAGAGTACATGAATGTACCATCTGTCTTATAATCTGCAAGGAAATGACCGAGTACTTGATTAATCAACATAAAGGCTCTCTCATTAACAATAAACAAGAATTTATTACCTGTTGGATTATCAGCCTTCTCAACCATCATAGCTATTACAGTGTTAAAGATATTAACTGTAAGTTTAGAGAAAGCATACTTACTAGCAAGACGTTCTACTTGTGGAATCAAACCATCACCAATAAGAATTGGACGACCTGTATCTGGATCTACGATAGTAGATTTACCATTTACGTCTACGTTACACTTGTTGAACAACAAGCCATTATTACGTACATATAAGAAGTTTTCAAGAAGATCTTTCTCCTTCTTATTCATCTTATATACTGATTCTGAAAGACAATCCTTAGATTTACCTTCAGCAATAGATACAAATACATCTTCATGAGCTGCATACAATGCTGAGTAGCTTTCATCTACACGGTGAGTAGTGATGTAGTTACGATGTTTCTCAATATTTGACTGATATTTTGTATACATGTTTTAATCTGTAGTTTCCTACAGCACTGACTATATCTTAATCTAAATATTTAAATACGTATCCTTTACAATGATCACGTAAACCTTTTGCTACTAATTTAGCATTTTTATATCCAGCTTTAACGCAATCAGTCATAGTTTCAAAAGTTTCTAGTAAATCGCCAGCATCATTAAACCGTCCAACTTTACCTCCAACATAGGGTCTTTCTACAGTTGTTCTATTTAAGTGTTTTAATTTTTTCATATAAGGTAATTTTTCATAAGAAAATTGATGTCCTAAAAATTGATGTCCTTGTTTAATAGCTCTTGGTAAATGTCCAGCTCCAGCAGCTTTAGGATTTAAAAATTTAGCAGCTTGATTAACTCCTTCAAACTCTCTTTCAAAATTTCCATCTAAATCATACATATAAACTTTTTTTCTCATAGATGTCATGCTGTGAAATTTTCCTCCTAATTCTAAGTTATAAACATCCTGTCTTTGTACAAAATCTTTATTAACTAGTTTAGCTTCTAGTGCATAAGCTTCTCCTTCTGTATCGAATACTTGTAAAGTAGTTCTTATAAAAGCTTTAACTCCATACTTTTTAACAGCGTATTGAAAAGGGGTTTTAGGATTTAAATAAGTGGCAGGACGATAAATATCAACTCCACATCCTATATAACCATCAAATACATCTTCATGTTGTGTTCCATGAACACCAATATAAATTTTATTATTTACCTTATTAACTGTTTGATATACTATATACTTCATATATTTAAATTTTAGATTTATTCCATTTCGGGGTTTATTTCCCCTACGTCCATTCGGACTAGTCGATGAACCTTACTAGGTACTTCTTATTAAGTTTGTATTATCCTAGTCTTGGCTGCTGATTACCATTTTAAAGGTTTCCAGCAATTAAGAATATTTTTTTAATTTTTCATTAAGCAGCAACACTTAACGGAAGAGAGCTATACGAGCTTAAAAACACAGAAATTGCTTTCTGACCCTCTTCATGTAGTTCTGGCATAGCAACACTCTGGAAACGAGTGGTCATACCTGGCATACAAGCAGTAGTATCCAAAACTGATCTGTAATCATTATCAATCAAACGACCTGTAACTTCCCAATAGTCGTCTGCTTTACGTACTGGCTCATACAATACAATTACTTGCTATTCAGAAGCTTCAATCTTGAAAATATCATACTTTTCATAGTAACGCTCCTTAAATGCAAATGTAATTTCGCTACCATTTTCACCTGTATCAGTTGGTTCAGCAGCGAACTCTACACGCTTAATGTAGTTTGTTTCACATTCCCACTCAAAATAAAGTGAGTCAATAGACTGGTACTTGTTACTAGACTTAGAACTCTGGTAGAAAATATTTCTAAGAGATTCTGTCAAATAAGATGCAGTCAAATGTGGATACAAACGAGAAACTACACCGAGTTTATGAGGTTTTGAACCTAAGAACTTATAAAAATCTTCGTATGTTCTTGTATCGCCCATAGTAGGACGATTAGTTGTAAATTGTGCTATTAACATTATTAAATAAACTTTTTTATATTATTAATCTAAGTCGTTAATACTCAAGATTCGTTTTGAATCTTTATGGATATATGGTTTTGTAGTAACGACGCGCGTTTTAGATTCTTTCTTCTTATTAGCATCTTCTAGACCTTTTTTATAAGAAGCTTCTCTAACGCTGGCAATCTCATTTTTAAAATATTCAGTTATGCTATCTATAGCATCTGCGCCCTTCAAAGCGAACCATGCAACTTTAACAAGTGTTTCTGGATCATTTAAAGCTTTACCTAAATTACTTACACCAGAAGCATCCTAACCTAAAATAAACTGAGCTAGTTCATACTTATCATCGTTATCTAGTTCTAAATCTATACCATTAACATTATCCAAAGAATCAATAGTAGTAGCAATACTATTAGCAAACTCATTATATTGCTGCTGTTGCTCTTCATCTCTTATAGCTTGATTCTGAGCATTTTCTTCTTCTTCGTATTGCTTATATTCTTCTCTAATGCCATTAACTTGCTTTTGATACAACTCTTCATTAGATTTAGCTTGTTCTAAAGCAGTGTCTAATTGTTCTTGAGTAATATCAGGAATACGATTTTTTAAATCTATAATAAATAGGTCATCGTCTGTTAAATTATCTACCTTATATGTAGGTTGCAAAGAATTTGCATATTCTTGTATACCTTGATTTTTAATATAAGATACAAAATCATCAACAGTCATGCCATTATCTTTTAATTCTTGAGCTAAGCCTAGAATATCCTAATCTAAATCTACTTGATTTGAAGTTGTATTGTCTTGTGGTTTAGAATGATTTTCTTCTTTATGACTAATAATAGCTATCTATTCATCTAAAGACAAACTATTCCAATCTACATTTTCAATGCTTCCATCTTCATTTTCAAACTTAATTTTACTAGGATCTTCTATACCCTATCTTTTAAGTAGTTCTGTTACAACATCTGTTTCTTCTTCATGTGATTCTTGTTCTTTTTCCACATTATCTGCTTCCTATTCATCCGTATAATCTACTTCTGTAGTAGCATTATTAGGATTATTCAAGAAATCATCATCGAAGTCTAAATCATTAATTCCTATTGCCATATTATTATTATTTTAGTAATTCTTAACAAAGATATTATAAAATATTAATTATTCCAATACCTTATTAAGAATTAATTTATTATTTAAGATTTTTAATCTACAAAGCTAAATCTACTAAAAATAAAGGAATATTATTTTCTTCGTCTAACTTATTTATAGTATCTTTTAATATTTTAATTTTATCTGAATTTAATTCAAAATCTTTCTCAAAATCTTTATCTGGATCCCAATAAAAATTATTAGAATCATCTATCTTATAGTTAATTAATTCTTTCTCTTCATCTGAAAGTTTTAATTTCTTAGCTAATTCCATTACTTCTACCATATCAGATAGGTTGCCCTTACTTGGTAAAATTTGCAAAAGAATAAGTCTGTTTTTTATATTTAATTTCATATTATACCTAATTTACTATCCATACGTAATGCTATATATTATCTATAGTATATATTTGATTACTTAATATAATATTAACACATTTGCCAGGTTTTATAGTTAAGGTATTCATCATTTCTCGACTGTAAGTAAATGTAGTTACATGTCCAGAAATAGGAGGCTTCATATATAAAAAAATACATTTTAGGTCTTCTGTTTCTATATTATTTTCTATATAAGGATCTTTAAATCTGGTATATTTACTATTTACAGTTGTTAATATTAAACTTTGACTTTCATGTATATTATTGATAGTATACTATAATCCTATATCTGATTTCTACACATCAGGCATTCTTAGAGTTTTAGATTCATCCATATTAAAAATAATATAGTTAATATCGGAAGGAAGTACCTAATCATTATTTGTTATACTATGCATCGAATGCCTAAATCCTTCTACCCAACCTCCTCTTATATCTAATGCACAGTTAGTACTTGTAGAATTAGAGGCTTCTATAATTACAGCTGTTTTTTTAAGAGCAGTTTTAATAGTATTATCAAATTTGGCTACATACTCATGACTTCCCTAAGTTAATAAAATAGCACTAATATGCTCTGGCTTATTAAATTTAAATATATTTTCCTTTATTCCTACTTTATAAAACATTAAAGTATTCTAACTTAAAAATAAACTTCCATATGTATTTTTTTCATCTTTAATTCCTAAATATCCAGCATTAATTTTAATACCTGCAATAGTTCCTCCTGTAAAAGACATATTACCTTCAGTATCCCATGTAATATTATTTCCAGCTAAATGTCCAGAACCATCTTCATTCAAAGCCCATGTGGGTACTCCATTAATCTTTTCTTTACTTTCTAATTTAAAAGCTTTTATAAAATCAGCACTAATGTATCCATCTTTAAATAAAGCTGTTTGTACAATATTCCCCTACGGATCTGTAGTATTTATTTGGATTTGATCTCCTTTTAATACAATACCGTTATTTCCTGGGCTTATTTCTTTAATTTCTAATCCTGCGTTTTTAAAGTTTAATAGTATGCCTTCTTTAGTGAAATCTACTATAGACATTCCATTATTTAAATGAAATTCTCCAGTTAAAAATACATCTTGAGCATATAATCCCCAACCTTTAATTTTAGATTCTCCTGATTCGTCGAGATAATAATTATCCCACTGTCCATCAAGTTTTCCTAATCTTACTTTTACAGGCTTTACATAAGTATATAGATATTTACCATCCTTCTATTGTACAGTTTCATCATTATTAAATAAAGGTGTTTTATAAGGATTCATATAATCTGGTTTATTAGCACCACTTATCACTAGAGAATATGGAGAATTTTCATCTGAAGATGTAATATAATAAGATCCCTATCTATGAATATTACTTATATTACCGTACTATACTAACTCATCTTCTGGCTATAATGTTATATATGAGTTATCAGTCTGCACTAAACAAAACTAACCATTTCCTGTTCCCCATAATGTTTGCAGAACTAATAAATTATAGTTTATTATATCTACACCATCTTTCTTCTAACATATAATTAAATCACCTTCAGTAAATACAGGTTCATTTACTTCTATTACAAATAAATTATCATTAGGATGTAACTAATACTTTTTAAAGTATTCTTCGTATATATTTACATTAGTATAATGACCAGTAACTTCAAAATCAGAATTGCATTCTTTTATAATAGCATTTAAACTATCTATTATATATTTATTATTTTCTTTATCAGTAAGTGGGAATTTTCCATATTTAGTCTAAAGATAATTTCCTGTATAAGATACAGAATCTACAGTATATTCTCCATTCTATATAGAAAAGGTCTTATCTGCACTTACATAAGATTCTAATAAAAATACTTCTTTAATCTTTGCTGAATTAGTTATCCATAAGGAACCGTTAGTTGCACTTATCTTATTTACTACTAATTCAAATACTTTTAATAATTTACGTACAATTAGATTATCTATAGTTAATGTATTTGTTTCTGAATCTAATTGCCAGCCAAAACCCTAAAATCCTTTCTAAAAATTAGGAGATCCTATAGAATCGTCTACTATTATCTTTTTCTTAAATAACTACGGTGCTTCATATTCCCAATTCCCTGTAATAGTTTCGTTTTTATTTTTCTATATAAAATCTTCTGGTTTATGTCCGTCTAAATATTCAGCATTTAAATTATGGATTAATTTGTTAGAATTAATTTTTAAAGGAGTTTCTTCTGAGTTTAAATAAAGAGTTCCAGACATAGTATCCCCAGTTTTCTTTACATAATTACCTTCATGTCCCTAAGCTTCTACAATAGGTATAAGTTGTCCTTTAACTCCTAAATATAAAGTCTAATTGTTACTACTAAATACTAACTATCCATCTGATTCATATTTAATATCAGGACTATCTGAAACAATAACTTTAGAAACATTTGTATTAGCTAGTTCTTCAATAATATCTGAAAGTAATTTAATACTTTTTCCAGACTAAATATACACTTTTCCTAAAGATTGTAATATTAAATCTGCACTCGGAGTTCCTACTAATACTTTATTTCCTCCAAGTAATTTTTCTGTTCTTATTAATTTATTCATAATGTAAATATATTACTTTATTTTAATAAATAAAAGTAAGTAGGTTAGACCTACTTACTCTTAATAATTATTAATTAAAATTAATATTCTAAGTACCATAGCTGTAAAAATTCCTAGAAGTAGTTGGAACGTTTTTAATAGATATAGCTTTATTGTGATTATATTTAATTATATTTCTTAAATTAACTGTAGCAATTGGGAATATACAACCCTAAGAACTTTTAGATATATTAATAATAGGATAGTTATTAATTACCCAAGAATTAATAGGTTTAGAAGCAGGATTAATAAATAAATTACCACTAGCTGCCTCCATATAAGAATTATTAAACAAACCATCACATTTAATCTAAGTTATACTCCATCCATCTTCTCCACAAGTATTGTTAGATATAAGTTTAGTATTAAACATTACATTAATAGGAATTTCTCCGTAGTTAAAATAATTCTGAAATCCATAAAAATCATTATTATTTATATATAACGTAGGATATATTTTAAATGATGTATCTAACAACAAATAATAATAATTAACTGTTTCCTAATTACTTGTGTCTGAAATTTGATTATTAGGTATTCTATAAACAACTCCTATTAAATTATTTACATTACCCATATTAAAGAAGTTTTCTGGAATAAATGAATATACTCTTTTCTTTTTAATATTAGGATTATTATGTTTAAAATTAAATTCACCATAGAATGTAGGTAGAATATTTACTCCGCATAAGCATCCAGTACTATCATAAGGAGCTTTCAATCCTTGTACTAGACTAGACGGAAGAGATCCAATTAAATTAGAGTTTTTAAATGTATTACATATATTACATCCTTCTGTACATCCAGCAAAGAAATCTGGAGGAAGAATATACTATCCTAGTTTTTCTCCCTAATCCCAATCTGTTTTTAAGGTATTTACCCACTATGAATTATCTTTATTAGTATAATTTGTAGTTTCGTATATACAAGTAGTAGGATGCATTATATCGTAATCATATTCATTAGGACTTAATGTTTTTAATATTGTAGAATTAACTTTTTCATAATATTCTGTATCAACTAAATCATTTCCATCTAATGTTTGAAGTTTGCTATTAGGTAAATTAAATGATTGATAATCATATGTATTTTCTTTAAATTGAGCAAATTCAAAAGTCTATTTAAGATTAGTAATTACTTTGTCGTATGTATAAGTAATTAAATTTATGTTAGTATGAGAATTAGATTTTACACCGCTGCCATCAATAGCTACTTTATATACAGGAGTTATAACCGTCTTACGTTTATTAAAGAAATTGTATTTAGGTACTTTTAGTATTTTACAGTTATAAAAAGCTCCATACCAATCAACTGCTCTAGGAAAGTACATAGGATAATTATCAATATTTATATAATTAGTATCCATGTTAGTTAACTAATTAATATCCTATATTCCTGTCATACTATTTATTAATTTAATACTCTAAAAAGTAAAATAAAAAGATCTTATATTATTTAACACTACAGGAATAGATGCATCGTTTCCAACTAAGTAAGTTCTAGCAAATAGATAACTTATACTATAAGGAAGATTTCTATTCTAAGAAATATAAGTCCATATTTTATCCCAATTCTATTTAGTTAAATATTTAGTAGTTCCATTAAAAGCATTTCCTATACTTTCCTAATTACCACAATTAGTTAAATAATATTCCCAATTTAATAATTCAAACATATCAACTAATACATCAGTAAAAATATTTACTAAAGATTCAGTTATACTATTTAACTATAGTTTTTTAGTTTTAAGATTTTTATAGTCATCTATTTTTAAAGATTCAAAACTTCTAAATAAACTTCTTAAATTAGACCAATTAGGAGAATCAAATAAATTTGTATAGTTAGGCTAGATACTGTTTACTGTATCATAGAATATATTAAAATCTGATATAGAAACTATATTAGATGAATTTACATTAGCATTATTAAATAATTCTGCTACATTAGGATTATATGATGGATTTCCATACTAATTAACTATTTTAATAATACGTCTCATATTATATATATAGAACATATTTAAAGAATTAACTCTAGGTAATAGATCATTCAATCCAACATTTTCTACTACTCTAATATATTTATTAGTTTCTTTTTTATTATTTTGATCTGGACCAAAAAATCCATTCATATTAACAATACCATCACCAAAATCTTTAAACATACCTGCATTAATCATATCATACTATGTTTTAGCGAAAGCACATACAGCTGATTTAACTTTTTTAAATCTAGCTAATTTTATGCCCTAAAAACTAGGACTTTTACTTGTAGTATCTATTTCCTATTGTCCATAGAATAAATAATCAATATTAGTTACTTGTTCTAAGTTTTCGGTATCGTGTAAAAAATCTTCAACATAACCAAAATTAAATCTACCTGTGCCAACCTCATTCGCAAATGTACCAGAAATATTAGTACAATTAGGATCAATACTTAAACTACTAGACCATGGTATATATGGAGAGTTTTTAAATGTATTAGGTCCTGTTATAATTATTTTACCTCCAGATATCTATATAACATTTGTGTTTTCAAATGCAGAAGGATAAACTTTTAAAATCGGCTAATCATGACCTAAATCTATTACATTAAATACTTTAGTTCCTTGCATTGAAAAATATTCCAAAGATTTACATTTCTTTAAATAAAGTGTTTGGTTATCAGGATTTTCATAAGAAGTTCCACATCTAATTAATTTTAAATCATGTAGTATATGGTCATTATTGTAATTATTAATACAATTAAAATCTTTAAGCTTAGGACAATCTGTTACGTATATTTTTCTAAACCCATAAGCATTAAGTTCTTCTAACAAATAATTAGAATTAATAATTAAATCCTAACCATTACCATATATAGTTAATTTCTTACATTGTAAATTATTTAATACAGGATTACCTAATACTTTATTTAAAAATACTTCTCCATTAAAAGTAGAGTTAGATAAATCTAAAACCTGTAATTTAGAATTAGTAATGCTTAAAGATATAGATTTCATATCTTTTCCATAGAATTTTTCTAAAGGAACATTTTGAATAGATATATTTCCCATTTTACTTGTAGATAAATCTACTGTTTTAACAATAGGAAAATTACGGTTATTTATCTAAGCATCGTTAGTACAATTCTATGCATTACTAAATATTATTTCTTCACAAGAAGGTAAATTAATTTGATCTCCTATACAATTTGTTCCAGATAATATAGCTTTATCAAAATTAAAGTTCTTTAAATTATAAGAATTAATATAGATATTAGTACTTCCTATATAGAATGGTGCTAAGTTTGAAATATAAGTCCATCTATCTGATCCTCCTAATCTCATATTCTATGCTCCAGAAGGATCGAATTTAATACTATATGTTTTACTAGAATCTTCTAAGTAATATCTAGAAACACTTGCATCTTTTGCTACTACTAAGAAAGACTGATCTAAAGCTCTAATTGCAATATCAATAGTATTACTATATTTTCTATCCTCTCCTTTACTGAATATATCTTTATAAATAATAATATCAGGATTATTTACAGGTATTTCCTAAGAATCTAATTCTGTCTCATATACCTCTGTACCAGAAATTTTAAGACTTTCCCAGCTAGATGTAGTCTTGTTATATCTTTGTATGAGTCTATGAGAAGGCGAAGTTGAGGCTAAACCCATATACACATCAAGTATATGTAGTCTACTATTAAGCCAATCTCTTACTTTATAAACACCAGGACCCTAGAAAGAACTTATATCACTTATATAATTAATTTTATTAGATTCTTTAGGTAAATATTTAGCTCTATAATTAAAATTAAGTAATTCTGGACCTATAGTATTTAATCTCTTAGAAAAGTAATTATCTATAAAATAATCAGCATTTTTAAGACATCCTTTATGTAATTTAGGATCCACTATATCGCTTCTAAACTATGCCCACAACTTTAATGGGAAAGTTGTAACAGATCCTTCATCAAGTACTACTGAAGCATATTTAGCAACAGCAAATAAATAACTTGAAGGAACATCGAAAAATGAAACAGTACTAACAATACCTTTAGGCTAGAAGTCTCTTTGTACAGTAGCATCAATCAATTCAGTAGACTCTGTAAGAATAGTCCAGTAGTCAGAGTATGCAAAGTATCCTACTTTCTTACCATCATTATCTTTACCTAAAGCCGTATCCATATCATAGAAAGCAATATAATAAGTTTTACCTCCATTCCATGATTTTACATTTAAGTTTTTCTATACAGAATCAAGCATACCAAAAGCCATACATATTACATAATATTCTATAAGACTTTGATAGTCTACATATGCAGGGATGCCCTAATCAATATTACCTGCAACACAATGTAATAAATCTTCTTTAGTTGCCTCGTTAATACGTTCTTTTTCAGTATAAACTATTTTATTTAATACAGGATCTACCCTGCGAGTATATTGTTGTCTATAATCAGGAACCTAATTAATTGATTTATACTTATCAGCTTCTATATGAGTAGTATCATATACAGAAGCATTATATTTATCTTCTTGCTTTCCGAAGTTTTTACCCATCTAAGTAAAAGCATAACCTCCAGCTAATGATACTCTTTTAGTAAATTCTGATAATTTTTCTATATCGTTTGTATGAGATATACTAGTATCATTAGATACAAAATCATCATACATACCTTTATCTGCATCATTATATCCTGAAAGTATTAGTTTATCAAATTGAGAAAAATCCCAATATGGGTCGTTATCCTGTACTTCGGCAACATTTAAACCGTCAACAAATTTATTATTTAAATCTTTATTTATTTTATATATACCAAAGCCGTTTTTTAAACCTATAGTTTTTAGATTATCAGTAGATTTATAACCTAAATTATAATAAGATTTACGACCTAAGTTAAAATTATAAACACCTAAATAATATACATGAGTGCTAACTTCTTGAGATACTGGATCTCTATAATTAGTCTACACAAATAAAAGGCAAGCAAAACCTGTTAAACAATTTTTTACATAATTTTTATACTTACCATTATCTCCTGTTTTAAACTTAACAGTATTATCATTAACAAAAGCACCAATAGCATTATTATTACAGTGAGAAGAGTCTACTTTGTCAGCCTTTAGTGTGAAAGAAGTTTCTGGTAAAAAGGTATTATGTATATCTGTTGCATTGTAATTAGGAGTGTCTTCATTTAGAAAGTTAGGAGTATAAATATAAGTTTCACTACTATCTGAAGTTGTACTTTCTACACCCAGTTCTAAGTTCTTAGCAAAGTTCTATTTTGTAGAAGAACCTTGAACAATAATAGTAAATTTACCTCCGTCAATAGCGTATTCCTATAATCCAGATTTATTTTGACTATAGAATAAGGTAACATCCATAGAACCAGAAGATTCCTCTTGATTGTATTTCTTCTAGTACCACTTTAAGAAATTCTACACGCCCTCACCTTGTTGAAAGTTTTTAATATCCTATACTTTTAATAAAAGAATTGGACTTTCTGATACCTAAGCTAAATTCTTTACAGCTGCAATATCTATCTCAATCATTTTATTATTATCTCCAGAATCTAGTTTAAATTTATTATGTATAGTATTATGTACTGCTACCATATCATTAAAATTAGGAACTAAATCCTATTTATTAAATTTAGATACCCATGTATAAAAATATTCAGCAACGTCTGAATCAGATATTAAATCTTTTTCTTGTGTAGTATTAAATTGTAATATGTCTAAGAAATTACAATTATACGTAGAATTATTAAATACTAATTTATTATAAGTAGGGTTGGCATTTATTATTGTAGTGTTTTCTAACTTACCATCAATATAAACAAGTAATTCAAAGTATCTAGTATTACTTCCAGGTGCTGTATAGTAATATTTCTTATGTATTGTTAGTAAGTGATAGTTAGTTAATTTATTTCCACCTAAAACATCACATGCTGGAAAATAAATATCAAGAGTAGTAGACTATCCTATTTTTATTTTATTTCTGTAAATATATATAAAGTTAGTATCTAAAGAATTAGTAACTCCATCTATATCTTTTAATATAAATAAAGGTTCATCTTCAGATACAGTTCTTGATAACTCAAATCCAATATTAAAAAGCATACTACTTAAATCCTAACTAGAATTAATAGTCCAATCAACTGCTTTAGGCTAATTTAGCTTATTCATAGAAAGATATGAATTAGATTCGAATATAGGTTGACATTCTGTAGATTGGTTGTTAGTACTTAAGTGATGTACTCGTAATATTGCGTTTTTACTAAAAGTATCAAAATTAAGATTAGCATTACTATTATATATGTAAAGATACTTAGTTACAGAATAGGCATCATGTCCATTACTAGAGTATAAAGTAAACTTAATTTTATTCCAGCCATCTTGCTACATTAAAAATGTATATTCTGTATTACTTCTTTCATTTAATATTCCAGAATTAGAAGAATCTACAACATCATTTATTTCTGTTACAAGTGTATATTTTCTATTAAGATTAACTCCTTGATAAGGCTATAGATAAAAAGTTATATTTCCAGGAGAAAATTGATAAGGATTCTATTCTGATTCATCCCTATAAACAAGTCCTGTAGATGTTTTAATTTTTAAATATAAATTTCTCGGAATTAAATTACAACTTAACTATTTTTCTATAGTTATAGGCTACTAATTTTCTGGAGTAATTTCTATAGTAACATGACTAGTATAATAACCTGCATTACTACTATCTGCATAAAAAGCATCTTCTGCTATTTTTAGTAAAGGAGATTCTCCAGAACCTTGAACAAAATCTAGAGGAATAAAATCAGTAGTAGTTCCATCAAATTTAGAATATTTATACTATACAGTAGCTTTGATGCCAATAGAATAGTTTATTTTTATGCCTAATCCATTTTCTACAATATCTTCCATGAAAATATCATTATCTTCACTAAAGTATTCTTGTCCATTATTTTTTGTGTACTTAACAGAGAAATCGTAAGGATTTACTATATACATAGCATTTACCTATTTCGTTTCTCCATTTTCATCTGTTATAGTTACATTAATGGTATCATTTATTCCTAACTATATGTTATAATGAGTAGTAAATACATTATCAATATTCAAATAAGAACTAGGAGGATTTTGTACCCCATTTTCATTTTTGTACTAAATGTCACATTTAAAATTACCTCCACCTGGCTTATTAATTTTAACTACTAAATTATATATACCAGGACCGTTCAATATAATATTATTAGACTTAAGTTGAGTATTATCAAGAGTAGCATATATAGACCAATTATCACTATTTCCTCCGCCAGAGCCTCCTTTTCCTCCAACACCTCCATTCTAATATATCCATTTTACATTTCCTTTAAGTAAATCTATTTCAGTTTGCTACTTATCAAGAACAACATCTAGAGTTTTCCCTAGATGAGTTCCTGTTAAAGTAACATCATTATCAGTTATGATATTTTTTCCGTTTAATTTCATACTGTTAATAATACAGCTTCATCAGTTTTCCATTCTCCATAATTTTTACTTTCTTGAATTTCCTATAGATATTCAAAAAATGGAGGATTTTTACTGTGAACTAATTGATTAAATACTGTTTTATCTGCAAATATATTTTTAATTCTAATTAATTTAATATCTGTACTTGCAGTATTATCTAGATTAAATATAGCAAACATAGGGAATTTCTGCTAAGCACTAGGGGAATCTTTACCATCTTTAATAGTAGTCTATGGTAAAACAATAGAAAACTTCTAATTAGTAGAAGGTAATTCTTTATTAGATGTTAGTTTATAACCCGTTGCTTGACACATAAAATAAGTTACTCCTCCAGTAAGATCTGGAACTGCTACATATGGGAAGAATGATTTAGTATCGCCTTCTCCAATAGAACCTCGCTTAGATAGAGGAAATTTAGTTAAATCTTTAACTCCGTCTATAAATGATATATTATCATTTTCTAGAGATTCAGTCATAGTCATAGGTCCATTATCTTTACTATTCTAGCTACCATATTTATAATTCTCTCTTAATTGGAAAGTGCATGTATATGTATGCTTATGCCCACAAATAACAAGAGAAATATGTCTAAATTCCATTAATCTACTAAACCAATAAATACCTTTAGCATTATCCTGTGGACAAAGTTGATTTAAATGGCTTCCAACTAATGCTCCATTTTTACTAATACTTCTTGATGTTCCCTACTGTGCTGTAACAAGGGAATCATTAGTAATTACAGTAAATGGACTTTCGTGACAAAAAGCTAATACTTTCTTTGTAGTATCAGTCATTTTAAATAATTTATTATATAAAGGAGTAAACTTCTCTGATGTATAATAAATTTGAGTTTCTGTCGAACTCATAGGTATAGACCATCCTGTATAGATATTAACAGTCTATCCTGTAGATGTATTTAATTTAAACCAATTTCTACAGTTTTCATAAGTAAGCTCACTGTTTACCATTAAGAATCTATAATCTGTAGAATCGAAATAATAAAGAGAAGGTACGTAAATATCATTAACTATAGGAAGATTATCTAAATCTATTTCATAGCAATTAAATATATGGAAATAATATGAATTAGATTTACCTATATCATCACCTGTACCTAGATCAGTAGGAATAGTAGAACATAGATCATTATTTCCAACTATGTTCATTTGTTCTAAATGATTAAATAAGCAATAGCCTCCTTGATAATAGTCTAACCATTCATTAATACGAGTTCCATTCTAAGTCATGTCACCTGTATCTATAAGAATAGGAATTATATTATTATCGTAACAATCTTTATTAATTCTTTCGTTTAATTTCTTAGCAGCAGCTGCCCATACTTGATATTCAATCCAATTAAATCCCTACTAGTCTGTTATTTGATAAACTCTTGGTTTGTAAGAAGTAGGATATAATGTGAAGGTCATTTCTTCTGAGCAATGTTCAAAATCTGGAGTTCCATCCTTTTTAGATCTACCTACTACATAAGTATAAGTTTTCTTATCAGTTAAAGGATTTTCGACTATATCAATAATACATTTATGTGATGTACATAGTGTTTTATTTGCAGGGAAACGAATCATAAATCTGTCATAAACAGCTTTTTGTACAGAAGCTTCAAATACTTTCTTCTTAGGATAATCTGTTGAAGTTTCTCCCTAATTACTTGCTTTATATGATTCAAATCGTTTCCAACCATTATCTTGTTTAATAAAAACATATTCATCAAATAATCCTACAGATACCCAATTAAATGTTCTAGTAGTATAAATATTTTTACCAAAACTTACCTGTACTATATTTGGTTTATTTTCATTAAGTTGTGATTTATCAGAACAAATATTTTTTCCTAGATAAGAAGCTTTAGGTGTAAAATTCTTAATAGGATACTTAGCATCAGAGAAAGGAAATTCAATAAACTCTTTATCTAAATTCAATACCTAATAATCATTTACATTACTCCATCTATTTCTAGAACTATCATATTTATTTAAAGATTGATATCCTTGCTATGCAGGTTCAAGTTCAAATACATTCTTACTTATAGAATTGCTTGCTGCAGGTAATGCATTCTTTCCTGCCCAATAACCATTACCACTTGAATCTACATAAGCTTTACCATAATAAATAGCATCTATAAAAGACTTATCGTATACGTAAGGAGCAGATTCTTTTTTAATGCCGAGAGTTGTTACGTAATTAGTACTATCTTCAATAAGATAATCTGTATACTTTAATTCTGGATTACCGTAAGTTAAAGCTATTCCTACTCCGTTTTTGGGATTAAAACTAATAAGTTCTCCATCAATATACCATTCTTTATCATAAGAATCTACATTAATAAAAGTATTCTTATCTTTAGCGTTTCCCCATTTCTTTCCTCTAATTAGATAAGTACCTCCTGCAGGTATTTTACCATCAAGAGCTAAATGATACACTTCTATACCTTTAGATCCAGTTCTTGCTATATGTAAATAACATCCTTCTAAAGGAATGTCTACATCAGCAGAATTAGTTAATTCTATAAAAGTATGAGTACATCCATATAAAGTATCTTCTGGCATTGGATTGTAAATTGATCCAATTTGTACTCTATCACTGTAAAGTCCTGTATTTACTACATTGGTAAATTGTGTAATATCTTTGTTTGTATTATGCTATTGCATACGAAGAGATCCTATAAAACCTCTTATATCTTTATCTAAAAAAGTAAAATTCTTACTTTGTTTTTCTAATGAATCATTAATAATTTCTCTGGATTCTAAAGTGCCTTCAGCATTAATAGTAAGTTTAAATTTTTTACCAGTATCATTATTAATAAATATTATATCTTCAAGATTAGATAATTCTAAGTTACCATTTTGTTTATTAACTATTCCCATGTCTTGAAGTTTCTTAATTAATTGTTCTTCTGTCATACCATTATCTTCAGGAGTAATTACAGTACTAGATCCTCCTATAATTTGAAGTTTATAATTATTTTTTATATATAGTTTCTTAGTTTTTTCAACAAAGATCAGTTCATTCTCTGGAAGCTACTAAGCTATTTCTACTAAATGTTCATAAGTGTCAATAGATCTAATAGTTATGTGTGCTACTTTGTATTTATAAGAATCGTCATTTGGTTTATTAGGAATAACCTAGTTTGAAAAATTCTAATATTTAGAATATACAGCACATTTAGTAATATCGACATCGTTAAATTCTATAGAATCTAAATCCCAAGTTTCTTCTATTTCGTATTTAGAATTTACTAAACTATTTCCTTTTAAATAACCTTTATTTATATTTTCATTAGTAGTTAAATTATCTGCCGTAATATAAATATAGTTAGATCCATTAGTTTCATTCTCAATAGTAATTTTTCTACTAATACATATCATAATATCCTAAGCATATTCCTTATTTATAATTGTACCTAAGTCTATTATTTTTGTATTGTTTTCCTATTTAAGATTAATTTTAATATTACTATTAGAAGAAGAAATATATATAAATATCTGGTTATCTTTTATAGAATTAAATAACTCATTTTTCCATTTAGTAGAACCTGTTATTTTTAATTTACGAACTACACTTGTATCTATTTCTCCCTATAGCCCATGATCTTCATTTATGTTTAATGATACTATTCCAGATAAATTAGACTCATCTACAGCCCATAATGGTTCATCCTACTCATTCTGTATATCAGATACTACAGAAGACATAGCTGTTTCTGAACCTGTATATGAATATAATCCATACTTAAAACTATTTTTTATCTTAGTTACTTCTGCCTATAATGCTCGTAAAGAACTCATTAAAATATCTACATAATTAGAATTTTTAGTTAGTTGATAAGTAGTGCCCTAAGATTCTCTATGTAAATCAGCATCTTCTGGTATAGATATATACTTATCAGGAAGTTGATTTCCTTTAGCATCTATAGTAGTCTATGTGTAAATAGGAATTGAATCATTGTAGCCAAATTCCTTCCATTTATTTCCGTTATAGATATATAATGTAGAATTACCTTCTACTAGTAGTACTAGTCCTTCTTTTTTATATTGAGGATTTTCTAGATAACTTATGTCAGGTACTGTATAGAAACCTCCAGCATTTTGAGTTAAAGATAATTGAAAAATAACCCAAGCATTATTAAGCCATTGAAACCAATGATTACTTCCATCTATAACATATACTAACATACCTTCTTTTTTACGGGCATCTGGTATGTTATTTAATTCTGTTAAATCTTGAACGCTATATAAACCTCCTTTTAAATCATTACTATCTACTATAGGAAAATCAAGACCATTTTTCTATTTTATTTGACTAATTACTTCTACTGCCATTGTATTGTTGTTTTTCCTAATCCTGCATAATCACTTCTGTATACATAATATTTAATAGTATTATTTAGTTTGGTAGTTATGGTAAAAGGATCAAGTGTTTCAAAACCACCTTCAAAACCATTAACAAACTATGTTATTTTAAAAGGAGTTATTAAATATATAAACTAATTAGTTTCAGCTGTAATAGTTATTGTTCCAGAAGTTGAGGCTGTTAATATTTTCTAATCTTTAGTATAATCTGGATTAATTCCAAAGTATAGCGGAATTACAGGCTATATAGTAATACTGCGCGTTACTATTTCATCAGAAGATTGCGCTTCTAGTCTAACTGATACATTTCCTATAAATTTACCTGTTATATTTTTAATTCCAGATTTTACATTATCTATATTTACTTTTTCATTATTTATATATAAAGTAAGCTTTGTAGGCTATTTTGATATATTCCAAGATAAATTAAACCCATTAAGATAGTCTCCAGAATCGTATACATTAACATCTGAAGTAAATGAATTTATAGTTAAAGGCTTTCTTAGTATTTTATCTAATGCCTATTTAACTGTATGTATATCTTCATAATCAGATATAGTGTAAGGAATATTATCAGCTTTAATATCTAGATTATCACGTGCTTCTTTCTTATCTTCTTTTGATACAAACTCACCTAGCTTATTCTTTCTAAGTAAGTATTTGTCATTTAGTGTAATCTCAGAAGCACATTGTTTACCGTTCTATATAGGTTTTTTCTAAGGTATAGAATCTAAATCAATAAGTACACCCATGATTTAATATATATGCTGTATAATAAGGATTTTGTAATTCTTCGTAATCATTAATGTAACTTATTTCGTTGAGAATATAATCATATTCGCACATATGTCCTTTCTATAACTATTTTACTAAACATTCAAAATCCTATATAGTTTTCTTTTTAAGCTCCACAACCACAGCCTGATACAGTATTATTTGTTAAAGAGTAATTAACCATATTAGATTTACAAAAACCGTTACAAGACATAGTTTCTTCTAAGAGTCTTTGAGCTTCATCTAACTATCCTAATTCTATATAATATTTAATTACATTAATAGTCATCCAAACAAAATCTCTTTTAAAAAGAAGATCTTTATCTTTAGTAATACACTTAGAAATCTACTAATCTAAAACTCTTTTACAGTAATTAATATAACATCTAAATAAAAAACATATAGAAAATGTAGATCTTTTACATCTAAGTATATTAGTCTATGTAGTATTTATTTGTGATAGTAATTCAAAATCTACTATTTCAGAAGTTAAACCTCCATTAAGAGATTTGTGTATACCATTATCATAATAATATAAATACGGATACTTAGCTAATAATTCTTCATTAGTAAATCTATCTAACCATTCTTTTGTTGGAAGTATTATATGTATAGCTGTAAACTTACCATCATTAGATAGCTAAAATTCAGAAATATCTTTACCTGTAAAAGTATTGCCATCTACAGTAAATTGTTTATCGCAGTGATCTTTATGTATTAAAATTTCTTTATCTATAATTTTCTATTCTTTTAAAGAATTATTTAGTAATATATTTAAACTTACAGAATCTTCAAAAGAGTAAGAATCAATAGTAGACTAGGCAGGATATTCTGTCTAATCTACTACTTGTATTTTACAACCATTTAATGTTGCTAATATGAAATGTGTTTCCATTAGATCTTCTTAGCTAATATTTCACCTGCATGTATATTATCACTTGTAACACCAGTTACATATGGATCTAAGTTATCAAGATCTTCTTTTGTTTTAGCAGTCCATACTTCAAGTGCGCAGTTCCTTGAAACAAATAAATTTACAATGTTAGCATCTGCAGTTTTAAGATTATCAATATTTACATCTACAAATAAATAAGCTTTAGATGCATCTGTGTCATTATTAAATTCTTCTATCTTGCTAATTAATGTAGTAAGATTTGTGTCTGTGATTTTAAGATTACCAAAATACACAATACCATATCTATAGCTCTAATCTTTCTGAGCCATAAGTCTTAATGTATATGGTGTTGAAGAAATAAATGTAGCATTACCTCTTAAACCATATCTATTTACAATATCAAGAAGTTTTATAGCATATGGTTTACCATTATATTTTGCATTAGTAGTATCAATTGTATTAGCCTACCACATATTACCTTGTTTTATTTCAATATATGGATGCAGACCACACTCTTTACATAATTTACAGAAATCTTCAAGAGTATCAACCTTTTCTCCATTTGGACCATGAAATGCAAGTATGTCAGCTAATGTATGATCTCCGTACTTATATGAAGTGTCTGTAAGTGTTGTTGTACCATTAGTATAACCAACTGGGACATTGTCATCATGACTTACAATAAACTTACCATCCTTTGTCATATATGTATCAGTTTCTACATATCTCCACCCTTCTTTTGCAGCAGCTCTAAATGCAGCTAATGAGTTAGCTCTCTCAGTCTTATGTAAACCTTGATGAGCTATACCGCGCATAATCTTATCATCATTAGTATGATCTTTCTTAATATCAGTTTGTGCTGTAGGTTTAAATTCTGGATTAGATGTTTTTAACATTACTTTACCAAAAGTACTAATTGTATTAGTTTGGATTCCTGGATTATTAGCAGTTGGAGTATCAAGTAAAATAACATATTTACCAGCCTTCGTTACCGTGTACGTAGTAGATGCCTAAGCCCAATTAGCTGCACCGAAAGATCCATCAGCAGCTTGCCATCCTATATACATTCTAATAGAAGTAGGTATAGTTATTACATCGTTCTATTTTAAATCAAGTACAACATAAACTCTTTTCATTCCTTGATTAATAGTCCACATAGATGTCCCAGAAATGTTAACATTACCATTAATAAATTCTGATGTTATATCTATATCCCAAGGTCCATTACTTCCAGCCTATACAATCTATTTAACCGAATTAATATCCTGTTTAATATTTGCAATTTCGGTGTTAATTCCACTTAAATCTGGAGCAGCACTACTTCCGCCTACATTTAACTTTGAAGCGTCTATGCCTTTTAAAGTATTATTATCTGTTACAAGAACAGTTACTCCTGGCTGTAATGTTTCTACTTTTTCTAAATTACTATTTACTTTAAGATTTATCATATTAAAATTTTAATTGTGCAGGATAATCAGCAGTAATATCAAAGTTATATATTTCATTAACACTTGTAGCATTTTTTACAAATTCTAAATGTTGCTATGTTACATTCCAACACTCTGAATAATAAACTTCTAAAGCTGCCAACATTAATATTAATTTATCATAATCTTTTAAATTAAAATCTATTTTATAACCACAAAAATATTTAGTCATAGTTTGTTTACCTAATAACTTATATGCATCTAAAGATAGTTTAAAACGTGCTCTATCTTCATACAGCATTTTAAGTTTTAAACCATTGAATGTAAAGTAATTTATATAACCTTGATCACTAAATATATCTATCTAATAGATTAAATTATCTTTAATTCCTTGTAACTCTTCCTATTCTTCTTTTGTCATAATATCTATATAAAATTATAATAATCAAGTTTATCTTTATAAAAACTTTTAATCATCTTTATAGGTATTTTAGTATATTTTTTATATTCTTTACCTGCATTATCTTTAAATATATAATTTAAATCGCATTGATTTTTATAAGCTTCTATTTCCATTGGATGAAATTTATAAGGAGCTTTAATATTATATATTATCCAGTATATATGTTTCAAGTAAAATAGTATATATTTTATATAAAACAAAATCCAATTACCATCAGCTTGCTTTTCGTGTATACGTTCATGATTATACACATAACTATAAGGCTGAGTTAACAATAAATAATGTTTTAGGTCTCTAACATATATTGTTCCAAATAAAAGTATAGCATATCCAGGAGGACATAACCATTTATTTATTTTAATATTCATTATAGTAGTATTATAAATATACTAATAAAACAAATTATTTCTGCCCAAAATGTTTTACTATCATCTTTTATAAAAATAGCATATAATATATAAGGAATCCATAGTAATAATATCCAAGGATTTACTAAAGTTACTAATATCTAACTAACTATTCCTGATAAATAACCTCCAGCAAAATGTATTATTTTTCCATACTATTTATACCATGGAGATATTCCTACACACAAAAGTCCTAAAGTAAACAACAAACTTAAAGGAATATTTATTAAAGATAAAGGATATAATAATATAATTCCCACTGACCAAAAAGTATATAAGAATAACTTTCTATCCTACATTAAGTAAGCTGTCTAAGATAAACTTTGAGGTATTCTATGATCTAATTTTATAAAATATATTATATATAAAATTAAATAAATTAATAAAATATAAATCATCATTCTTTTATTTCATCATTATAAGGATTAGCATCACTAAGCTGCATAATCTCGACATCAGTTTTACGCTTATCATTAGCTACCACAGCTTCTTTATAAGTTCTGTCTGTTTCAGCCTTGTACATATCAATTTGCGAAGACTATTGTAGTTTAGCTTGTTCTAATTTCATTTTCTGCTGATTAAGCTGCTGTACTTGTTGTTGTGATTTTTCTAATTCCTACTGCATTTGCTGTATCTACTACTGAGCCTATTGAAGTTGCTATCCTAACTACTGAAGTTGATTATTTTCCTTCTTTTGTTTTTGTATAGCTTTATGCATTTTAATTTTAATATCAGTAGTACTTTTAGTAGTAGCTAAATCAATTATAGCCTCAGCATCTAGCTAACCAGCTTTAATAAGTTCAGGAACAAGAGCTTTTAACTACTCTGTATCTCGAGTCATATCAGAACTACTAGTAATATGAACATCATAATCCGACATAGTAAAATGTTCTGGCAAAGCTGTAAATATTCTAACCTATTTATCTCCTAGAATAAGAGTTCCAGTAATACCATTCTTAAATACTATTTTAGCTTCATTAAGAGCGTCTAATAATATTTCCTCAGTAACAGTATCCATCTATTGATACCAATGTTTACTAATTATAAATGAATTGTTTACAGAAGTTTGTACATTAGTAACAGCATCTCTTTGCTATATGCCATTTAATCTTTCTTTAAATACTCCTGTAATGGATGAACATGTTTGTTCCACACTATCCATTGCTAACTAAATAGCTTGTATAGCTTGAACTTTAACTGTATCATCATATCCATTATATATAGTATTTGGAGCAGTCTATCCATTACCAAGTCTTCCTTCCTAAGAACTATCAATTAAAAATACTCCTTGTTTTTTCCAAGCTAAAGCTTTCTATATTTTATCAGTTAGATTTGCTCCTAAAAATTTAGGAAGCATAGAAACATCAATAATGTCACCAACGGTTCCAGAACTAGCTATAAGATTATCGCGATAAAAATTAAGTAAGTCATATTTATCCTATAAATTTACACAAGCTAACACTAAAGAGTAAGGCTAATTACTTCTATTAGCATTATATATTCCATTAATACTTAGACTACAGTAATTTGGATTATCTACACTTCTTACTACAGAATCGTCTTTACCTATAAGAATATGTATATTCTATCCAATTCTAATAGTTTTATATCTTTGCATTACATAATGCTTATCTGTCTCTAACCATTCTACTTCATATACAGGAATTAAATCTCTATATCTATATTGCTCATCAGGAGTTCCAACTATAGCTATCTCTTCCCCTGCTCTAATTCCCATAGTGCTTCCTCCTGTTGTTCTAACATAGTAAGAACCACTATCCCAAGAAAGATCATTCCAAGTGTCTTCTATATCTTTGATATCTTTCTTAGATAATTCATTACCATATTCATTAAGAATCTAACTTTTTGTAAGCCATCTTCTTACTACACAGCGATATGAATCTTTCAAGTAATTTGATTCTGGATTAATATCAAAGAAAGTATTTCTAGGATCAAGAATGTCTATTTTTACATTATTTTTTCCAACTGAAGGCTTAGTACGATAACACATATATCCAGCTATAAGTAAGTCTAGTAATAAACGTTTTTGCTTATTCTTAAAATCTGTTTCTCTAGACTACATTATATACTATATTACATTCTAAGCAGCTATCTCATATTCAGAAGTAAAATCATAATTAAGATCTTCTATAAGATTTTCAATATCTTGCTAAATAAGAATATCCTAAATATCTTTTTTATTTTGTATCTATTCTAGTAATTTATTTTTAAGTCTTTTCTATAAAAAAGAAACAACTTCTGTAGCTATTTTTATCTATTTTTCTCTAGTTATTTTACTTATAGTATCTGTATCTTTACACGTTACTTTCGGTAAAGTAGGCATACCTAAATACTCACCAACTAAAGCATCTATATGTTTTCTAATTAATGGAGTAAATTCTACAGATGTTGGGTTGCCTATACCATAGTTTTCTTCTAGATACCTAAACTATTCTGCATCTCGTACACCGTTATAGTAATTATAAGCTTTTTGTAACTCTGTTTTCTCTTGTACTAATTCAGCAATAGTTTTATTACTTTTCTCAATTAAATCTTCATCACTCATGGCATTTTATGCATCTTCTATCTTTAGGACAATTATAAGGATATTCCTTATATCCTAAAAAGTATTTAACAAAATCAAATCTTCTTGAACGAATTTCTTTTTCCATATATTTTAGAAATTTATCATCTGGTAATTCAGCTGCTATATAAATAGGCTTTTCATTACAATTTAACCCAAAACGGACAATAACTCCTAATGGAATGATTCTATATACTTCTAAAGTACCTATATACTTAGCACAATATATTTTCTAAATAAGTGCTAATATTTCATTTCTTAGTTTACCATCTGTTTCTCGGGTCACTTGTTCTGGCTCTATAATCATTTCTTACTTTTATATTAGCATAAGTATTTATCTATTTAGGAATAACACCGAAATGTTTATACCCACGTTCGTCTGTGTACCATCCCATATCCTGCCACTCATCATTAGTTTCTTCTATTTCTCTTGGCACGACTCCAGACAATTCTTCGTCAGCAAGTTCGGTCATACCCATTGCAGCTATACAGTCAAACTTAGTTTTATTAGCGTCGTTATAAGCAATTAACTAATCTAACATTTCAGTAAACCATATAGTATGAGAATAATCTTCTACAAAGTCTGCAATTAAATCAGTTTGATGAGATATTATAGTATTAGTTGCAGGAGATCCTACCTATCTTACTCTAGGAATTTTATTTGGATCTGGATAAGTGGCACGAGGTCTATTTATAAAATATTTATAAAATCCTCTATCTCTAGCCCATGTAAGCATGGATACACGAGTTGCTTCTATATTAGCTTGACAATTATAATACATTAACATTTGCATAGCTGTTTTGTAAGCAACTCTAACATCATCAGGTCTTGCTAAATAGTAAGCTACATACATTGGTTCTTGATTTCCAAAAGCTCTTTTCTTTATAGTAATACAGAATTTAGAAGGAGATTTAGTAGCCTCAGATGTTTGATCTTGTCCTATATCAATAGAGTCAATTCCAGCTACGTATAAATTCTTCATTTCTTTATAAGATATTTTATTACCTTCTTCATCTTCTGACTGTAATAACCATAAAGGTTGCTATATTATATGAACTTCTCCTGTATTAGTAGGAATAAACTAGACATCTGTAACATTGTCACACATATCCTATTTTCTTCCATTATTTGTTTTAAATATAAATTTAAATTCTCCATGTTGTACTTTAGGACCTTGTTTATGCAAACGTATCTAAGCTAGCTAGTCTGCAAGTAAAACTTTATTAAATTTATTATCTCCTTCAAGAGCAAATGCTTCTTCAGCAGTAAAACAATACTCTGCACAATAAGTAACTAAAGCTTTAGGATCTTTATATCTGTCTCTATGTTTTTGATAATGTTCTCTAGCTTTTACATTATCTACAACCCCTCTAGAATCTACCATATCAGGTAAATCTAAAGCAGAGTATGATGGAATAAAAAATCCAGTAAATACCTAACTTCCATCATCTGTACAGTTATGCCTATAAGGTAATACTAGATAAGATTCTGGATCATAATAAATAGTTTTTAATCCATCTAAAGCAGCGCCAGAGTCACCTCCAGTACCACCAGCTATTAATATACCCATTTTATTACCTCCAACATCTACTAAGGCTTCTCCTTGAATAAAAGATTTTAATAAAGTTGGATTAGATCCAGCTTCTTCAAACATAACTATTTCAGCACGATCACCTCTTACTTTAGAAGGTTTATCAGCAACAATACCTTCAATTTGAGATTTCCACCCATCTTCTACTTTTTGTCCATTTATTATTTTATAAAAAGAAGCTCTTTTAATATCTGCCTTATCAACAACTTGTCTTAATTTAAAAAACCCTCCATCTGTTTTATCGTTTAGAAAAGTTAAAGCTCCCCATACTTTCTCTAGAGTCTTTTCTAATTTACCAGAATCAAAAGCAGTAATCATAGTAATACTATCTCTATAACAAGAATATTCATTAGCACATACTGATGCTAATATCTCAGAAAAACCTACAGCACGACTTTTCATCATACATATATTTCTTCTTAATAATTTACATAATTCTAAGTAATGAAAAAACTCATACTAACATATCATAAAACGTGGGAATATATTTTTACGTGCTGTACCAGCTTTTTCTACTCTAGAATTTTTAAGTTGGTAATAATTTAAAAAGAAATAATTACATCCTGTAATAGTATAACCATTAACAGTCATTCCATTACGACATCTTTTGTATTCTTGATTCCAGAAATCTCTGTATAATTTAGATCCAAATTGATATTGACAATAATGTCCTGTCTTTTCAAAATTATCTCTTGCTTCCGTAAACCACGAGGGGTCAAAATCAAGACCATGTGTTTTATCTATTGGTTTATATCCACATATTTCGTAGGACTATGTTCTATCAAAAAAAGATATAGTCTAACTAATTGGGTAATCCCATTCAAAATTAGTTCTGACTATATCTTTCTCTATATCCTAAATAAATTCTTTTTCTTCCTTAACTTTGGCTTGTTGTGTAGCATCTATAATAGACTAAACCTCATCAGGAAGTTTAATTTTCTTAGGTCGACCTCTTTTGCGTTTTTTAATTTCTTCCATTACATATCTGTTGGTAAGAATCCATCAGTAGCACCTGCTCTAATTGCTGAGGCTTCTTGCTGCTCTTTCTGGACTTGTTGTTCTAATATTTTTAATTCATCATTTACTTTAGATATCTAAGACATTTCTTTCATAATATCAGAAACTTTATAAATAGGTTTACCTGTCTACTCATCAACATCCATAGGATTAACAGTTTCAAAATAAATAATAAATTTATCAACAGCCATCTATGCAGCTTTAAGCATGCGTATAGTGCGATTAGATTCTTGTATTTCTTTATATTTTCTACAAGCAGCTCTAAAAGTAGGATCATTCCATTCTTCTTCTGAAAGTCCTGCATCTTGTAAAGCTTCTTGATGTCTATCTTGCTCTGTATAATCTTTATAAAAAGATTCCCAGTCTATAGCTAAGTATATATATGTAAATTCGCGGTAAGCTTTTAAATGTTTCTTACCTGTTTTATCTTCAGTGCAAACATTTCTCTTATCATCCATTAAAGCAGCAAATTCTCTAATTAAAAGAATTTGCCCTTTTTCTAATTCTACCTAACCACTAGCATTATTGTACTGAAAAATATGTAGCATTATAATTACTTATTTAATTTTAAAATACTTCTAAGTTTTACTAAATCAATATTACCACCATTAAGACACTTCTTCATCTTGCCTCCCTTTTTCTCTTCTTGCACTTCAAACTGTGCTTTAGTCTTAGAAGATTGACTATTAAATTTCTTAATTAAGCCTTGAAGTTCTTGTTCTTCTGCTGGAGTAAGTTTTCCTTTAGCTTTCTTTGAAGTAAGTTGATACTGACGTGCATTATCCTATTTAGTATAAGTAGGAACTACTTTTACATTAGAATTACCTGTACGCATATTTGAAACTGTAGAAGAAATAGCTTTTTTCTTAGTTTTATCTGATGGCATTTCCATACCCTCTTCTGCAGCTCTCATTCCGCGGCATGCTGAGCATATACGACCTCCTGCTTTGAAATAATACTTATAAGTACCTTCAGGACATTCACCTTTAATCTGTTTAATGTAATTTAATTTAGCTCCAAGCTTAGCCATTTGTGTTTGTTTATTAGCTTCCTGCTGGAGATACTGTTGAAACTACTTCCAAGATTCTTCATTTGGCTGTAAATTATTAGCTTTACAAAATTCTGCAAATGCTTTTTTGATTTCTTCGTTTTGATCAATTTGACCACCTTCCTAGTATTTCATATTATCGTTATTATAATCAAGTCTAATTCTACGTCTATCTCTTGCTCCAATGTGTCCTTTAATTCCTGTAGCTGCAAGATATTTTTCCCAATCTTCATCCTTACTAATATCTAAACCTCTATTCTTTAATTTAATAGCTAAATCGTTAATAAATAAATCTTTACCAGGATTCATTAAAGAGTTTCTAAATTGATCTATATTTTGGATACCATTATATCCTCTATTCATTAAAGATCCAGATTGACTATTTAATCCCTATCTTACAATAGCTCTATTTACTTGAGCAAGTCCAGGTTTTACATCTTTATCTACTTCTGGAGTAGAAGCATAAACATTAGGAGTTGTATTAAAAGAATGGTTTTCAAATTGTTGAGGAGTTGTTTTATCTCCATATCTAAATGTCTTAGCCATATTTAAAGCATTAGCTGTTTCATTTCCCCATAAACCATCTTCTTTGATGTAACCCACTTCATTTCCATACATGGCATTATACCATTTTTGGAAAGCAAGAGCATTGTCAAAACCATGAGACTATACACCATTATTATCCCATGTAATATTATTTAAATCTGGATTAGCATTAGCAAAAGCTTGAGCATAACCTAAACCATTATATTTCCCTCTTTTGACTACCGCATTATCCTGTTTATATCTATACTAATCCCATTTTTGTGTTGGTTTCTGTATCATAGTTTAATTAAATCCTTAGTATTAAAAATTGCTTCCTATAATTTATTATCTATTGAGAACCATCTACACTTAATTCCTCTAAGTACTGGTTCTTTATCAGCATTTAAATGCTTGAATATTGTTGTTTCCTTCTTTATTACCAGCATAGTAGGCTTATTAGGAATATCCTACTTAAGCGTTACTATATCTCCTGGCATAAAGTATACTTTATCATTTATCATTGTTATTAAATCTTTCTGTTAGTCCAGAGTTAAAAATAGCTATAAGACTATGTTCATTGACAAGAACAAAACCTTTACGATAAAAAGGAATTACAGTTTCAGATGGTTTACGCCACATTACTATATCTCCTACTTTGGTATAAGTACATTTAGTTCCTACTTCCATAACTTTTCCTACTTTAATAAATGGATCTTCTTCGTGCATAGCACCATCTTCTCTGCTTTTATAAATAGGTGCTTTACCTCCAAGATCAACAATTAAACCATCTACTTTTCTAATTTGTTGAAAAGGATTAACTACAAAAGGAGAAATAACTATACCTTCGTAAAGAGGTTTCATTTCCAAAGTATCAAGATTAATATCCTTACTATAATCTGTTAATTGTTTATTATAATTGTCTAAATTAGATAAATATTCATTTACATCTTCTTTATGCTCATTTTCTTTTTCTACAACAAGATCATCTATTGTTTGATCTTTATTTATTATAAAGCTTTTAGATTCTTCAGAGCTTACTTTACTTGCTACTTTTTCTTTATTAGACGGAGTAGTATTAACGTCTCTTCCATTAATTGTTCTTATCATATTACCATTGATCATTAGGGCATACAGCATCTGGTAGAGTAGTCTTCGCCAAAAGTCTGCAGCCACATCCTTTAAAATAACCATCTTTCTTTTCTAAACTAACATCTTTTGTTTTAGGATTCATATATAATTTAGGATTACATATTCCTCCAAGTTCATCCATAAATAATGGGCACTTCTTGCATATACTTAATCTTATTTTTGAAATATCTTTATTAAGACCAAGCAATTCATTTACATGTCCTTTTATAATATTGCCAACTTCCATATTTGTTTAACTGCGCATTATCCTATTTTTCTGATGATAATCTTAATATTCTATTGGTTTAAGTTTGGCTAATTTTTCTTGTTTGAAAATAGACTTTTTATAAAACTTCAACATTGATTCTACCTCTTTCTTTAAGTAAGGTAAATGATAAACTGTTTGATTATCATTATGATCAAAATGTACTAATATTAAATCTTTAATAGTATATTCTGGATTTATTTTTTGTAACATCCATGCATAAGTAGATAGCTGTAAAGCATAATGCCAATAATTGCAATCTTCTAAAGTGTTCAATGGATACTTCATTTTAACAGAACTACGAGTTTTAGTATCAAATCCACTATGTTGTTTAATTTCTTTATTAGTTTTCCAATCCATGATTATTATTTCATTACCTTGTTTAACTAATAAATCAATCTGTCCTGCAATTCTTAGCATGTTATCAGGAGAAGTACGTGAAATTAAATATTCAGGATATACTCCATTTTCTAAATCTAACGCAGTTCTTCCTTTATCACATATAAATTTACCTCCTACACCGAATTTCTTCAGTGATACGTTAGCTCCCATCTTATACATACTTTGTTCTAAATCTGAATGTATTTTAGTTCCTCTTTCACAAGATTCTCTATTAGTTTTATCCCATTCATCTAATATACCCTGCTGAGCTTTATTAAACTCTAATTCAGTAATATTATAAGTATTTAAAAGCTCTTTAGGTATCTTATGTGTATTTAATAAAGATTTACGTTCTATTTTCCAAGCATCAGAAGGAATTAACTTCTCCAATGCTTTATATCTAGACCAAAAATCTTTATCAAATGGTTGAGCAAATTTTTCTATTAAAGTTGTTACTGAAATAAATCTATCATTTGTGTTTGTATCCCAGTATATATGATCATTATCATTAAATGCAACGTTTCCGTTCTGTTTGTCTATTTGCATATTATTCATTTACATATTTTTTTATATTATTGTAATCTAATATAGCTGCTAACTTAGAAATTTCTGGACCTATGACTACTGGATAGTAAGGCATTCTATATTCCTTCTTATTTTTATAAAGAATTATTATTAATCCTATAGGACTACTGCTTCCCATTATAGGATAAAAAGCTGCAGCTTTAGCATTACTTGCTAAAATTTTATTATAAATCTTAGGCATAGAATATTTAATAGAATCTACATTATTAACTCTTAATAAAGAATAATTATTTATTTTCTATAACTCGTCTACATAATAAATATATTCAAGTTCATGCCATTCTCTTTTTGTTTCCTACGTATCTATACCTCTAGTCTTCTCAGTAAGACAATTTAAATACTAATAACTAAAACCTTGTAAACTTCTTGTTGAGTTATGGTAATTTAAAAGTATTACATTTGTAGCGTCAGGGTCCTTATCAAGGATAGCCTAAACACTCCTATCTATTTCTGGAGCCATTTTAAGAGTATACTTTTCAGCTTCCCACTTATCATTCTCCATAGATTCAGCCCATTGGTTAATGCTGTTTTTGTTTTCAGAAATTATATAATTTCCGAGACACCATCCTAATAATCCAATTATAATTATGGTTTTTGTCTGTGTGCCCAAACTATCTAAAAATTCCCAAATCTTTTTTATTAATTTTAATTTCATAAAATTTTTAATTAATACTTTTTACCGTGTTTCCACTTTCTTTTAAATCTTTACGCAAATCTTAATTCTAAATATAATAAATAAACTTACTAAATTTTGAACTAAACAAATTTAATAATATTTTTACAGTAATCAAATTTATTAATATAAATTATATCAATTTGTACAGGTAACTTTACAGTATGTCCGTAAACAGTAATATTTACAATAACAGAAATCCTAATATTAAATATAATATTTAGAATTTATTTGTTAATGCTAAAATTGCTTCCTTATTAAAGAAAGGAGGTAGTGTACATAGAACAGATATATTTCCAGGAGTTATAGACACTAATGCTAATTTAGATAATATGAGTCCGAGAAAAAAGAAAAAGAAGATTAAAAAACATCAAGATGGAGGAGAGATAGAAGTAGTTGAGTATAATCCTGTAGTATTATCTTTAAAAAAACTTGACTATCCAGAGTTAAATAGTATCAACACTAAGACTTTAGATGTGTCTAGTTTATCTTTTGATAAATTTATTCCACCTTCTATAAATAATACGCATGTATAGGAAGATTATTAGATAAATCCAAATATTAGCCTAGAAGATTTATTAAAGCAAGAAGGTGTAAATGCAAGAGTATCTTCTGGTTATAGAAAAGGAGCAATGTCAAAAAATGGACATAAAAGTAATCATAGTCATCTAAATTCTGATGGAACTCCAGGTGCTTATGATATAGTTCCTAATGATGGCAACTTTGAAAATCTTAGAAAAGAGATATATAGTAATCCACGTATAGTTTCTTGGCTTAAAGCTAAAGGATGGGGAATATTAGAAGAAACTACTCCAGATATTATGAGAAAAACAGGTGCAACAGGTAAACATTGGCATTTTGGTCCAGATACAGCTGCTATAGATATGTCTAAAAAGAATGGAATTAATTATGCTAAATTTGGAGGATTGCTATGATCGAAACTACAAATTATGATACTATACAAAATTAGTTTTCATATCCAGATTTACCTAGTATTAGTACAGATAATACTATTTTAGCTGATGCTATTACAGAAAATTATCTTAAAGCTGCCTAGAAAGAATATGCTTTAAAAGCTTAGGCAGATAAAGAAATGTGGGAAAAGGAATATAGAGAAACTCAAAAAGTTCAGAATAATGATTCTTAGTATTCTTTTGTAGATAATAATTTACCTTAGATTACTAGTAGTAATAAAAAAGGATTTAATTAGGTAAAAGAGACTTTAGATAATATGATATAGGATCCTATAAAAAAAGATATTTTATTAAGAATTGCAGAAAAAGAATCTAGTTTTAAAGTAAATGCTAAAAATCCTAAAAGTTCTGCAAGTGGTTTATTTGGATTTCTAGATTCAACTAAACAAAAGTATGGATATGGAAATACTGCTGAGGCTTAGATACAAGGTGCTTCTAATTTATATGATGCAAATATGGCTTAGTTATAGTAGTATGTTTCTAAATATGGAAATCGAGGTATGTCACAAGCTTAGTTAATATACGGAATGTGGTTTAGACCTGCTTCCTTACTTAACTTCTTAAAGAATGGTTACGATAATTATAGCGATCCTCAAGGAACTACTTTAAATAAAATATTTACAAAAATGGCAAAACATGGAGGTATATTAAAAGCTTAGGAAGGAAACATAATGCCAAAAGCTCCTAATACTTTTAAATAGTATGGAATTGACTCTACTAAGTTTGTTAATATGTGGAATGGCCTTATTAGTAAAGGAATATCACCACAAGTTGCTTTTGATACTACTTGGTAGGCTAATAAAGAAGTACCTAAAGGGTATTATTCTTTCGGTAAAAAGAAACCTGATCTTAATAGTTGGATAGAAGCAGCTTCTGATAGTTTAACTACAGGTGCTTATAAATAGGCAAGAAATGCTTAGAATTTTGATTAGTATAGATAGGCTACTTTTAAATATAATAAAAATCCAGAATATACTAATTGGCTAAAAACTAATAGATAGGATGCTGTTAATTTTATAAATAGATATAGACAACAAAATGGTATAACAGGGAAACCTATAGCTTAGTTAATTCCTGTAACATAGATGGTAGAAAATGTATGATAAAGAATTTTATAAAAAGTATGTTGCTAGCTACTCAAGGATCTATAAGTTCTAAAAGAGTTTGTGGAGTTCTTGGATGGTTAGTATGTTTAGGTATTTGCATTTATTGCACAGTGGGAGAAATACAAGCTCCTATATTAGCAGATAGCGTTCTTATTGGCAGTGCCGCATTAATGGGAGTTGATAGTGTCACGGGTATATGGAAAAATAAAAGAGATATAAATATTATAAAAGAAAATGAAACTAATGTAGAATAGAATAATAGTTTAATATAATGAATATATTTGAAATAAATTAGTTTTTATAGGAAATAAAAATAAGAGATAATAAATTAATTAATAAATTATATTATAAACATGGGTCAAATAAAATTTGATAAATCTAGATAGTATTATAATAGTAAATCAAATAAATCTTATGGTCAAGGTGTTTGGTTTAAAGATACTAATGGAGACGGTAAATATAATTAGGGAGAATCCATGATTCCTATAGGAAATAGAATTAAAAATTCTGATAATTCTTATGTATAGTTAAATTCTGATGGTAGTAGAACTTTATTGTATGCTAATGGTAAGTTTACAAATACTAACACCTCGGATGTTGATAAATAGGCCATGTCTAAAGGTCTAGTGTATGGAAGAGATGCTACTTTACAAAATAATAAGTATGTAAGAAGTAATAAAGGTAGAAGTCATTGGGATATAGATACACAAAGACAAGCAGATAAAAACGGAGCTTATGTAGATGTTAATAATAATGTAGCTTTTAATGATGGTAATAATAAATATATTGGATCTATTGGAAGTAATAATTTTATTGATGTATACAGAAATAAAATAAGTACAGATGGAGGCAATACTTGGTCTGGAAGTACAGTATCTAAAAAAGCTTCAGTTAATCCTTTTATAACAAGAAGATATGGAACACAGCCTTTAGGGTAGTATTTAAATCCAGATACTAATACTAAAACAAATTATGCTGAAGTCAATTTTGGAGATACTAATGGTTAGAATTAGTATTTAAAAAATAATTACTGGGTATATGATGATGGTAATGGCAATATCCAAACTATTGGATTTAGATATAAAGATGGTAAAGACTATGCTTTTTTAAATGAAGATAATAGTTTTTTAAATAATAATGCTTCTGGTACTTTGAAAGCTAAACAAAGTATAGGATCTTCTAAACTTAAATCTTATGGTGCTGGCTTTACTCCAGGAATGGAAAAATGGAGAGGTAAAGGTGGTTGGTATACAAATGTAGGATAGGAACTTCCAGATATTGTATATGGTGCCAGAGATGGTTATTTATATAATAAACAAGGTTAGCAAATAGGATTTAATGCAAATGGTACATATTATTTAAAAGATGGTATTCCTCATGAAAATTCTTAGGAACTAACTACAAAAAATTGGACTCTAGAAAAAGAACTTTCAGGACGATGGCATGATGTTAAAAACAATTTCACAGAAGGTTGGTCTGGATTTGGTAATGATTTACTTAATTTAGCTGGTAGGTTTTATAAGACTGGACAATCTTTTGGTTAGAGATTTACAGGAGTATTTGGTGATGCAGGTAGAGGTATACAGCATTTAGCTTAGGGTACATTAGGAACAATTATGTCTGCATAGATGCCTTAGCTTGGTAAAGAATATGTAGGAAAAGCAGGTTAGTTATTAGATCTTGGTAAAGATGTACGTGCTGTTACAAGTGCTTTTGGTGATGGCAAATGGGTTACTCCATGGGATGAAGAAAATCATGGTTTAGCAGATTACGGATACGATCCTGTTTCTAAATAGCAATATCAAGATATTAATGATGCAGTAAATGGTGCTGCAATAATATTAAGTGCTGGAGAGGTAGGTGCAGCTAAAGGTGCTGTAAGTGGTGCAGTAAAAGGAGCATTACGAGGTACTAGAACTTTACGTGCTGCTGAGGCTGTGGGTAAAGGATTAGGAAGTACAGCTAAAGATCTCAGTAGTATATATTCTAAAGGAGCTTATTATGCAGGAAGAGCAACAAAAGCAGGTTTACGTCCTAGTAATATTGCTCCTATGGCAGATGCTGTTAAACAAGGTTTTAGAAATGCACGTAATTATTATAGAGAATCTGCTCCTGTGGTGGCAAAGCCAACTCCAGTAATAGTAGAAACAAAACCTATAGTAACTGGTACAAAACAATATATACAACCTGCAGTTGGAAAACTTAATCCAAGTAAAGGGGCGGAAGTAGTATATAGAATGAAAGTTAATCCTACTTAGGTAGCTGAACCTAAATTTGTATTTAAAGAAAATTCTATAGTAAATACTTCTAAATAGTTACCTGTAAGAGTAGAACAGCCTGCAATTCAACAACCTATTGTTAAGACAGTAATACAAGAAGTTCGTTAGGCATAGCCTAAATAGTTAGCTTTATAGTTTGCCGAAAATAAACCTACATATATACAACCTACATTAAATTAGCTAAGCGCAGCTAAGAAGGCTGAAATAGTAAGTAGAGTAGTTCCTGTAGATTATGCAAATGTAGCACATAGCATAATGCAACCTAAGCCAACTATAAAATTGCCAGAATTTAGACCTTCTTCTGAGTTTAATCCTATTTCAGAATTTAAAGCTAGTAGAGTTAATAATACTTCTAATGTAGGTTATATTCCTACTAGAAATATTAAATATGTAGAAACACAACCTACTACTAATGGAAATATCTTACAGTGGAATCAAGCTAAAGAAATTAAAGCTGCTCCTAAACCTACAAAACCTAAAAGTAAAACTAAAATGTAGAAGAAAGTAAATAAGAAATATTTAGGTGGAGTTATTACTAAATTTGATACGTGGATAAATGCAAATAACTAATTTTATAAAATACATACAGAGTTGGGAAGGTGGTTATGTAAATGATCCTAGAGATAGGGGCGGCGCTACTAATAAAGGAATTACAATAGATACTTTCCGATCTGTATTCGGACAGAGTAAAACAATAGATGATTTAAAAAAGATGACAGATGAACAGTGGTGGATTGTATTTAAAACCAAATTCTGGGATAAATACAAAGCCGATAATATTAAAGATGAGTGGTTAAGATACTTATTAGTAGATTGGTTATGGGGTTCTGGTAAATGGGCTATCACTAAAGTATAGAAATTATTAGGATTAAATTCAGATGGAATTGTTGGAGATAAAACTATAGCAGCTATTAATAGTAAAGATCCTAAGAAATTATTTGATGCTGTTTGGCAAATGAGAGAGAAATTTCTTTATGATATTTCTAAAGGCAAGAATATTGTCTTTTTAAAAGGATGGCTTAGACGTCTTAACGGAATTAAATATGGTTATTTAGTAACTAATAATGGTACAATATTAAAATGAGTTTTATAACATACTTTAAAGAATCTAATAGGTATAAGCACTTTTGGTGTGCTGTACCTATTGGATTAATTTTTACTATACTTTGTGTGTTAGGATGTGCAGCTGGTATGGAATTTAAAGATAAACAATATAGTAATTATTGGGATTGGAAAGATTTTGGATTTACTGTATTAGGAGGATTAGTTGGGTAGATATTACAAATTATATTAATATTAATTTTATTGTAAATGAGTAAAGGCGAGCATCAATTAAGATGTTCGCCTTTCTTTTTAAATTTTAAAATTATGACTTTTTGAATATTTCTTTTATTTGTTTTTCTAGATCTTCTTTTACCTTCTTATTAATTCTATCCGCAATTTCTTGTTCCCAAGGTTCTAAAACAGTTTCTCCAAGAAGATTCTTTTTCATTTTCTATCTGGATCTATTGATAATTTGTTTAGTTCATCTTGATAATCTAAAAACCAAGATTCATCTAAACATTTATTATCTATACATAACTTTCTAAATGTATTTAAATTTTTAAGTATTGCCTTAGAA